CATAATATCCAGTTTACTAGTCATTGATAGATGTTGCTGCATATCAAAAACCCGTTGATCTAAAGTATCAACAATTCGATCATCTGGATAGATCATTGGCGGCGACGAATTCCTGATCCTAGGCAAAACCATTGGTCTATATGCCGCATCCGGGCTTCCGATACTTTTAATTTGATGTACAGTCAATGGTTTCTTTTCTGGCAATTCTGGTTCAAATAATATAGCCGGTGGACTAGTATCAATCGCGATTGCAATTTCTTCTTTGGCATATGAATCCATTAGCCTTTTATATGAGGCTGGCATATCTTCAAGTGTTCGTAGTGAAACATCTTCAACTACGACTTTCCATTTTGGAAATTTTTTAACTAGACGCGGTCGATGATTAGTCAATGAATGAATCATCTGGGAATTGGAGAATTTTCCCGATATAGTTAATTGTTTGTTTTCATAGTCATACCAAAATTCATCAGACACTACTAAACTATGGCCGTCAAAATGAACTTTACAAATACCAAAATCAAAATCCGTCTCAACAAATTCTGACGGGTTTGCTTCAATAAACATCAGATTGTAGAGTTCACCATTATATTTCAAATCATAAATCAAAGTGATAAATGATTGGAGCAATGAATGTTGTCCATTAGGCTCTTGGTGAATATACGTTGGATCAACTTTAGTATATTTTACAGAAGCTCCAGCTTTAATAGCTTTGAAATCTTGTTTGAGGATAATATAATCTCGATTCTCCGGAGGTTTATCACCTGCTACAACTTCAACTCCATATAACGCAGCAATCTTATTAATATCTGCACCTTCATCATCACGGATATAAATGTCGATATCTTTAACTAAGTTATCACAAATGATATCACGGAGAGCACCACCAGCAATAATAGCAGATGGATATAAAGTTTGCAATTCAGACAGAAACTTCTTCCATGGTGTTGGAATGATTGAATGATCCATATTTTCTTTTTTGTATTGGTATTACTAGAAATATTATTCTGATACTTCTTTTTTATAAATCAGGCTTGTTGAAGTGTACACTTCATTTTCTTTTGGAGGTCTAGTGATTTGTCCACTCCGGTTATATCGAATAATACCATCATATACATATTTAGTGCTAACACCATCCGCTGGATTTTTAATCATGATAAAAGCATGAATAGGTTTATCATCAAACACTCCTAGTAATTGTTCCGACTTGCTTTCGATCTTTAGCGCAACAATTTGATTGAGAATTTTTTGTTGGTCTGGAACCCTAATAGGAATCATGATTGGAAAACACAGTAATACTAAAATGATTGCAGTGAGAATCGCATAAACGAGCCCAGCATTAATGAAAATCAGTGCCAGTAAAGCACCAATAAATAAATCGAAAGCCATGTGATGTTCTTATAAAAGGAAATTTAAAATGGAAGAAGTTAAAGAAATAAAGCCAACTGAATGGGAAAATATGTCATTTGATCAATTGATGGCCCAGAAAACAATCATGTTGGATAGATATGAATTTTTAATTCGGCGAGGCTATGAACAACAATCTAAATTTTTGATAGAGGGAATCACTAAATTAGACTCCCTCCTATTTGGTACTTAATTAGTAGCTTCAACAATCGTAGGCTGATCTTCCGGAGTTCCTTCGGAAGTAACAACTTTACCTTTGGTCTTTTTTTTGGTAACTGGTTTTACCTTTGGTTCTGGTAATTCTGGAATTACCACTTCCGCATCTTCGAGATCCTCATCAAGGTCTTCTTCATCGACCCACGGATCACGAATCTCATCGCAAATACCGTACTTCAAACAATCTTCTGGTGTTAACCAAGTATCTGAGGGCCGAAGTAAAATAGTACGAATCTGTTTTTCAGTCATCTTAGTATGACGCAAGAAATGCTGAATGAATTGCTTTTCCAAAGTATCATGGAATTTACGAGCCGCAATTAGTTCATGATGTTTTCCTGCTAACACTGATGAAAATTGATGTGTCATCACAGCAGTTCTAGGAGTCATAATTCGTAAGCCTTTTGTCCCGGCCACGAAAATAGAAACTGCCATTGAAGCAATACATCCCATAGCTACAGTCGAAATATTGACTCGACTTGCTTCCATAACATCAATGATCGCCCATCCATCTGTCACTGAACCACCGCCAGAATTAATAAACATGGTTAGAGTATCATCTGGGTCACAAATCAAATTAGCCTTTAAAAGATAATCACAACACCGTAATGCAGATTCTTCACATATTTCTTCAAAGAGCATGTACGCACCAAGGTTAGTCAGTGATACATTGTCAAGTAGAATAAGTTCTTGTGGACTTGGTTGAGTCATCTATGCTTCCTTTATTATTATTTTTATATTCTTTACTACCAAATAAAACATACATACCAAATGCATATCTTATTAGTATTTACATTTTAAAATAAACTCAAAGAATTTGATACAAATATTTCCGTTGACTCATTATACAACAAACCGCATTTCCAAACTCTAGATTATTTTTCTAAATAATCTTTAAGATATACTCTTTCAAATCTGTATCCGGGTTCTACCGCAACCATGAACAATGTTTTTGTATATTCGCCAGTCTGAAATTTCAATCTTATTTCACCTAGAGGTCCATCTTCCTGAGATAATGAAAATGGATTGCCTGCCATATCAGCATTCAATCTATCGGTTTGCTTCTTAAGAATCTTATGAGCCTCATCCATTAATTGCTTCTTGCAATCATTCTTAATGCTCTTTGAATAAGCACCACCAATCTTAATAGATGGATACACCGAACTCTTATTCCCAAATCTTCCAACATTCGTTTCTTTATCAGTAAATTCGACGTTATCAAAATATTTTGAATCAGAAAGATCATCAAAATCAGAAATATCTGCTGGAGAAAATGTATTGACTATCTTAACCCAAGATTTTTCTAACTCGGATCGAATTTTCTTTGCAACGTCAACATGCTCATTTTGCTCGTAATCAAAGAAACGGAGAGTATGCTTAGCTCTTGCTGCTTCCGTTAAAACATAAGACTTAAAGGTTGGTTTCATATTCATGTGCTATTTTTATTATATTTATCGCACAAACCACAAACCCGCGCGTTGGTTAAGCAGCTATTTTGTAAATATTTTCATGTTTTTATAAATAGAAGAAAAACATGATTACATATGAAAGCTCTTCCATACGTTTACAAATTAGTACATAAAGAAACAGGCGAATTCTACATAGGTTTTAGATGTGCAAACAAAGTACCAGCAAATGAGGATTTGGGAATTAAATATTTTACTTCTTCAAAATTGGTTAAGAAAACATTTGAAAATTTTGAATGTTTTGTTTTAGGAGAATTTGAAGATAAAGATGCCGCATATACTTTTGAACAAAATCTTATCAAGGAGTGTTTTTCTAATCCATTAATCCTAAACAAACATTGGCAAGATACTAAAACATATTCTATGCTAGGATTTAAGAGGCCAGATCTTGGAAAATTAAATTCTGAAATAAAAAGAAAACCAAAAGAATATAGAAATTATGATTGTGCTCAATGTGCTACGCCTTTGTCAAAATTAGAATTTATTCATCATAAGCCAAAGGAGCATTATTATTGCAATGCTAAATGCCGAAATGAATTTAATAGAGGCCCATCAAAAAAAGGAATTAAGCTTCCGCATTTGTGGGGTAGGGCAGCTTGGAATAAAGGTTTGACTAATCCAACTGCAGCAGAAAACGCAAGGAGAGGCGCAGAAAAACAACGCGAATTGGTAACCGGAAGAAAGAGACATTATATTTCAGAGACCGAATGGACCTGGAAATGTCAAGACAAAGATGGATGGTACATACGCCAAAACGGGGAACAAGTCCCCGTTTTGTGATCATTCTGTTTCTTGGCTGATCAGCCTCATGGGGATCATGCCGCTAGGCGAGTCTCACCAAAGTAAGCATCATTTGCATTTGCTTTGTTTGCTTCATTTACGTCGATCGCCTGACGTGTTGTCTGCATCAATACTAATCACCCAATCAAAACCTTGGCGAGCCCATCAGAAGAACCCAAACTCATATCGGTCGTTAGCTTGGTTTATTGCAATACCCGATCCATCTTAGCAAGACTTACGTTATTGCACCAGTGAATATTCTAGAAATACTCACCTTAGGTTCTTCTGGTGGACTCGATGGGACTCGAACCCATGTCTTGAGCACCTTTCTATCAGCTTCATACAACAATAATAATGTTGACAGATTCTAATCGCGTATCTGTCTTGATTCACAAAGATATCGCGATTTAAGCTCTTTGTGAATCGCACTGCCAACAAATGAATTATACACAGCCCTGAGGAAATGTATACTTAATCTCCAAAAAATTCCAGTTTGAATTTGGAGCCTTTCTTAGTTTCAGGCAACAAATCTTTAATTTTCATAATGTTTCTTTATTTATCGTACAAAGGCATTTTTACATCAATTAATTCTAGATCGATGTGTTCAATCTTTAGTTCTGCTATTTTATCATGGTTGACTATCCCATCAAAGAATAGTACGCCTCTATAAAAATCGACTGGTGCTGCACCATGGCGTATTTCTATTTCATTTAAGGCGAAAGCAGAATTCCCAACATCATACTTATAATTTTGTGTATTTTGGTGGATTAATGGCAACCCATTATTTCCTGGTATTTCGGTTAGCGGTAACTTAAAACCAAGATATTTATTCTGTTTGTGGATCTCTGGAAACTCATCACCATAATCGACATGTAAAGGAAGAGTTGTACCAGGAATCTGGAGTAAAATAAACATCCTAGTGAATTTATCAAAAACTTTCAATAATGGTTCAGCAATAGGTTTGATGATTTCTACTATCGGATCATCTTTCCATGTCCAATTAAAATTTGGATCCATCCGTTTAGTGAATGTTCGATTTGTTTTTTTATCTACTATTTCACGGAGATGTTTAGTTAGCCAAAAATGCCCAAACTCTTCACCGTTATAGCCCCATCCAACAGGTTTAATTTTGCCAGTGTTAAGCTGATCTTTCATATGTTGAATAATCAGCTTTTGTTGTTCATTAGTAATGGTGATGTTTGGAATAGAAAATCCAAATTCTTTTGATAATTGCATATTACATATTCGCTAGTGCCTTGATTGCTTCTTCTAGTTTTGCAAATCGTTTACCACCTTTATAAACAACATTAAGCCCAGTATCAAGGTATGCTTTCATTGCTTGACCTTTTATTTCTATTTCAGTACCAGATTCAGCGCCGAGAATAGAGACTATCATATTAATGATTTGGCCTTCGGTAAATCCGTATTTTTTAAAAACTGCTAGACATTCTTCTCGGGTCATGCCGAATGTCCAGTATAATCTTTGTAGTATTTCAGGAATTTTCTCCTATCGAAGTGTTCACTACCAGTATCTCTGTCAATATCCTGGACGTCAGGGAGCGTGTAGGTATTGTCATTAGTATCAACAATAGCCAAACCCTTAGAGAGCCCTATCGCTTTGTTATGGAGTTTTAGGTTTTTGACCTGAGCTGTTTCATCTGGCGAATCTTCTGGAGCACTCGGATTATCAATAGTGATTGTATCTTTAGGCTGAGGAAGATTATATTTTCGTTTGATTATTCCTAGAGCTGTAAAGAGTTTTGACGTTTTATTGTATTCAACTTTAACACTATTGATTTCTTCAATATCTTGGAAATAGACAATTGGATTTTGTCCATGGTCTACGTCGATATAAACAGCAGGTTCAACTTTATAGTTAGTATAAGAATCAACTGTAAATTCTTGGCCTTCTGTTGTGGTGATCTTGTCACCTTTAATCGGAACAACTAACATGTTTCTGTGTATCCTATGGTATCATTTAACGATATTTATATCGGATAGCAGAAACAAAAAAGGCTCCTAAGTTTTCTTAGGAGCCTTTACAATTAGTGAGGAGGATAATCTTCATTAAAGAAGAGTCATTTAAACGAAAGTTCACATAAACAACTAAACATCTGAACAAAATGATATAAGAGCGGGACAGTTCAACATGCTTTGGCTAGCATAAACAATGCCTGATTCGTTAAGCGCTCTGACAAAATCATCCAGTTATTTTTAGGAAGTCGAATTAAATGTGCTTATCTAAAAATCCAACTATCTTCCTCGATAAACTTTATACTACTATATTCAATGTTTCTAAGTATACAAGATCATCATCGGCAACTTCAATAACCGAAGTTGAATTTATCACTGATGATTCATCCGCAATACGAAGAAGTTCTTTCTTCAAAAGCTTTTGTTCACCTTTCAAGAGATCTAAAGATCTCTTTGTCAGAATAAAATGAACAGAAACTTGATCAGTAAGGCGACCATATGCGTCAGTCGATGTTTTATCTGACGTAACAATTGATGCATGTTTCTTTCGCGCAATTTCGTATTCGGCGTCAGTAAATTCAGGCCCAATCGCATTTTCCAATATAGTCAGCTCAGCACGAACTTGGACTTCACGATTCATTAATTGATTTAGCCCAGATTCTTGATGCAATCCTTGGATAGCTAAACGAATCGCATACCGAATTTTATTTAACTTTTTAATCTCTAGAACAGCATCCAAAATCTTTTGTTGATGAAGATGAACACTCTGTTCAAATCCTTCGTACATAGAAATTGCTACATTTCGTGTATTAAGGTTGCCAGTAACAATACTGACTTGGGTTTCGATTTCGCGTTCCAACCGGCGAGCTTGACGTAGAGAAAGTTTCATTTCAGTGTTTACCTTTTATTATAATTTTGGGCATGTGCATCTTGGAGAGAGGCATTATATCACCAATAGAATAAATGTGTAATGCTATTGGTGATATTTTTATTTTAATTTTTTAATAAAGTCATCAAAATTAAACTTGCCGCTAAGGGCATATTCTTGACTTTCAAAAACTAATTGATTGATTAATGAGCGGGAAATATACCAACAGTCATTGAATTCATCGGTGATAGTAATAGTTTGATCTTTTTCGAGGAGTTTAATATCATCAAGAATTTCTTCAGTGATAATAAACTTTCCGTCTTCACCACCAAAATCAATAGAAGCAGTTAAAGCTTCTTTATGGACTGTGCTGGTTGACATGGCAAGAATATCAGCAAACTCATCATCTACACCTTGGTCTTGATTTAATTCTCGAAGGTATTGTTTAAAATTAATCTTTTCGTGGCGTTGCTCTTGAATAGCTTCACTGATTTTTGGAGGAGCTTTAATGACTTTCTCAATCTTTGGTTTTGTTTCGAATTCTGGAAATTCACTGAATGTGTATTTTTTATTCATAATGGAACGGTGAGTGTTCCTCAGCAAGTGTAATCATATTTATTGCTAAGAAATAATATCACTCTAGAACCCAGAGGGTTTTTTCAATATCTGGCCCAAGAGCATAATCAATAATTTGACTCACTACAGACCAATCCCCATTTGCTAATCCACAACCAATAAGTGGAAAGTGAACTCCTAACTGTTTGACTTTATCTTTTAGAACCCCAGTCGCCAACCCAATGAAAGCTCGTTCTAATGCATCATAATCAACATAGACGACATTAGGATCGCGCCCATAGTCACGCTGTGTGATGGCATTGATGATGTATTTGTCTTGGCTGACCTGAGCCCATGTGTACGTTCCTAGGCGATCTGCACATCCTGCGTCGATTGGCTTTTCAAAGTCATGTCGGTATGCCGCAAAAGCTTTGGGAAATTGTGTTTTGACCTGTTTAGCAAAACCACTACCCATAACGCCATGCGCATTACATCCATGTACAATAACCCCAGATGTAATATCCAGAAGATTCCCAACAATTTTAGTTATCATGTTTCTTTATTCAAACTTATTATTTTAATAAGAGGACTTTATAAAGTCCTCTTTAAACAAGATTATGCAGCCAGTTTTTCTGGCAAACCTGTCGGAAAAGGCCAAGCAGCATTTTGCTCTGTTACTCGGGTTGGCCATGGATCATCTTCGCTGGAATTATCTAATTCTTGAAGAAATTCTTCAGCAATGCCGTTTTGTTTATCATACTTCTTCATACGACTATATAAGGTTTGAAGAAATTTATTTTTCTTGAGTTCACCAACTTGATGGGCCCATTCAAGTGCATTGAATACTTGATCGACCAATGGTGCATCAGCATCAAGTTTAATTTGAAATGCATGTACATCCGAAAGATGATAGTTCGGATCATTAGCGAGTCGAGCTAAAGCATCGCTACTTGCGCATCGGTCTGCATGATATATGCATTCTGCTCGACCTGCGGCATAATTGAAATTATCATCTTCGCGGGTAATCGCAGCGGCAAATGAAAGTATATTTGCCGGATAATTAATTTCAAACATGAAAGAAATTCCGCCAGTGGGATTTGGTTCACTAACGAGAATACCAAGTTTGTTTTGGATCACGCTGTGGCCACGGAAATACCTGAATGTACGAATAAAGCCTTGAGCAATACTACCTAGTTGCATATCATCTCCGCGTGTCTAGTTTATTTAGTTGTATTCTTTTTGTTACGTGCTACTTGTAAAGCTTCTATCCTGCGATTCTTAGCAATAATCTCGATCTTCCGTTCATCCGAATATGCATCAATCCAACACATCTTTTGATTAGTTGAATAACTTTGAAGACATGCAAGGCGATCATAATCGTCATACTCATCCACAAATGTTACATACTTAGAAGATTCCGGAAACCTAAGTCTCTTATGTGAAGGACCTGAAATTTCATCAATCCCAAACCAAGCGTAAAAAGCTTTACGTGATTCATAACTTTTAAAATACAAGTCATACTCATCCATAAGATTCGTAATACAAAGTTCGAGGCGAGCAATTTGTGCATCATCATTTGAACGAGATACAATTCGTTCTTCCTCTTGCTTTTGAATCTCATTAGAGCGTGTGAGTCTATTATATCTAATTCGCAATAAAAGTGAGATCCCGAGAACGAAAAACAACACAATTCCAGGGATTCCACCTATACAAAAAAATACAGATAAAACCAACAACCCAATAATCCACCGAACCGATGCCCAGAATATAGCTTTACCAAGACTGACAATATGGCTTGGTGTTATACCAAAGTAATAATTGATTATGCAGTAAAAGTTATAGATGATACTCAGGAGAACACCAACCATAAGAAAATTGGTGAATGTTGAATTTTTACCAGAATCATTGTCTTTCATGATAAACTCCATGTTCATTCCATGGTTTTATTTTATCACAGAAATCTTGAATAGTAAACTGTTATTTTAAAGTTTCTTTATACCAAGCAATAAATTTCTTGACACCTTCTTCTGGTGATGTTTTAAGACGATTAAAATTAATATCTAATTCATATTTAGCCATACTCGCGTATGTTTGTCTAACATCACTTTCTGGTAATCCGACATGCTTAATAATAGCTTTCTTACCAAGTTCTTGTTCTAATAGCGTAATAAAATCTCTAACTAGAATAGGTGAGCCATGCCCGATATTAAATATTCTATGATTGCCGCCATACATAGAAATGCTAGTTACATCAATCAACCCTTCAACGATATCATCAATATAAGTAAAATCTCTAGATAATTCTATTTCGCCATTAAGCCCGTCACGGAGTTCAATTTCTTGTCCATTCATAATCTTTTCAGCAAAGATAAATGGGGCCATATCTTTGCGGCCATACGGGCCGTACACAGTAAAAAACCGACAACATACTATATCGGTTTCTAAGAAATGATTGGACATCGATTTAGCCAAAGCTTCGCCAGCACGTTTTGTTCCGGCATAATAACTAACTTGGTCCGTTGTCGAATTACCTTCACTCATCTCGTATGATTGATCCCCATAAACACTCGAGCTGCTTGAATAGATAAGCTTTGGAATCTTGTAGTCATGACATGCCATTAGCACATTATGGAAAGCTAAAACATTATTGTTGAAATATATCTCTGGACTATCTTTAGAAGCCTGAACACCAGTTGAGGCCGCCAAGTGATACACAATATCAAAGGGATCCCATCCTCCAGCTAGTGTTTTTCCTATAGAAAGATCATGATAAATCAATTTAAAATTTAGATTACGAGCAAGATTTAAATACTTTGTATGTTTATCTGGATCAGTAAATACAGAATATCGCAAATCAATACCATATACCGTATGACCAGAACTTAAAAGTTTAGCACATAAATGATAACCAATGAAACCCAGTGCTCCAGTTACAAGTATATTCATGAGAAAGAAAAGATTTTGTTAATAAGCCAAGCCGAGTATTCACCAGGCTTCCAACCGTTGAGTACTAATTCTTGATCGAACGCCCGAATCTGTGCAGTCATCAGACGAATATCAATTTAAACAGCGACTGGGGCTTTGATAGCGTTGTGATAATAATAATTATCTAGCCGAATATCATCTAGTTTGAAATCATCTATATCTTTGATTTCTGGATTTAACCATAGCTTTGCCTGAGTAGTAATCGATTCACGAGATAACATTTCTTCTACTTGAGTAAAGTGATTTTGGTAAATATGTGTATCCCCAGATGAAACAATTAATTCACCAACGCCAAAACCACAAGTTTGTGCAAGCATATAAGTTAACAAAGCATATGAGGCTATGTTGTAAGGCGCCCCCAAAAATAAATCCCAGGATCGTTGAGTTAGATGACACGATAACTTTCCATTTGCCACATAAAACTGAAAAAATGCATGACATGGTGGTAGAGCCATGTTTGGAATATCACTAACATTCCAGGCCGAGACAATTAAGCGCCTATCATTAGGATTAGACTTAAGCTTGTTCACCAAATCTCGAATCTGATCAATTGATTCAACACGAACTTTCGCATTTATTAATGTTTTTGGGCCATCCGAGTGATCAATAGGATAATCGCCCGGGTTCACAATTGTGTATTTTTGCCAATTACGCCATTGCGCACCATAGACTGGTCCCAAGCCCCCGAACTCATCTGCCCACTCGTCCCAAATATGATTGTTGTTATCATGGAGATATTTGATATTAGTGTTACCTGATAGGAGCCAAAGTAGTTCTACGGCAATAAGGCGGAACGCGGTGAACTTGGCATGAACAATCGGAAATTCTTCTTGGAGATCGAATCGGATCTGCTGACCAAATAAACTCCTAGTTCCGGTCCCAGTTCGATCTGTTTTATCTGTTCCGTTTGTATAGACATGACGGACTAAATCTAAATATTGTTGCATATGTATTAAATTGGTTTGAGGTGGTATTCTTGAAGAGTGATAGCTTTCCATTGCATACCAATGTATGGTTTATCTAAAAGAACAATATAAAAGTGAGTTAAGCCAAATCTACCTGGTTTGGCTTCAAATCCAACTACGCTTCCTGTTTTACCATTAAGGTGTTCATTTAAGCCTGTTTCAACTTTAGGGTCAAACTCAATTCGGACATTCTGATCGAGTTTGAGATTCTTATTCAATAGGCTCATGATATAGTTCTCTTAAAAGTGTTTTGATTTTAACGTGATGTAAATATTTCCGTGCTCTCGTGTTTGTAAATCTGGTAAACCTACTCCGGTTAATCTAAGGATTGTTCCTTCTGGACTGCATGGAGGAACAGTCACAGTCAATTCCTTATTATTCAATCCCATAACTTTAATAGAACCACCTTCTAATGAAGTTATTCTGTCAATAGAAGAGTTGGTATAAAGATCATTTCCTTTACGTAGGAAATTTACCCTATCTTCTACTTTAATTCTTATATTTTTGTATCTACGGTTGCCAGTTGGTCGTCTATTTTGATCAACGCATTGAAGTTTCAATATGACATTATCCCATACTCCTGGAGGTATATCAAAATAGCAATCAAAATCTATAATTTCTCCAGAACCTTTACAAGCTGGACATCGATTTAATTTCGAATCTTCTTCAGATGGTCTTGGAGTATATCCACCGCCACCAAAGACTTGCCCAACTGTTCTAGAATGAGCTCCATATAAAGCCCCAGATCCATTGCATGTGGAACAAATAGTTTTCTTATTGGCTCTAGATAGGATTCCAGTTTCAACTTGATCTAATGATAGATAAACTGTTGCATCTGGAACAACATTAACTACTGTCGTTCTAGCATAATGTTTTGCTGCTTGTGGGACTGAATCTTTTGCAACAGGAGGAATATATTTATACGATGGATCAGAAAGCTTTTCATAGGCTTGTTTGATCTCTTTAAATTTCTCTTCTGCATACTTGCTATTGTTATTTCTATCCGGGTGCCATTTCATAGCGAGTTTTCTATAAGCACGAACAATCTCGTCAGTAGATGCACCCGGATCTAATTCCAATATTTTATAGTATAGCATATGTATGGGTATAACTCTTTGTTATTATTCAAATATTTATACCGATTTCAGGTGGGTCCCTATAGCTTAGCTTTTTCAAGCTCGTCAAATTTTTGAAGTAATGTTTTCTGTTCTGATGTTAAGTTCTTTGGATATACTACTTTAATAATCATATACAAATCACCCACGGCACCACTAAACTTTTTCATTCCTTGGCCTTTCATCCTGAGTTTTTTGCCATGTGATGTTCGTTCAGGAATAGAAAGTTCTAATACATCGCCATTCAAACTTTCAACGCTGGTTTTTCCACCAAGTAAAGAAGTAGCAATTGGTATTTCTAATTCCATAATCAGATCATCGTCAGATCGCTGAAACTTTTTATGATTAAGGATTATTATCCGAACAATCAAATCACCTGGTGGTAATTCAGAATTTTCTTTATTCCCAAGACCGGACAATTTAAACAATGCTCCATCAGGAATGCCGGGCATAATCTTCAAATCGGTTTCTGTTTCTTCTAATACAATAGAACGTCCAGAACAAACTTTACATGGATCTTCAACTTTAGTCCCCGACCCAGCACAGGTAGGACAGGTTTGCGCCATTTTAAAATTTGGATTGATCGCTCTTAAGATTTGACCTTTCCCATTACATGTGGAACATTTAACTTTTACTTTAGAAATCGATCCAGTTCCATCACAAGCTTTACACCCAACAACGTGTTTGTATTTGACTTTTTTAGTGACACCAGAATTAGCTTCTTCTAAAGTAATATCAATTTCTGATCGCTTATCAGAATTACCAGGCATAGCTTGTTGAGCATTAACATGCTTAAAGATATCAGCAAAATCAAAGCCAAAATCTTGGGGTGCTCTTTGGCCGGGCTGTTCATGACCGAATTGATCATAATGATTTCGCTTCTCTTGGTTTCCTAGGACTTCATTTGCCTCGTTAACTTCTTTGAACTGCTCTTCAGCACCAGAATCAGTATTCCGATCTGGGTGATATTTCATCGCTAGTTTACGATAAGCTTTTTTGATGTCATCTTCTGTAGCAGTTTTAGCTACACCAAGGACTTCATAGTAATCTCGTTTTGTCATACGTCGTTAAGAAAATCTGCAATTGCTTGTTTAAGTTCGGGTTGTTGATCTACATCATGAAGAAATCCACACATGATATCGCCATCTAGATCGAGCTTTTCACCTTCATATTTCATTTTACGAATCAGCATTGTTCCAATATCAAAATGGACATGCATAAATTCTTGAATGAAAATTTTATTGACATCTTCATTGGTTGTTTGTTTATCTGGGATAAAATAGAAATGGGCGATTGATGGCATAGTTTTGGTAAGTGGATGTCTTTATTGGAGATATCCACTTAGTTAATTAGCGAGTGTATCGTGCGATAATTTCGGCGTGAGCCTGATCTGGCGATTTCCAGCCAAATGGCTTGATGACATCTAATGATGTGCCTCGTTTTGATTGGTCTGCTGATGTTGCTCTAACTTTAGACATGTTTGCTTGTTGAACTGCATCCCACATTTCTTGCCACATAGCTGGAGAAACGCCCATCATCTGAGCAGTTCCATAGGCCACATAAACAAGATCAATAAGTGAATCTAAGGCTGTGGCTAGGTCATTGTTATAATGCGAATCTACATATTCTCGAAGTTCTTCTTGCATGAAACCAAGACGAAAATTATACGTATCGTCATCCAATAGCTTAGGTGTATCAGCTAAAGGAACTTGGAACTTGGAATGGAAATCGTTAACATCTTGGTAACCGGATTGCTGAATCATTGATAGTGCCTTATACTTTTATTGAGATTATTGCTTTGCTGCTTCAGTATCATACAAATCTTGCATATCAACAGCAGCACAAGCCGCTGCACCCATGCTACGATATGTAGTCGCTGCCGAATTTAATGCACTGTAAGTGTCCGCCATTCCTTTTGCTGATGCAGTAAAGGATGCAAATTTTCCGCCTTGGATATTAAGAGTAGTTGCCATTTTTTGTACATCGATATTTGCACCAAGAAATAGAACTTCCCAGTTATGTTCTTTTTCAACTTTGGATATCAATGAGGCGACAGTGGAACCAGAAAATTCTTTACTTGAGTTTTCTTCACCGTCCGTGAGAATAGCTAGAATAGTCTTTGTGTCATCTGAGACCTTCTCTTCTAAGCATTTGGTAATTGTAACACCAATTGCATCATAAAGTGCAGTCATTCCACGCGGTGTATACACTTCTTCAGTTAGAACAGGAACATGATTTAGACCGACCCGAGAATGAATGGTTTCAATGATATTATCAAAGATCACCAATGTGATATCTGCTTCACCAGGAACCTTCTTTTGGCCATCAACAAAAGCGTTGAATCCACCAATAGCTTCGTTTTTAATATTGTTCATAGACCCAGATCGATCCAAAACAAAGACCAAACGAGCTTTAGTTGGTGCAACTTGTGTTTCGACAACAGTGGTTGTTACAGTGGTTGTTGTAATAGTTTTTGACATGTTAATTTTTTAGTGTTATGGTTATGGTTATTTTGTACTACTGATGGATCATCCAACTTGATAGCTATTGAATGGGTATCTACTTTAACTCCGCCAGCATTATGATCAACAGAAACATAATAGTCATGGATAATATCTACAACAACCAGAGGACGATTATAACCAGCCATTTTATGTCGTGGATTATTTGGCGTGGCTGGGTTACCAAGTTGTGTAAAGTGAACGGTATCACCTATTGCTGGTATAGTAAGTTGGTGTGAGACATATGTCATTCCTTCAGGCCAAATGAATGTAACAGAATGCCGTTGAACTTCAGGTTTCTTTATTTTGAAAAACATATAGTCTCTTGTACATAATGAGCAGGAGTATGAGTCCCTTCAATAGTTTCTTTATGAATCAGTTTACCATTTTCTATAGTATAAATTTCTTTATACACATAATCTGGAAATGGTTTTCCAGAAGCTTGATTTGCTTTACTTGGATATTGTCTAACGATGATAACACTTTGTTTATCATCACTAATAGTCACTGAAACGATTTTGTGAGAACCATGAAGAGGAAGAGATTCTTTATGAATATCCGGAGTTACTATAGCGTGGTGTTTCATTTCAATCGTGCCAATTTAATCTAACAATTCCTTCATCAGACAAATCATAGATAGAGTGTTTTTCGACAATTGATTTAACAATTGATAAATCAGTACCCCATCCGGAATGTAAAAACCGGACAAGCTGAGTAATAGCTTGAAGCCCTTGCTTATCTGAATTAGAAGGGCCTTCTTTAAAATACTTTCGTGAACGAGTTCTGATATAGTTATCAGTCTCTTCAAGAATTTTTGAAGACAATTGGTAAACACCGGTATCCGGACACCAACCAAAGATGTGTAGGTCTGTGATATTTTGTTCTTCATCAGCAAATTCAACTGGGCGCTGGACTTCGATAATGACCCACTCATTAAGAGTTAGATCATCAGATCCGGCTAACATACGTGTAGGAATCATATTATTTAAATAGTTCGAGTTGTTCAGGGAGAGGACAATCATAATGACATCCGTCTAGTGCTATAGAACGGCTCAAGGTGGCATCAGTGAGCTCACAGTAATAGGTACCATACCCAGGTGGAGAATAGTCCCTGTCGCCATCCTCCCACTTCCTGTGTTCACATTGGTGACACAGGTTCATTCTTCAACAATAGTAAGGAGCCATCTATCATCGAGATAGACAGTTTTTTCTGTTGTTGAATCAATAAAATGCCAAGAATTCATATCCGAATCATGAGTCACTGGCCCATCCGAAATATAAGTTCTGGTGTATAAACCATCAGGACTCATTTTCTCTACAATCCACTTTTCATTACCTGAAGTAGAAGAACTATCGGTTGATACGTCGGCATCGCTTGTAGCAACTGGTGCAATCGCTGAACTAGTTGGAGTGATAGATGTAGGACCATCATCATTACTACATGCACTAATGCTGCCAATTCCTAATCCAATTGCAAGGAGAACACCACAAAAGCTATAGTGGATTATACCTTTAATTTTTTCTTTCATACTACCTCCAGAGAATACTCAGGTAAAAAATGTTTAATAAAAAATTCTTTATAACGCGGCTCTTTATCATTATATTTTGCCATAACCAAACTAAAATAAGGATTATCTTTAATTCGGATAACAAATTCACGAGTCCTATCATTACCTTCACCAATCAAAAATGGATCAGCAATATTTACTGAATACAGATTATCAACAGTAGTTCGAAGATGATTCAATGTGTTAACAACTTTAGCTTCAATAGTTTCGACCTTTAAATGACTTTCACCAATAGCAGTCAAATATGATTTGAAGTCATCAATTGATTCTTCGATCACCATACGAGCAATATCTCGTTCACGAGTGAACGTCACTGAATGATGAAGGTTGATGTACCAAGGAGTTTTCAATTTGACCATATCGCCGGTATCAAATTGAACAACATATCCTTCTTTATTAGTTTCCTCCTGACAAGCATTTACTAAATCATGAACATTAAATTCACTAGAGTTAACAATTCGCTGTTCATCAACTACAGGAATATTATAGTTTTTTGCAATATCAGAAATATCAAATAGATATGTTCCGATGAATTTCTCACGGATGTGAGTTAGTACCAATTCATCATAATCGTATTTTAACACAATACGATCGCCAGGTGAGGTCCATTCAAATGTAGGAGTAAAATTATTATCATCACACATCTCAACAAACTTTTGATAGTTGCTGCGTTCGGCAATATAAGCATTTGCTCTAGCTGCTTGATCAGTGTCAAAGCTTTTCTTTGTTTTGCAAATGATCTTACCATCTAAGATAGTTGGTGTAATCATAGACCCATCACGCTTGTCCATAACCCGAACCACCTTATGGTGAGCAATGTTATGAACTTGGGTTTCTTCTAATTCGCCTATATTAAAAAATTTATGCATCGGCCTAACCAAAATAAATCCCGATGGATCAAATGCAATCCCTCGACATTCCCGAGCCCATTCATCATCAAAGGTGTTTTTGCCCCCAATCGAATAACACACAACAGTACATCCATTTGGATGCAGTTTAACAGTAATTTCCGGTTTATGTTGAATATGCGGAAGTAAGTCATCAAGATGATGAATGGTTGGAAACATTTTTATGAACCTCTTTTAAAATACAGTAGACAGTTTATTCACAGAGTTTTACAGTAATCAAGATGATTACTGCCATCAGCCAGCCAATAGCGAGAATAGATATAATTCCTAAGATAATGCACCATCCTATATAGAACGGAAGCAACACAATCCACCATGACCAACTAGAAACAATACTAATACCAGAAACCTTAAGAGCGAATAAAACAACACCTAAGATAGTTAACCAATGTGGATTGATTTGTTTTGTACTAACTGTTCCTTTCTTAATTTTTTTAATTAACTTCATTTAGTGCCTTTTAAAATACATGGTATCATAATCAAGTTCTATAAAATCATCATTAGAAATTACAAAACTTGAAGGCCTAACTAGAATTTTTGAAGAATATAATTTAGATTTAACTCCAGTACAATCTTCAATACTATCGAGTTGAACACCAAGTTCTCGTGCTTCAATGGCAGTAATAACTCGGCCTTCTTCGGTATAGGATAAACTTTTCATTTTTATAATGTTATTTAAATTTAAGTTCGTTAAGTTCTTTGACATACATATCCCAATCTGTAGTATGTTCAAGACTATTAATATCTGTTTCGATAGCAATGATATCAGTTTCGAGTTTTTCTATTTCGTCTCTGGTGAGGCTATAGATTCTGATTTGGAGAAGTTTTTCGATCTCTACGAATTTATTTTTCTCTAGTAATGCATAGAGATCAGCTTTACCTTTCTTAGCAAAATCGTTAGGGCTCTTTAAATAGAATTTAATGAACCGAAGTTTTTCATTTGCCCAGGATAAATCATTCTTAAGATTTTCAATTAGCTTGATTCGGCGTGCTTCGTATTTATCCAATCGATATTCAACGAAATAGTTAATGATCTCTTGAGCGCTATTAAAAACTTTCATCTTTCCATCGTGACCCCAACATGTAAAATTCTCAGTGTCACGAGCAACAAGTTTGAATGTCTTCATCAACTCATCACGACCCATCTCAAAAATCGGTGTTCCGCTTGTTACTCGTGGAACTTTAATTTCAAAATCAAAACCATCTTCAGTAGAACTATCTATATATTCTTTGATGATGCCTTCATCTTCTAGTTTATTCAGATGTTCCTTATAATCATCCTGGTAGACTCCAATTGGGAGTTCAGTGATTCGTATGGTTGTACTATTAACAATCTCATAGGCGCCTTCTATGACGGTCTGTTTATCATTCCTATATACTTTGCCTTTGAATCCTTTGAACCAAGGTAATACTTCTTTTGGCTTCTTCTTTTGAAGAATCGCCAAAATATTGTTCTTGATATCTTCTGGGTTGTAAGAAAGAATTTGTGTCGCATATCCCGTCCCAGTTCCAGAGACACCATTTACCAAGATCATTGGAAGTGTAGGCAAATATCGAACTGGCTCAATCTGCAAACCATCACTAAGCCGAGTATCGAGAATTGCGTCATCATCTTTTTTAAAAATCATTCTAAAATTCTTAGAGAGTTCAGTCATGATGTAACGTCCGGCACCGGGTGCCGGATCTAAACGAGATCCGAATTGGCCATTAGGCATTAGCAAATTCAGATTGTTTGATCCAGCAAATGTTTGGGCCATCTTAGCAATAGTTCCAACTAAAGAAGTTGCACCATGATGATAATCCGAAACACCAGCAATATAATTTGCTAATGTTTCAACTCGAGCTTCATCGGCATGTTCGCCGCGCTTAAGCATACCAAACATAACTTTACGTTGGCCCGGTTTAAAACCGTCGATCGCATCAGCAATAGATCGATGGTTGTCATATACACTGAATAACCTAAATTGGTCATCCATAAATGTTTTAATTTTCATATAGTTTTATATTATTCAATTCTTGTAATTCTCATGTATCAGGTCTAAAGTGAGACAGCCCTTTACGTATTCCTAATTTCTATTCTTTTATTTGAGATTTGTAAAGTATTCAGCCTAGGATCATTCTAAATTTAACCAAACTTTTCTTTTATCTGCTGATCCAGCACCTTTAGAAAAAGCTAAATCTATACTATCTGAATCCTCATTTGATTCAATTGTAATTGGAATCAAATGGGTATCCATATCTTCTAGATATGATTTAAAGTCTTTTGCATCTGAAGTAGCCAAGCCTTTATACCATTTCTTTCTGTATTTTACTTCTTTATTCTTTACTTCCCATTCATCGAATTCATTTTCCGAATAGAAATTAATAATTTTTTTTGGTTTGTCAATGAATACACGAACCAATGGTGTTCGAAACATATACACCATCCCAAGTTTAAATAGTTCTGGCCAGAATTTGTTGATCATATTAAATTCAAGACCGCGAATATGGAATCCATCTAAGTCTTGGTCTGACATGATAATTAACTTTCCAAATCTAAGATCTGAGACTGATTTGACTTCAACACCTAATCGGAGTCCCATTGCTCCCATGAAATTTTTAAACTCATCATTTTCGAGGAGACGTTTGACTGGAACATCATTAACGTTTAATGGTTTACCTTTGAGTGGGAATGATCCGATATACTTAGCATTCTTTTCGGTCTTAGCAGAAATAATAGCTTTAGCAGCAGAATTATGGGAGATCACACCCGATGAAAGAGTAAATGTGAAATCTTCATCTACTTCAATGTCAACGCCGTTTGTATGTTCGATATGTTCGATTGAGACAATATCAACGAGCTCAATAAGGCGCGGATCGAAATTATATTGTTGTGTTTGCATTTAAAAGTTTTTCTTTGATTGTTAGTACTGTTTGCTCAAATTTTTTATAATCTTTACGACCGTGCAAAACCAAGCTTCCAAATTTTGATTTTTTCTCTTCGATTCTAACATTGTACTTTTCATAGTTCATGCCAGCGATTTCTACATATTGATTAATTTTTGGAAAGTAGAAATCATACATCAATATACTACCTTCATAGAACCCGTTGGACTTTACTTCCGAAGAAATGCCATACTTTTCCAGCAACGAATAGAAATATCGTTCGCCATTAGAATTCAATAGCATTCCGGTACTTGTTTCAGTAATGTATGAGTATGCGGTTTTCTTTCCGTTTGCTGTTGTGCAATTTTTGAGTTTCGTCTGTGCAGCTCGTAACAAACCAGCTTGCACTTTATCTAAGCATCGTCCATAGAATAAATTTGCTTGGTACTTTGTATAGTCTTCATAAGAATCATGGTTCTCGGCATAAAATGGGCTTGCGTTTCGTTCTCGTATAATTTTAAGTGTTTCTTCTTCTGACTCGATTGCTCTCGTCCTACTTACGAAGGCAACAGAATTTGGATTCAACTGCTTCCCATCACATTTATTCATGTGATTTGAGTAACAAAAGAAAATAGGTTTCCTATATCCAACGCTGGTAACTGTTATTTCTTTTCCTTTTAACTCGTAGAGTGGAAACCATGTTGAGTTATGGTTTCCACAAAAACAGCAATCGACTTTATCTGATCCAGTATTACTAAAGATATCAAACCGAGACTTTGTAATATGAAGCTTTAATGCCTGTTCAAAGCCTTTCTTGGTGTGGTGTGAAACCTTAATTACTTTATTTGTATTAGTCAGAAAAAATAATTTTTTGTTATTGAAAAAAGCAACAGAATCTTTTTTAATTATACGTGTAGCCATCAGAGATCCTTCAGTGATAAACATCTATTTATCACTGAAGGATCAAACGACTTAGAAAAGCACCAATGAATGTTTATCAGTATTCAAGTTCTCGCACGATACCAAACAAAAGGATCCGGTAGAGCGATCCCAGACATAGAACTTATGGTCCATCGTACTGTTGATAAGACCGATATATTCTATATCCAAGTGAAGATCATATTTTTCATCTTCAATCCGAGTTACTGATTTGATAGCACCAAGAGCAATAGTGTCTGCCAGACGATTTTTCACAAGCGCATGTACAGAACTATCCAAGTCCTTAGCACGCACTTCTAGGAACGTTTTAGTCGTCTTATCGTAAGCAATCAAACGGTGTTCTGGGGATACAATATGTTCGATATCACCACACTTGATCTTCACTCCTTCGATCACTTTTTTACTAATGCCGAGAATCTTCCTGAGGCGGTTATTATGCGTAAGAATTAAATCTCCAACATTTACGTCTTTAATTTTTACATCGAAGAATTGCTCATTTTCATAAACTATGATTTGTTCATCTTCGTGAATTGTGTCACCTTCTGTAATAAACAGCAAACATTTACTACGGTCTTTTTTTTCTGTTGCATCGCAGAACTTTGGAATCCGATTTGGATTCATCTTATCTGTTTCTTTATTTAGTTCTCGTTCTTTAGCTCGTTCAGCCGCTTCAACTTTCATTTCAACCCAATCTAACACCGATTGAATGATATCAGATTTTGTTAATTTGAGAACCATTTTATCGGTGACTTCAAATGAGGTCCCAAAATTTCTAATTTCTGTAATCAGTTCTTCTTTTGTTTGGGACGAATATCTGGGTTTGATAATTGTTGCATCAACAAATAGTTGAAGATGATTTAAAATTTCTGATGGCTTGACATCAATTTTATGTTTCTTATTGAAGTAAGCTCGAAGTTTTGTTGTGATCTGTTCTTGGAGGTATTTGATATGAACACCGCCAAGAGTTGTTTCAGTTGTATTTACGAACGAGACATGTTTGAATCCATCTGACTTAGCAATACCAATACGCCAATGATCATTTTCTTCAAAGACATAATCCTGTGTGTAGAACTCAATGTAATCTTTAAATGACTTGATTTTGATTTGCTTTTTATTTAGGTAAATCTTTAGAGTTGGATTGCAACCAGCAATATCATAAACCCGTTTAATCAGCTTTTCATAATTTCCTTGATCTAATGAAGTCATACCAAGTTTTTGGTAATCAGGAAGATATGTAATTTTTGTGTATTTTTCTGTGCTTGTTTTAATCTTTGGTTCTGATCTAACCCGGGAATTTTCTGTGTGTTTTTGTTCAAATTCCTTTTTGCCATCGCCTGTTTTAACAATGAAATATTGACTGAAAATATTTGTCAATGCCGCACCTTCGCCGTTTTGACCTGTCAATGTTGAGTCATCATCATCATCAAAATTACTTCCTGCTCGCAATTCAAAAATGTATTCAGGGATGTATTGGTCATATTCTGGGTTCTTGATAACTGCAATACCACCATCATCAAGAACCGATATCTCTCCTGTTACTTGATTGATATCAACTTTAATAGTAGAGAGGTGTTGACCTTCTTTTGTTTTTGAGAAGTCTACTGAATTAGAAATAACTTCGTCAAACATTTTAATAAATCCGGGACACCAGGTCAATTCCTTTTCGGCCATACGTTGTTCTACTTCATCTACGTAATAGGTGGCCGCTGTGTGAGCCGTAATGCTTCCTAGGTATCTGCCTGGTCTGAGAAGGACATGGGAGATCTCGTCAAGCTTTTTGTGCTTGAATATTTGTTTTGTTGTCATTTGATTTCGAATTACTGTTATGACATATCCAAAAACGGATATGAATTTCTATTTATGGAGATATTGTACAATGAATATTTAGGTGTTGACCTGGAAATAAAACAACAAAAGATTTTCCTGAATTCGTAATCGCCGCGCTTTTAGCGATTACAAATTCCTTGTATGGTGTCAACCATACAATATTGAGTGATAATTCTTCTATGGGATTTGTCTTTTTATTTACTACCAATTTTAATCACTACGCGTTGCTTCGTGCTTAAAAATATTAATTTAGGCGGTAAGCAAACGAGTTGCTTCTCCTAAATTAATATTTTTCGATCTCTTTTTCTTTTTTATTTAATTAAGAGACATATAGTATTAATTATGGATCCTCTTTTTCGATTCTCTGGATGCCCTGGCGCCTTTCGGCGCAACAACTATAACTTTGATGTAAAGCTACAGTAAGTTCACATTTCAGAGCGATGTTTTGCTCAACTCGTCCAGGTACTGCTTTACCGAGATTTATGTGGTCTGCATTCAGCGACGCTTACCCGCATTTGTTATTACTTACAATTCACAAATGCGCACAATTTTTAATTGTTCTGGAAAAATTTATAATTTAATATAAACCAAGCGATTAGTATACGGACATTTTACTAATTCTTCACGACGATGACTATCTATGCCTATCACGTACTTGTTGTTTAAAAAAGTACATCGGTATTACCCAATGCTGATCTTTTTAGAGTGTCTTTGCTAATGACTTCGCAGACCTCGGGCGCCTATATGGATATGCATATAGGCATGTATTTTTTAATTGAAAAAAGATTTAAAAAGTTCTTCTTTTGAAATTGAGCATTTTGTACTCTTCTTTAGATTTTCATATTTTGGAATCATTTCTAAATTACATATATTACCTATAATATAGGCTGGAATCTTATTTTTAAATCCCTCATAAATTGAAAATCTATGATCTAGATGAAAAGCATCCCAATCATTCCCTCTTAATTCTATATTGTTTAATTTTTGGACATCTGTAATGGACCAAACTATTTCACAATATTTTTTAAAATCCTTAAGATTATGAGCTTCTATTTTATTGCATTTTATAATTTGATACGTATCATAACATGTTTTAGAACAAAAATCAGAATATCCTATTTTTATGTTTTTAAATTTTCTTGTTCTCTTAACACATTGACAGCATATAAAATTTGATGGAGTAGTTTCAAATACATGATTGTATAATTTTTCTTCTTCAGTTTTACCAAGCTGTAAAGATTTAATATAAACAGAAAATTTTGGTATCTTCTTATAAAATTTATAGATATCTACTATATTATTATGGTTGCTTTTGATAAGATCTTTGATTGCGTCTTTTAATTTATTGCTATCAAATTCATTTTTATTGATGTAATTTGCATACTCAACGTATTTTTTTAATTTATACTCTTTTTGTTTTATTTCTTCTATTTCAACTGTTTTTTTAGTTGACATAATAATTCTTAAAATATAACTAATACTAAAGCAACTACACTCGTGGTTACTAGTATGCCAATCATAAATCCTATATAACCAATCATGTATAGTTCATAAATGCTCATATTAGTTCCAAATGATTATATCCATCTCTTGAAGTATAATAGATATGTTTGATACCTCGGTCTTTTATAGCTCTCATACATGCCCCACAAGGTTTTGAATCAGCTATGGCTCCGGTCAAATCTTCTCTATACACATAGATAGAACTGCCGGTAAGGTCGGTTCTACCAGCTTTAATGATAGCATCCATTTCTGCGTGTGTCCGACCTGCATCCGTTTCTACATCTCTAATGTTTATATATCGGTATTTTGAGTACCGTTTTTGTTTGGTGTGTGTCCGCCATCGATTGACACCAGTAGAAACGAGTTGGCGCCCAATGACTATTGTAGCACCTATATGTGTTCTTGGATATGTTGATGTTTTTGAAGCGACACTAGCCAAACGAAAGAATCGTTTGTTAGTTTTTGTCATACCTTATACTACATTATTTTTATTATTTGGTATGTCCTGATAGCAGTTAAACTATCAGGACATATTATACACTACTTCTGATCACACATGAACAGATTATTTGGTATGTTTCCGGCTTAACACAAATCAGCTTTCTTCCACGGAAGTTTGATCCCGTCAAAAAATTGATTTAGGAGACTTGGTTGGAAAAATGCTATGAAAGGGGCAATTGTACCAAGCAAAATAGCCCTTCCTAAAAGGATACCTTTGAAAACAGGATGTTCTTTAAACTGATATGATGTATCATCTGCCAAAACATCATTATGAAATTTGTTAATTACGTAGGTCCAACGCATTACGATCAAACCATATGCACCTACAGCAATTCCTAACCCCGGACTAAAAGAAAACATGTGTACTCCAGCTGCCAAATGGTTTAAGAAACCGGCTATTATTTTTACAGTTAAGTTCACTAACTGTTATCTAACTGTCGGGTACATTACACTCCTATAAGTAGTCATCCTCTGCCAAAGCATAGTCATTTCCCACTCATTGAAATTGATTATACCAATTCTACAAAACAAGTTGTAAAAATTTTATTGCGGATAAGATTAACGTTATCCCATAAGCTATTGTTTTTAAACGGTATTTTATTTCTTTAAAAATAAAGTGTCTTTTTAACGACACTTTATTTGAACTATTTTTACAATCAGGTATACAAAGTAGTATCACCATACCAATTCTATTTGTAATCTTTGTAATTATTAAAGATAATTATTTTATTAAAGATATTTTTTTTGTTTTAATTGCATAAGATACAAATAAAAATTTTTGGTGGAGGCACATTTTAATATTCTGTGATTGGCTTCAGGTGTAATATATACAAGTTTAGCTTCTTTGCAATCTTTGTATTGATTGAAGGCAAACCCTATAGTTTTACTTCTGCCTGGTAAATCTCCATTAGGAAAACTATTCTCTAGCATCCTTTTAATATGATTTTTAAATGTCGGGTGATCAAATGGAAATTCAATGATAAACATTAATACCCCATTGATATAAGCACTGATCAGCATTTTGACTTCAACATCAAGATACCGTTGGTATGCTTTATATGTAAATAAACTAAAAATTCCTCGTCCATCGATTGGATTATCAATGAGCTCATTTTTTTTAATTATTTGACCTGTACAAACTTTATGTATTAATTCTTTATTGATTATCTTTGATGAACTTTTTACTTCACAATATTTGTCCCTGACCTCGTCTCTCCCGTCAAACCCAAACCGGGCAGGCTCATGAATATATCCACTAGTAATTACTGTATGAATTTCTGGCCATTCAAAATCTTTAATCGCGATCCTTTCAGTTTTCTTTTTATCTATGTCTACTAAATCGGGATCTGATAATATTGTGTGGAGTGAAAAATTATTCAGATAACTGAAAATTTCAAGCTCCATCTATCTTCCTCTTTTGTAATTGTTATTATAGAGGTTATTATGTGACTTAATTGTTATTAAAGAGTTATTCCTGGACTGAAAGTAGTCATAACTATATCTAACCCTTTCTTGCCAGCATATTCAATCATATGTCTTGTACCACGGCTTTGACTATCCCAAAACACTACTAGGATATCACCATAGTTTCCCATTTCTTGATTTCTTAAGAACCCTGCACTTTTGCCATAGGTATCCCAATCAGGAATAAATCTCTTAATAGCAATACTATTCTCTTTGGCATATCGTTCTCCTAGGCTGTCTGCACCTCTAGCTCCACCGGAGATGATTTCATCTGGCAGCCCGAAAGTCAGGATCAAGTTATCCATTTGTTCTTGAAGCATTTTATAATGCCCTTCAGAACAGAAAGTTCTTGATCCTGCTATAATTATTTTTTTGAAATTATGTTCCACTTGAGATCATTTCATCTGAAAGTAAATCACGTCCGGTTTGAATGAAGTAGATAACCTCATCCATGACCTGCTTATAAATGGCCTCATCAACCCCAGAGATCACACCAGCGGCATTCTGGATCACTAACATATGGTTTTCTCCATACTGGTAGTACTCGCGGATGCAGGCGTTGAATGTGTCTTTAGGCATACTGATTTTGTCATCAACAAAATCATGATTGATTTCTGGCCTAGTGAATAAAACTTGCTTGACATTAAACCTGGATTTAAATTCATTCCAGTAATGGGTTGAGATCCCAGTTGTCTCACCACGAAGAACCCGATCATAGACCAGATTAGATGTAATGAATCGGTCTAGGATATAAGTTTTACTTTGATCCAAGTAATCAAATGCGGCAAATAATAGCTCAAATGATTTTTCATCATTGATTCTAAGTAGATTGCCACTGATCGGAAGAATTTTAGGAAAATTAAGTTCAACTACTTCTTGACCGGGATGAAACGTTTGTTTGACTTTATCGATAAACGTGGATTTACCTACTGAATCCACACCATCAAAGATTAAGAATTTTGTGCGCATTTATATTATTTTTATTGTAGTGTTTGCTAACTTCATCACCATAGTAGACAAAGTAATGGCAATAATGCTTGCCTCCTGGATAAGGATTATATACCACTTCTTCCAACATTTGCGGGATATCCTCCATTGATTCAATCATAAATCGAGATGGAAGCAAATTACTTTTGAAAGTAATAACTTGACAAAAATAATGAAAAAATTCGATAGTACCAGGATGAAGAACCGTATCTATGTCATCCAACATAATTACGATAGGATGTTCATTTAATTTTCTATAATATTCTTGTTTATTTAATTTAACCTTATTCACAAACGGATATTTCTTGGCCATCTCACCCGTAAATGAATCATTTGGATCTGTAATAGTGACTTTGTATTTTGTATGCAAATTATTTTTAACTAATACATCCATTGCTTCCTGGAATTTATAAGCCGCATCCGAAATTCTAAATGGCCAAAAAATCTCAGTTGATTGATACAATGCCTCGCTTCTAAAAAAATCTAATTCGTTGTATACTTTATTAATAATCTCATCATAAAAATCCGGCATCAATTTATTATGAGCCACTTTATAATACGCATAAACTTTATCTTTTAGATGTGGCGCCACTTCAAGTACATAATCTCGCTGTCTTGGATTAATCACAGTAGTAAATAATGCTAATTCCATTGACTTAATATCTAGATCAAAAAACTGATCTATATAAGGCCTATTCAATTCTGGAAGTTTAGTGATATTAAAGTTATTGATATATGGAACACCGAATCTGTATAAGTCATATCCAGTAATGTCTGTGATTAATAAATCAAATTCTCTGAATAGTTCACTGTAAAAATAGTCTTGATTATCATTCCAGAAATTCTTACGAGTTTCAACTGCATTCTCACCATACTTAAGAAATCTGAATCGGATATTTTTTTCTTTAATCCAACTCCAGTTTTGATTAATGAACTGTTGATAATCTTCACAACGCAACGGGAGAGTGACTATGAGTTCATCAAAATCAGATGCTATGATACGAGCCATAGTCAATTGGAAGTTTCCATCCTTTAGAATAGAATACGTTCCGGTATCATATGACCGCATTGAGAATATTGGACACCATAAAACTTTCATAATTTAACCCTTATTGTATTTTGATAGCATGGCCTTGTTCAATCATTTTATTTAGATCTATTTTATGGGTCAAATAGGATTCGCCATCTTCACATTTTTTATAAGCTTGAATAAACATATCAGAACGGATTATATACTTTGGTTTGACATCGAATCCACATATTTCTGTATTTTCTCTAATTCCAACAAGAACAAGAAAATCAGCAAGTAAGTGTCCTTTATTAATGAATGTAGTCAAATCTAATCCATTTTTATTTTCTGGATTATAATTGAAATAGAACACTGGGATATCGCCATCAAAATCTACTTTTTTAACTTCTAATCTATAATCATCAGTTTGTTCTATAGCATGTTGGGCTATTAAATTTTCGAATGTTGCATCAATATCATACCCATATGACAATACATCTTTTGGATTATGACGCCTTGGATTTCTTGTTGCTGATAAATTACCAGTAACAGTTTTTAATGCTGTAACTAAACCGGTTTCTGATATTACGCCATCCCAACAATTTTTTTCAATTTGTTTATATGGCCTAGAGCTTCTCAGTTGGAGTTGTTCTGCTTGGAGTTTAACACTATCGTATAATGCTAATAATTCTTCTGCATTGACTTGATAAATGCTAGATATATCTCTAGCTATAGTTTTTAATATTTCTACTATCGTCATTTATTTTTATTTTTATTATATGAATAAGGGAACTTAACTAAGCTCCCTTTGATATTACTTTTTCTTTTGTGACATATGAACTTCTTTACAATCTAAAATTTGATCGACTAGTGTTTGTTCACGATCAAAGTAATGGGCCGATACGATGTTCTGATAGTAAGTACCAAGTGCTAATCCCGAAAAATCACCAGAATTCTTAAGTGTATTAAATAACCATTCATGCAACATGGTAAAATTGAATACATCATATACCAAAGTTAACACCATATTATTACTTCTCATATGAGTATACATATTCAGCTTGTTATCTCTGATTAAGAAAGTAATAGAATCAGTACATGGATACTCTTCTTTGGTCTCTGTGCCAAGCATATTTAAATCATCTTCATTGAGAATATGAATAACGCACCGACGAGAATCTGGATCTCTTTTTAATTCTTCAATGATATACGGCATTTGCTTATTGATACGAGGACCATATGCTGTTGAGAAATTGCTAGGCATTGCCTTAGTATCATCTTTAGGAGCATCGATAAAATCTTTTGCTTTTGGATTAGACCCAGCAACATATGAGAAATCAGTATCACCATTAATCATCCACAAGAAAAATTTCATTGCAAATTCATAATTTGTATCTCGCGCTTTATTCCAAACTAGCCGATCTCTGGGATCATAAAGCTCAAATGAAAGATTAGTAATCTCTCGAGCTCCAATTCCTCTAGGTGAAGGAGCAAATTCTGGATTTCTTTTCAACTCTCGGAGAATGTCAATATAGATATCCTCAAAGCTATCTCCAGAGAATAGTTTCCTTTTCTGTGGTGCTGGTGTGGTTATTTTTCCGGTGCTGTAGCACATCTGACCAGACAACTTATCAACCGCGACGGCTAAGCCAGCCAATCCATCTGCACTAAATGGAATAAACGAGTTTGGAACTACTTGCGAATAATTTGCTACTTTTTCGTAGTCTTTTATTTGTGTTTCAATCATATTATAATTATTATGGATTTTGTTGTTTGATATACTCTGATAATTCCTGTTCTACATCAACCCCAAAATGCGAAAAAATAGCAAATAGAATATCAGTAAAAGCATTTTTTCCACCTTCATACAGAGAAACATAATCTGCATGTTTTAATACTATTGCTGGAGCATTTGATACGGTACATCCTAATGCACATTCTTGAAAAATGGCAAAGTCATAAATATCATCGCCAATATATACCACCTTTGACATATCATAATTGTCTCGGATGTAACCGTACTTATTGATATTTTTGCATGAAATAAAACCAAGACTGAGTTGAGCCAATCGTTGCTTTGTTACTTCTAATCCGGGTCCTTGATCGCCCGTCAAAGCAATAATATCAAAACGATCACGTAGGCAATCCCTATAAAAATCCATTGCTAATGAATCATTAACGGAAAAATGTTTTTGGCGTTTACCTTCGGCAGTATATGTGATATTAGCCGAGGTCATGATTCCATCTACGTCAGTAATGATTTGAATCTTGTCTGTGTTATGCTGGATTTTTTTCATAATGTGAAATCTTTATTTACGAATTTGGTTGCTAGATATAAACCATGATAATGGGCTGCTAAGGATTTAACAGGGCTGTTCTTAATATATTGTGCTAGACCTAGCCAAATCACGGCCAGCCAATAATAATGAACCGGTTTAAAATGTTTGAGATGTGTACCTAAATCACCACCACCTAAAATATTAGGAATATCAAATTCTATTTCGGTCTCAGTGATATTTTTAATAAAGAAATTTTGTGAGTAGTTAAAATTATCATAGCCTGATAAACTATATAAAACCTTGGCATAGTCATAATCTGGCAAGCCATAGAGTTCTGTGTTTCCGAAATAGCCTCTTGGGTCAATCAATGTAACTTCTAATAGTTCATTATCAACCATCGTATTTGATAATTGTGAATCGCCATGAATTAAATGGTATGTGTTATTTTCTGATAATGCATAATGTCCAATCAATTCATCTCTAAGTGATTTGATAATACGACGAGGATCTGGATCAATAGTATCAATTGGTAAACCATTTACTACTCTGATGTTTTTACCAAACGATTGGATCACATGTTCTATTTCGGAATATCTATCAAGAAGTTTATCATATGCTTCTTTTTTAACATCCCCGACTATTTGTGCCAGTGGAATATTTTTCTTGGTAATGCTATGGAGATTCTTAAGATTTTTAAAAAGTGAATCTAGAATAATATCTCGCTCAACGAGAAACATATCAGGAAATACTTTAAAAACTGCACATCCTTTAACCCTTTCCATGAGCATCTCGTCATTATTCAATGATGGATAAACCATAGGAACAGAAACATGTTTATGTAACTCTGCTTCATAATGGACTTCATTATACCAGGCAATCTCGCGTTTGATAAGCTTCTTACCTTGTTCATTGAGTGCCTTCTTATGAACAAACTTTTCGCCAATCTCTATGGAATTAAATTCTCGGCCTTCGTCTGTATTTTTCAATACCTCGAATAGTTTTTCTTTATCGCCAAAGTCAATAATCGAATCAACTTGGTAATTTGAAAGATTTCCTTTACGAGCTAACACATCAGCAAAATCTTCACCTTCAGCATATTCATTATAAAAATTTTGAAAATTCGGAACATAATAAATTCCAAACACATCGCCGGTTGCATCATCTACTTTGACCAATGTATTATGTACGAATTTATATCTGTTTTTTTGATTGTTGACTGTGAAAATGACCGGAGCATTATACAGGTTATTAAAAGCAGCACTGGGATCATCTAGGGTTGTGCTAGGGATTACATCACACCAAGTGAATAGAATATCATCTCCGTTGTGATCATTCCCAAGGGACGTTTCTATAGTGTGCGCAGTACCAAGAGCGGTATCAATAGTGATAATATTAAGTGTTGTTTCTTTGTCAAAATATAAATCGAAATATGCTCTAACTAATTCTTCATATTTTGGATGGATGATGATAGTGAAATCATCAGAGTAAGTTTTCCAGTATCGGATCAATTCAACAAACCCAGTTTGTTTTCCAATATTGATTAAGAATTTTGGGATGTAATTAGTGAGAGGTTGTAGCCGAGTAGCCAACCCAGCTGCAACAATGCAGATTTTCATGTATTGCCTTTCTTATTATTTTTATTTTATATGAAGCAGAAACGAACATTCTCCACTTGGATATTTTAACACAAGTGGAGAATGTTCGTTTGAGTTATTTATTATTACGAAAGACCCATGAGATCTTTTAATTTATCAATAACTTGTGTAGTCATATTGCATCGTAGTGTGACCAATGTGACTTCAGTTTCGATAATTCTACGAACCAAGCTGCGTGGTTCGAATTCGGCATGATCAACTATAACAGCCGCAGCTGTGTTCAGTATATCAATACCTTGAATAACTTCATATGTTGTGTCTTGATGTTCCAACAGATAAATTGCTGGCATTGGCAATTCAAGCAACAGCATTTTCAAAATCTTTTCATTGATTTTGGGAACCAAACCACTAATCTCTCCCGAAACCATATTATGATTTCGTATGATTGAGGCAAGTGTAGCAGGCCTTGACCTTACATCAATAAAGTCATTTTGTATAGTGTCCTGTAGTATTTCTCGAAGATTGGTTGTCATATATCCTCCAGTGATCATGAAATCCATTCTATCACAGAACTTTTAACTATGTAAACTTGTTTTTAGTCTGGCACAAAAACTTGTCAGCCAGATTGTAGGATTTTCTTGAGGCTCAACATAATGAGGCAGTTTTACATTAAGTAAAATGTTATTATGTCCTGTTAAATCAAATGATACATTATCTACTACCACACCGTTGATAGTGTTACCTGGAGACAACCCAATTACCGGCTGATAATGGTTCTCTAGATTATTATCAGACTTATGGACATGTCGCAGAACCGGGACTCCAGGCTCTACACAAAACACGATCATAAATTTAATGTAATCTATATTCATTGCTTCTACTGCACGAGCAACTAAATCATTTTTTAGTTCGCTGATATGATAAACATCCCGAGCCCTAACACCTGCATCTCGGTCTTCATCATCAAAATTTACGATCGTGATGTATGATTGATTAGAAGGACTTCTAGTATTCCTCAAACCCTTGAAATATTCATAATCTCCATAATCAAATTCTAATGGTGCATTATTTCTTATCAAAAGCATTTTCTATGTTCCATGTCGCTGTAATATTTCTTTTTGCTAATGTTTCACGTTTCATCAAATCTTCCCAAGCTTGTTCCAATCCATCCAAATCTTCATCTTTACAGATTTCGACGATATACATAACTTTTCCGTCATCATGAAATGATACCGACCTATTTACATGATGTTGTTCTAAGAACTCATTGTACGTGTGCCACTGATACGACCTAAAATACATGAAGCCAGTTGTTTGTGGGTTGGTTAATGTTCTAGTAATTAATTTCATTTCATTGTAATATTGTAAAAACCATTTGTTCCAGATGTCGGAAAATCTTCTATCTGGATTCTCAATCCGCTACTTTCAGATTGTTCTGGCTCCATGACGAATTCATCACATTGCCAGTTATATCTTTGTTCTGATTTATTTAATAGCCTATCAAAATACGCATCAAAGAAATTTGGACAGATATATTCATGGAGAATATTCCAATACGCACTAGACCTCACATTGAAATCAAAAATTAGAGGATTTGCTTTAGTTGGAAATGCCTGAAAGCTTCCGAGTGTTCCGAATGTTAGATTGTGCGCAAAATCATAATTATCAACATCAGTGATTTTGAAATATGTTTTTGATGTTGCGCGCGGAATCATACATTTTGTTTCCATCCAATGTCTAGAAGTTCCATCATTTAAATAATGGTGATAGATCGAATGATCTGATTCTATGTATTGTTGGAATATATAAGTCCCAAGTGTCCCTGGATTTTTCTGCGCATAATAAAATCTAGCTAGACCTTCATCGACATCCCGCATCAGATAATTTGTAAAATCATCAATCGAATTATATGTTTCATACGCCCATGGGTCGCCGCCTTTACTACCAGATCCATAGACAGATTTGACGATAATTGGCATGTTTTTTGGAACATCTTCAATAGTTCGCCAAGACGGAATTCCATCTAATTTAGGACTGAGAGAACCTAAATATGATTTGTGTACCGCATTAAGAGGAATTGTTTCATAATCTAACAAAGAGTTTAGAATCGAAATAGCATTACCGAGATTATCATTACAGCCAATAAAGAAATCGCAGTTTGATTGGGATCCGAGTTCTACAAGTCTTTCAATATTATTTGAATATAACGCTGTTGAATCTGGGAAATATAAAGGACCTCGAGAAAAGATTTGTGGTGTATGGCCCACTCGTTCTATTGCATTAGAAAACAATGATGCTTTTCTCTGAGCGCTTCTTGCTGTCCCACATAAGATACCTATTTTCATATTGATCTATATAAATTGAGCGACAACATTAATCGCATCTTGTTGTTTTCTATCTTCAATCAACTGTAGAAGAGTTTTGATTTTTGATTGGTATGGCGCAACATGGTATTCTAACTCACTGAACGGGATTTTTCCTTTACTATTTAATCTGATCAAATTATCTATATCATATTGACATGACGCGATCAAAAAATTTAGTTCTGGTATAGTACGAAATTCACACTTGTTATATGACTTATTTCCAGTACAAATAACTATTCCAGAATCAGCGAGTTCTTTATCCATTACCTTTCCTTTTCCATGTGTTCAGCACGTCCGATTTGTGTAAATATTGTATCATCGATTGATTCTAAAAGATGCCATTCTTCAGTACCGAGTTCATATTTTGATTGGATCATCGCATTAAATTCTTCAATCAATTTTAGATCATTTAGAATATTATCCATTTGCTTTCTCTGCTGCAAGCATTGACCCGAGTGCCCCAGCCGGATGATACTTAAGGAAGTCCATTCTCGTAAATCCTTTTAGATCACTCAAAGTTACTGAAATACAATCAAGAATACAAAGTAATGCAGTAGTACTCGATGTTGGTGCTAGACCTTCTTTATCACCTTCGATTACTGTCCCTATAAACAACTCATAATCCGCATTGCTTTTTGGTTTATCTTTTTTACAATGAATCAGAATTTGTTTCACATTAGGGCGAATAATTTTAACATAATTAATAACATCAAGCATTTCTTGTGTTTGCCCACTACGAGAAATGTGAATGATACAATCATCTGGGGAAATATATCCAAAATCCCCATGGCCACAATGGGTAATATTCAAAGGCATAGTTGATAAGCCTAATGATGCCATTGTTTCTGAGATCTTAGTAGCTATGTTTGCATTCTTGCCAACACCAGCAATAATGATTCTTCTTGAATAATCGGTGAAGGTAGAAAGAAAATCAATAATCTGTTTATATTCTTCTGTATGAATTACACTATACAAATTCTCTAATGCGCTAATTTGTTTATCAATACAATGTTCTGCTAAAGTTCTTGGTTGATCCATATTAATTGTCTCACTATATTTTTATTATTTTATGTTTCTATTTTAAACTGAATTAATCCTGCTTGGTACGCCGAACTTTTATAAGTATTTACCTGATGTTCTGGCATATCGGGTCCAACACCTTGAGCGATAACAGTATGCCAATAATCATGATGCAATCCTACATATCCTAATGCTTCTATTAGATATGTCAGATTAGGGTTTTTAGTTTGACCCATAGTGATAATCAAACTGATTGGTAGATTTAAAATAGGAGTTTTAGTTACTCCATCGTGCGTATAGGCAAAACCATTTACTAAGATTTTTTGCATGAATGCCACTAATGGATATGGCGGCATTTCACACCATAATGGAAATGAAAAACAGATTGCATCACACTCAAGAATGTGCTCTTTGTATGCCTCAATCAGCATTTCATTTCTATCATTGCTTTGAGTATAACCGGTATGAAAATGATTCTCAAATAAATCTAACTTACCAATATCATGCCCTGCATCTTTAACACCTTGGATAAATTGATTGGTAAGTTCCGCGCCGAATCCGCTCTTATTGGGATTTGCAGTAATAACAAGGCTCTTCATATTATTTTAATAGTTTTAGTAATGGATATTCTTCAGCACTGCGAAACCGCAACCAATATTGTGGATGTCTACATGATTGGACATTATATCTGTTTGCTAAACACTTTGTCCACTTTGCAGCTTCATTGCCGAGTGTTATAATTTTTTTGGGTTTTAGGTTATCTAGAAATGTTTGTTCTGTTTCAACACCAAATCCATCTTTAGCATTGATCCAATAATATTTATCTTCCGGGATATTAGCATCTTCTAATTTTTTTAGGAGCCAACGCCCGGACCCAGATCCAACAAATGGAGTATTGTACCCTAATGCTTTAGCCCCAGGGCAATCGCCAACTAAAAGAATATTTCCAACACGAAAGTTTCCAATTCCACTGCCTTTTTCATCTCTGTTTAATGATTGGATCGTCGTGGCAATAGATGTAAGACGAAGACTATTAGCTTCTATTGAAACTAAAAATCTAGTTTGTTGACGCTCGATATAAAATTCAATTGCGTTATTGCCTAGAGCAATTCTTTCCAGGCCTCTACGCTCGTACGGTTGTAAATATCGGCACCCATTAGAGAAAAAATTCCAGAGGAAATGAATCTGGTCTGGGTATTTTGCGCGCTCGGCTAAAGTGATAATAGCTTGATTAAATGAAAGTGGTTCATCGAATCCGACTATAGATGTATACACCCCATCCAAATTAATAGTCGGCAATTCTTTAAGTCCTTCATAGAAGACAAACATGATTTTACCATCCTTCTGTCGGGTGTTCTAGATAGACTTGAACTTGTCTACGAATCTCATTCGTGATTTTATTTTGGCGACCGGTATTTCTTGATAACCTAATAAACCACCGCCATCCATTGTCTATTGCTTTGACTCCAGAATGAAATGATTCACCATTGAACTGGATGTATTCACCAGATTTAACTTGATATTTTTCCAAGTGTGACATGGTTTCTATCTCATCATGCCACCTATTGTATATCCTTGTATTGATATCAGGTTCGGAAACTTCTACTGGCCCAATAATAAATGTGGTAGGACAAATCTCAGCATTAACAAGACCTGATAAATGTTCAGCTCTATATTCTGGCGTCAAGTAATTTGGTTGTCCTGTTGATGTAGACCGAGGGATATCATCATGATGCCAACCTGGAATACACGGATACCAATTCTTCATGAGCATATGAACTCTCGAATCCAAAACCAGATTACTGCTGGTCCACCAATCATGCGGAAGCTTTAGAATAAATTCCTTAGTGATTGGTCCGCCATGCTGATATGCATAATCAAGATTACAATTAAAAAACATTGGTTCATTTTTAATATCTTCAATGTTCCAATCTGCCTTGAATGATCCACGATTTTGGATTTGAGAATTGAATTTCATTTGATACCCTTTACATATTATCGAAACATATAAATTTTTCACTGATAGGATCCAGAAATCCTACAGAGTCATGCCCAAACTTTGCACTTTCTATAACCATAATATTTCCGATACTATTTGAACCTATCAAATAGTCATCAGGAAAATTAAATGTTTCTAACATTTCTTTAATACACTTGATGGTGACACATCTAAATGCAGGCATTCCATTTGAATCATTGAGTATCATATTCATCTACCAGTTTAGGAATTCCGTTGATTAAACGGAATAGATTTGTTTTATCAAACTTTGGTAAAGCTTCAGCAAAAGCTTTCCAAATATCCTGGTTCTCATTAGTTCGACCCCAGTTTTTAGTAATATCTAAATTCTGAGATTTTGCCATCACCTCTAGTTCTTCACAAATCAATTCCCAATGCTCAATGAACTTTGGTGTATTAGAAGTAGCACAATGAGCCAAGAAAAAAGCTGTCGCGAATAAAACCACTGAAGCCATTTCATTTATAGGCAGCTCTAGGGTCCGGAGTTCGATTCCTATGACCTTACCAAGTTGAAGAGGTATAACATCATCAGACCATCGTTCGCGCAATCCGGCGCGCCCCTTACGTCCCCAGGACATAACTTTTTTAGAGTTTAATACTTCACTAATTCGTCTAGGAGAAGTAAATCCAATGACTTCTAGAGCCATGAGAATCATCCCGGCTTTTTTGCCAAGCCCAAGACCGCCAAGTGTGATATGAAGCGAATGCTTATGATTCGTTGGAATAGCACCAATTCGGCGAAGTAGTTCGACTTCATACGCGAGGACCGCGGGGTTGTAGCATGGTTCAAACGCAAACTCGTAGTACTTGTCCTTGCCTTTTGGGATTCCGCATTGCTCAGTAAGCTTCAAACGTGGAGTTAAATGCTCCTCTTCCCTAGAACAATGGTTCGTCAAAAGCTGTTTTGATCTATCCGATAGTTCAGAGTAAGGAGTATTCTTCAAATAGACTTCATACAAATGTGGAAAATAATGACGCCACCGAACTTCAACCTCTGCACCAATAGTGACACAATCACTTTCAGTATAGAGGTCTTCGATGTATTGCATTTGGGTAATATTCTGTTCTGGAATTTCACCAAGCTCTGGAAAGGCATTGAACAGGTTGCGAATCGCGTCAGTTCTCATTATATATGTTCTAGTCGAAGATGAAATCTTCCCATTGTTTAAGGAATGGATATGATTGTTTTGAAGTGCCAAGCTTGATATACTCAACAGACAGTTCAATGAATTCCTTCTGCGTTGCAGAATTTGTTTTGATAAGCATGTTTACAACATGACCAAAATATGTAGAATTATCACTGAGCAGTTTTTTAGCTCTTGCTAATTCACGAGTTATGATATTGGTGATAGCAATATCCGATTCTTGGATTGATGTCACCCAATTAATAGGGAGTCCAGCCGATCCGTCAATTAAAACCGGAACATTATTTTCAAATCCAAATCGTCTAACATAATTGCTGGATAGATTTGTTGCTTGGACAATATCCGATTGTGCCCCACTTGTTATATTTTCTTTGCCATAGATTAATTCTTCCGCAGCTCGACCAGCTAACATAATACAAATAGAATCAAGGCATTGTAATTTAGTTTCTGCTTCATCTGAAGGCGCATCAAGAATATACCCACCTTTAAATTGAGATGTATTAACCTTTACTTCGAAAGGTGCCGATTTAGTCAATAGAGAATATATCACAGCATGTCCACTTTCATGAACAGCAACTAGAGCTTTGAAATCAGCTGAAGTTTTTTTCTTGTTCTCATTCATTTCCAATTCGACTGGAAATGATGCCGAAGAATTAAAACCATTAACTACTATATGTTTTTCATCATCATGCATGAAAAGAGATAAACTCTTTTCATCATTCTCTATAGCCCAAAATGTTGCGTTAACCAGCAGATTACTGAAAATTTTGTGGATAGATGAAAATACTGGCCGAGTTCCTTGTGTCGGGAAGACCGCATTGTTATAAATCTCATCTAATATTTTTTGATCTAATGTAAAGGATATATCCGACACTTTAGACATTTCATCAGTGTACTTAAGACATGTTGCTTTGATCAGCTTTTGATACGACGATTTACTCATAGACGGGTAGATAATATGATTATTGCCCATGCGAGAAATCTGTTCTGGACGAAACCGTTCTTCTAGATTTGCCTTGATTTCATTGGATGTAATATTTTTGGTAACTTCATGATAATAATCAGCATCAGTATCAGAATCATCTGTACTTGTCGCCCCAATAAAAGCAGTATCCAGATTACCAGAAATAAAGATAACTAATTTAGAATAATCAATTTCCCAAGTAGTTCGTGAGTCACAAAATTCATGGAACACTTTTGCTATTTTTGAGGTAGACCAAGACAGAATTTCACTAATTGGTTCCTGTAGGCGCAGAAGTTTCTTTAGATTTTTTGCTTCATACGGATATAGCGATGTTTTTTTCTTTGGTTTGCTATCCTCATCTTCATCAGACTCATTAAGAAATTTGCCATCATCATAATCTTGCTGTGCAATCAGCATTTCAATTTCATCAAAAACTGATGAATCAGATGAAAACTTACCATCACTTAAAAGAGTCCAGACATCTTGGTATCGTTCAACCGCAACATCTGCATCATTATCATCAACAGTCCGGTAACGTTGGATTTCATCTAACAACAAAATACCTGGTGTGCCTTCATCAATAGATGATTGCAAAAGAACAGATGAAATCGTAGTAGGTCCATATGCTTTAATAGACCCACCATCCATTTGTATTTCTACAAACTTGGTATTAAAATCCAGTAGTGATACGATACGCCGGACTAATTGGGTTTTGCCAACACCAGTCATACCCCAAAGATTAATGATCACTGGGCGAGTAATAATTTCTGGGAAAATATACCAAGCTGAAAGAGAGTCAACAATCTTTTCAATGATTTCATCCAAACCAAAAAATTCTGTTTTCAGCTGAATTTTAACTCGGTCTAAAACTTCACGCTTTGCGGTGATTAAACTTTTATCTAACGGCATCAAATATCTCGGTTGAGGCGTTTCATTAGTCCAGCCATTTTAGTTTTCCTTCTATTTGAAGATAAGTGTATCGTTATACGTATTGCTCATATGACTTCCAAATTCTTGATTATATGATTCATAGCCCATGAGATTTTGCAAATCGCATCGTAATAAATGCCTTGACGGATCAAAGCATTTACGAAATCCTTTTTCTTTTCTTCGATGAACTTCAATTGATCTTTCGTTACAATATTCTTAGGCGTAGTCATTTATTCCACCCTAACTTCAGAGAAAGTTTCTCGAAGTAATTCCAATCAGCATAGTGGAGTAAAGTAACTTTCTTTTCATGTCTGGTAATAGTGATTCGTGTATCATCACCTCTCAACCTAGCAATCTCTTGTCCATCTGCTTTACATGAGACCTCACGTCCTTTCTTGTTATGGACATCAATTGTAATTGCACTTTTACCAGATACGATAATCGGACGTGATGCCATAGTCAATGGAGCAACTGGAACAATTTCCATGACATCTAGATCTGGCTCAATAATACTACCTCCAACCATCAGGGCGTAGGCAGTGGACCCGGTAGGTGTCGCCACTATGACACTATTAGCCTTATGTTTACCGGCTGCTGAGGCCCCTATTTGCAAGTCATAATTTATAATTGAGTCGGAATATAAATCAGAAATAACGAAATCATTTAGTGCAAGATATTCATTACCGTTGAACTCAACGCTGAGCAATGTCCTATAATCTTTTTTAAATATTTCTTCTTGTTGAACACTGCTGGTGTAGATGAACAGTGAGTCAAACAAAATATCTAATGTTTCTTCGGTTGCTGTCAAGTCAGTTAAAAATCCAACCTGGCCTAAGTTAACACCCAAAATAGGTAGGTTTAATTCTAGAGCTGATTTTGCCGCATAGAGAACAGTCCCATCTCCACCAACAGGAACAACAAGAGTTCTATCATCGGCTTCTTCATATGATTCAATGATTTTAATTTCTAACCATTCTGATCCAAACTGCGGATTATTTTGACGTAAAGCTAAATGCTTTTTAGCAAATGCTATAAGGCAATTTGCTAAACCGACGTTCGCTCCACCGATCTTCGGAATAAACAGAATCTTGTTGTACATTACTTAACCTTTGTATTCTGTGATCAACTTAATAAGCTGGCCTTTGGATTGACCGCCAATTGCTCTATTGACAACTTGTCCAGCCCGGAAAAAAAGTAGAGTTGGGACAGCACGAACCTGATACTCACTAGCTAATTCAAAATCCTCATCAATATCAAGCTTGACTACGAGCATAGTACTGATATTTTCTGTTGCAACCTGTTCAAGTGTTGGGGCCATTGACTTACATGGCCCACACCAAGGAGCAGAAAAGTTAACCAATACGAACTCATTCATTTTGAGAATTTCTGCTAATTCACTACCTTTGATTTGTGTAACAGCTGACATTTAAAAGTTTCCTTATTATTTTTTATTGTGGCTTATAAAACATTATCAAAAATGCCACTCACCGGACGCCAGCCGACAAGTGGTAAATGTGTTGGCTGGCGCGCTTATAAGCTTACTGATTTGCCCGAATTCGAATGTCAGCAAGATTATAATCAACCAAGTTCTGTCCATTGACCCATACAGTTTCCAAAGCCTCAGTATGGTTTTCGTCAAGGTCTTCGATTCGGATGGTTTGATATTCACCTAAAAGATTCTTAGCAACGGTCAAACGTCCTTTCTTACTTCTTTTCCCTTGATCAGTGATTGGATCCTTAAACACATCGACATACACACCGTTGATCTTTGCTGCACATGTCTTCATTGCGAATTTCAAATCATCGCGGTTGACCATCTGAAGCAATCCACCACCTTGACCGAAGACAAGATTTTCAACGCTGTATCCAGCTTCCATCACTGCAATCAGGATACGTTCGAAGTCTTCAGAAGTAGCAAGTCCATCACCTTGAAGAATACGAACCACGTTAAGAACCTTGAAGCCCTTGTTATTGATCACAACGCCATAATGTTCTGCGAACATATCAAGCAACGTCAGGATCACCGAAACTGGATCACCAGAATCAGGACGAACAACAAGATTGATTCCTGAATCAAGGATTTCCTGCTTCAACGTCGTGCAATAATGCATTGCAAGTTCGAAGATGTTATACCCGTCTGACACGATCGAGACGATGGTGCCTGGCGCTTTATTGTACGTACGAATCAAGTCACGTACGGTTTGCAATTCACCAGATTTGCCGCGCATCGTCATGATGCTGTGTTCTGTCGCAAAGACACTGAAAGCGGCCATCGCTTCGTTGTAATACACATTAGCATACAACACGCCGGTGATCGTATCCGATCCCATTGCACCAGTAGCCAAGTGAGCAAAGTCACCGATCCCAGCACTTTCTCGGCTTGACACACCGCGAGCACCGAAATCGTGATACATGAAAGCGATTGCTGATTCGATATCAAGATCGCTAGTCAAAGCCAAATACTTCTTGATGATGTTCCGGTTCTTCATGCTACGAGTCGCGACAGTTACTGGATACCAAATCGCACGAAGCAAAGTGGTTTCGAAGTACGCTGCCATCCACGCAAGTTCTGGGTCCGTGCATTCGATGGTGACTAGTGCGTTTTGAGAAGGAATCACTGTGCCCTCTGGGAGCGCCCTGATGATCAGAGGAGGATATCCTCCATAGACATTGACAACCTTTTCCCAATCAGCACGCGGAAACATTTCACGACCACCAACGATATGAGCAGCGAAGAATTCTTCGGCTTGATCAATCATTGCATGAGTGATAGGCTTGAAACGCTTGCGCCAAAGTTGAAGACCGACGAAGAGAATCTTTTCGCCTTCAATGCGTGGTTCGATATAGGAAAATGCTGAAGTCACACCGAGAACTTTGTACATCGCTTGGTGACAAAGCTTATACGAATCTGTATCAAGGATTTCGTTATCTTCTGGGCGAGCAATGGTCCGAGGATCACCAAGTAGTTCCAGTTCTGCCCAAAGAGCAGCACGACGAAGAGCGATTGATTCGAAAGTCAGAGTGGTAGCATCAGCCACTTGATTAGTGTTAGGATACATATCCATTTTAAATCACCTTTAATATTAGATTATTTTAGTTGAAGCATGGTCAACCCATGCCGATTTGCTACTATTTAGAAATTGCCACGATCAATAAAATATGTCGCGATATGGAAATGATCGGCAAACATGATCATTTCCATCTTACGAAATTCTGCAAAAGTGAACCATCGTGCTTGTCTAGCGTCATCCATTCCTTTGACCTTTGGCAATCCTTTGCCATGTTGCTCGAGAGGGATATAGGCTGCTTCTGTAATATATCGACCACGAAGATCTCGATCTGGATGCATAAAGATTTTCTGCTCTTTAACTCGAGCACGAAGAACTGATTCCATTATATCAAGTTGCGTTTCTTCTACCAATTCACGAATCCCGCAATCCAGAAATGTCATATCAATCTTGATATTTTTTGCAGGGTTTGCTTTAAGATTCATATGACCACCCGGTAAAGCCCATAGATCCATCCCTGGCGCTTTATCACGTTGAATCAAAAGAATATGTCCAGACTGGGTGACAACAGTGTCGCCTGCGACGAATGGGACATCATAGGGAGCAAATGCCCAATCTCGTGCATGGCTGTCAAGATATTTTTGTTCATTGAGTACATAGGCATATCCTTCACTGGACTCGAACTCTTTTAGATATTGGAAAACATTTTGCGGGACATATAAAGGTGCACCGGCCATGAAGTGCCGCTTGAAATAAGCTTCACGTAGATCAGTTGCATTGATTGTTTCTTTTGCCGGAGATTCAATGTGGCCAAATTGAGGAAACTTATTCAGATAGTACGAAGTATGATCTTTCGTATACCCAATTAACGAAACTCGTTTGGCACCATTCCGGTTCTTGTTGATAGCACGTTGAACACCTTCGATCCAACCATCTTCATTGTAAGGCCTATCACGAAGAGGTTCGAACGAAACACGATCTAATTCTTCTCGTGTGAGCGAGCCCTGAATCATCTGGATCCGTTCTTGATAAGACCATGGATTTTTAGGTGTACGTGGTTGATTGGCACTACCGATGAGAATGACAAGCCGTTCTGCTAGTTTAAGTGCTTCTTTGATAGTCAGTTCATGGCCAAGATGATATGGCTGAAACCGCCCGATATATGATAATAAATCGTATTGCATATAGGACATCCCTATTATTTTTATGTTGATGAAAGTTGTTGAGACGAAATCCACTTTCGTCTTTTTGCTACAAAAGTATTTATATGAGAATTATATCGGATTGTTTACTACGCGTACCTAGAATTATTATATTTGCACGCAAAAAAAGATCCCATATAGGGATCTTTTTTATTTGGAGTAGGACTTTGTCCTACTCCATTGCCGCCGGTGTTGAAATTATGCAGTGACCATGCGGTTCTTGAACTCGTCGGCTGGAACATTGCGAATTTCTTCGGTGCCGACATTTTGCAAGACCACATCATGAGCACGTCCTTTCAGGCCGAGAACTTTGAATGAACCGGTTTCGCCGGCCAATTGGACTTCCTTGTTCAACAGACTTTGCTTGATCCCGACGAGCTTATGGAACTGAGCAAACCGCGCTGCTTCACGAGTTGCACCAGCAGCGCCACGGATCGCCTTAGCAACACCAGCTACGGTCCCGGAAATATGGAAACTCAGGCCGGAACCTTGGCGGGTGACTCGCGGCGTAACCGCGTCGAAGTTCAGGTCATTCTTGGCGCCGAGTTCTTTCATGAACGCAGTGATTTCACGTTGGACACGCTTCGTCACGGATTCCTTTATCGTCGGCAACGGGACCTTCGGAGTCCGAATGTTTGTATTCGACTCGATCTGTTCTTGACGGGCCTTGGCAAGAGCGATCTTTTCGGATGCCGTCTTGAGTTGAGCTTCAAGGCGTTCCTTACGGAGCTGAGCCTTGGCGGCCAATTTTTGTTGGCGTTCAAGACGAGTGGCCTTCACTTCTTCAGACGTACGACGGACCGTGGTACCTTCGTTGACATTGACATTCGACATGATAAATCTCCTTGTAATTAACAATAAAGACTTTTAAAGGTCTTCCTTAACAAGCCGTGGAATCTCCAGACATACTGTCCTCGGTTTCAGATTCGTTCCAGCATGATAAGAATAGTAAAACAAAAAAACGCCCTTGTAAATAAATATTTGCGATATTTCAAAACAAATATCCACAAAAATTCATCTAGAAGAGCTAAGCTATTGATTTTAAACGACTTTTTTAATAATCTTTAATTGTTATATTAAAGCGGAGTTAGTCTAAATCTTCTTCTTTCCTAATGACTTGGTCTGCTAACTGGACGATTTCTGCATGAAGTTCGCGGCCAAACTTGATGAATTCATCGCAAGTGAACCATGTTACTTCTGATGTTTCAAAGTGTGGTTCATCAAACGAAACACGGTCTTTGACTTTTGCTACATAGACTGTTGTTCGTCCTAGGAAGTTTCCTAGTTCTGTTAAGGACAGCATATTACTTTGACGGAGACCAAGCTCTTCTGCACTCTCTCTTAATACAGCTGTCCGGTGGTCTTCACCTTCTTCAATGACACCTTTACATAATTGAAATTTATCGCCGCCATACATTGTATCAGATGGTTTCATAAACATCATGTATACTTCACCATTTTCTACAATGTACGGAATCATTCCGGCCCGGTATTGAATATTTCTACCTTTGTACATTATTTAAGTCCTTGTTTATTACGTATTATCCATAGAGTCTATTGTCATTATGACTGTAGCTTTCTTTAATCGTGTTGCCTCATCTGTGCCACCAGCTCCAAAATGTAATTCAAAGCTGATATCTTGTAACGGGATGCTAGTATTGGCTAATCCCGTCGTCTTGAATTTCTGCTGAACATAATGGGATATTATTTCTTTAACTTGTAAATCCTAATATTGATTTGACCATCATATTTTTCTATTACTTTAATTGTTGGAAACCTTCTAAGCCAATTAGACTTAGAAGGTTTTATTACTTCACTGAGATCAGATACCTGCAAACATGCTATCTGACATACGTTGGAACAAGTTCTTGATTCGTGAGAAGATATAATTCACGATTTTGCGAACTGGATCATTGATCATAGTCCAGACAAACGAGATTGGCCAGAATGCAATCCATTCAGTAATACTCGTCTTATGTTTCGAAGCCATTGGCTTGATCGATTGACCAATCAACGAAGGATCAGCTAATGTATCATTTAAATTTAACTTATTATAACAACGAAGACCACTATTGCTTACGGCATAAATAAAATCAGTAAGCTTTCTAGCTACCTGTTCAAACTTAGCTAGTTCTTCATCATACAAAGCTTTAGCCTTATGATATTCGGAAGTTAGAGCACTATAATTTGGATCATCACGATCTGGCCGTACCGGCGGAACTGGAGCAATCATAGGCGCAGAAATATCGCTCAGCGATAATTTATTTTTATTCAAATGGTTGGCTTTAAACTCTGTGAAGATTGTCCGAACATTGTTCAAATGAAAATACCACTTTGCAAATGACCATACAACACCAACAACAAAATATCCGCCAATCGAAATGGCAGTTAGAACAAGATTTGCCTTCAGCGAAGAGAACTCAATCCCAAAGTGGATGATCCCAAGCGAGACAAGAATCACCGAACCAAGCGTAGCGAAGAACCAATTGCCACTATCATGAGCATTATTCAGATCAGTATCAATACTGAAAACAACAATGATAAGTGCAATGATCAGTGCTGCATAAAACACAAACGGAATGGCTAGAATTACATCTAGCCATAGAGCAAACGGAGTCAATAAAGAGAACATATGTTTTCCTACTGGAGTGGAATTAAAAACGGATATCTAAATCCGGCCTAACAGTTCTAAGAATTTGAAGTGCATATACTTCAGCATTTCTAATATCAATACCATCAGACAACATAAAAATAAAAGTCCCAACAGATTCTCTCATTTTAGCCAAATGAACTACATTATCAAAAAATGACCCAATCAATATCTCAATATCGGATATTTCTTCAGCCATCTTAATAATATTCATATGACACTTAGAATGAACCAAGACATGTTTTTTACCATCAGACCATGATCGTAAAATCTGACTTAACTCATGCGGATTTTGTAGGGACATATTATATTTAATATCGTGTGTGTTTGATAATTATATGATGTCTCATACAACAAGTGTATTTTTTCTTCTGGATTTATACTTCCTTAGCTAACTCCGGAGGAACAGGATACCCCTTACGAACAATTCCTTTTTTCACTATCTCTAAAATATCTTTAAGTTTATCTTTAAGAATGAAATCATTGGAATGAATAACTTTCCAAACTTGTTCCCATGTTAGTACTTCATTTGGTTTAAATTTAGGTCCGAAAAATTTATCGACTATTTTTTGCGGGTCTGTAGTAATAACTTTCTTATCGGTTGTTTTTGCACCTTTGATTAATTTCTTTTTACCTTTAATGGTTTGAGTCCCAGACATTAATCCTCTGCCTAAATCAAAGAATAAACGATCCCATGTTGCTGGGACTTCCTCACCGGCATCATTAGTTCCTGTTTCTTTAACTTTGGTGTCTGCATAGCGTGCACAAGCATAATAGACTTCTTTTGGATACAATGCTTTATACTTACTCTCATCATACGATGGACTATAAAATGACCATGCTGCATATTTAAGATCATCAACTGGCATTAAATCAAGTTGAACAATTTTGTCTTCTTGTTTGCCATCAGAGTTTGAAATAGGATAGGCTACACTGACGACATCAAGGCCAGGAAATGCTTTGACATCAGAGTAATCTTTTCCTATCTTGGTTAAGAATTCAAAGACCTCGGCTTTGTCCTTGAGATTATTAGCTTTCATTAAAGCCTTCATTGATATCCCGAAATCAATATCCCCAGAGGATCCTTGTTCTGTTCCATTTTTTTCTGGGTTTCTTTTACCAGTGGACCCGAGTAAAACAGTATCAGATTTCTTGAGGCCAAGTTTTGGAAGAAGTTCTGAATAGATAGAGGCTAATGTATCTTTAACATTAAGCTGATTAATCCTAGAAGAAGTCTTTATTGCGGCACCGCCCTCTAAAAGTTGGCGTCTGGTTGGAGTCTTTACTGACTCTTCTAGGTATTGTTTAAATGTCTTCATTAGTCAAGCGTTTTTGATAGGGTTATTTTTGGTTCGAAATCTTTATACGCATTTTGATACGATTTGAACTTAGGCCCATGACCAACTTTAAGCATCTCTTCATACCCAGATCGTTCAGCAATGGCTTCATGAACCATCTCATGACCAACGGTTTGCCAGAGATCAAATTTAGAATTAATGTGCTTAGAGAAGCGCAGAACTATTTTGCCACCTTCATAATCACAGAACCCGAGGATCTGTGCAGCTGGATTCTTTTCAAGATACTCGGTGTCGCTAGGAAAAGCCTTGTGATTTAAGCTATCTTCGATGACAAACGTTGGCTCTTCAAGTTCGCCATCATACACGCCTTTGTTGATCGCATGCCAGATGGCTTCGATATCATGTACAGATGGTGTGTACATCTGTTGTTCTTTCATAAATCCTTTAAAGCTGAGCATAATTTGTCCGGATGCGATGATGGACGACCATTGCGTCGTCCATCTGTATTTATCATCGAGTACCTAATGCTTATGTTTTGTCAGTAATATGGAAGCTTGTCCTGCTTTGAATGCTTTTTTGATCGAACTGATCGGATACGTAGCATGTTCACATGAAGCGATCGATCCGAGATGTTTAGCTCGATATTGAGCGAACGTCATGGCCGGTTCGCCTGCGATCATGACACACGGGAGTGCTGCATCAACCAGATCAAGGTCTTCTTGACGGATAGTGACTTGGAACTCGGTATCACCAGCCATCTTTCCTGCACGCCGATGGATTTCTTCCATGATAGGGTTCCAAGCGATTGGAACAAGCATATAACCTTCAGGGATTTTTATAGTTATGTTCATTGGGTTACTTTGTGTTAGATGTATACTTTGCAAGACTTATGATTGCATCGACTGTGAACCGATATGTCTTGCCATCATTAGCAGACTTAGCCAAGACTGGTGTTTTCCACGCTTTTGCATTCCAGCCAACGATCATGATATCACCAAGAGTCCGATGCTTAAGAGGCTTCTTGATATCAATATCTTTGAGATAGATTGCTGCATAATCTTCAAGAGCATCAGTGGTTCGTTGTTGACGAACCGTACCTGTTCCGGCGATGGTAACTTCCAGCTTCAAAGTGCAGGCGGTATCCGTTGCCAATTTACCGCCGTTTATGCGGAGAGCAATTCCGTATTTCTCTCCAATAGCTTTCAGATCTTCATTAAGCAAACTGGTCAAATTCATCGTCGAAGTACGATCGAGAGAAGTAATCTTGGTCATGATTTTGTTTCCTAGCTGGTTGACGTTAGAATCATTTTAACCCAATCTTTTAAGTTTGTACACTATTTTCTTTAAGATTGGCATTATTTATTCTTTCGACCATTTCTTGGATTCGGTCTATTGCTTCAGAGGCTGGTTTAAACATACACACATCAAATAATCTAGTATCAATATGACCGCCTCGGTCATATTCTTTATTATTTAAGATAGTGTATGATTTGTTTGGTGAATATCTATTTCCGGCAATATACTTCAATGGAACAACTTCACCTGATGTTCCAATTACTATAATGATATCATTTCTGGATTTGCCGAAAGTTGAAAACATTTCTGCATACTTAGGCGCGGGTTCACCGAAGAATACTACACCCGGTTTCACATCTTCTAGAGAACCGCACCTCAGGCAGGGCATATTTAGTTCATATGGCGAATACCCTACATCCCAAGTATGCTCGCAGTTTAGACAAGTCATATCTGTAAATTTACCATGGACATGAACTACGTCTTCGCATCCAGCCCGTTCTAGAAAATCGTCAATGTTCTGGGTATAAATCTTGACATTGTCTTTACCATATTTCTTTTGGATCTCAGCTATCCCTAAGTGGGCCTTATTAGGACTTAAACTAGGTAACCCTATCCGACGTTCATTATAGAAATCAAATACCAAATTCCTATTTTTCTTGAATACATGGATATTACAAACTATGTCTGGATTATATTTCGTCCAAAGCCCATCTTCATTATCACGAAATGTAGAAATACCAGATTCAGCTGAAAGTCCAGCACCAGTAAAAATAAGAATTTTATTCATTATGTTTTAAGTTATCCAAACAGAACCTGGGCGCCGCCTGGCGTCTTAGGGATGATTAGTGGAGGTGTATCACCCTCACTGAGTGGCATGGTCGCTGCGGAGATCCTAGCTTGTTCTGCCGACCCATATGGGCCAATTTCTTGGCCGCTTGATAACCTAACGAAGAATTGAACTGCTGCTTGATCTGAATTTGTGAGTAACATAAATATATTCCTGTTGATTTAAATATATTTATGTTACAAAAAAGGCCTCTTTAGATTAGAGGCCTTTTTTTGTTTATTGCGGGTTTTGGATTTCGGTTGGGGTGTAGACGAAAGTTCCAGTATCTTTATCCTTTGTGATCGGCATAACAAATCGATCTTTTGGATTTCGGAGTATCGACAAGTAAACATGAACGATACGTTCAGATAGCTCCGAATTTTCTTTACTGCAGGTTTCCATGAGTTCCTTGACGGTCCACGGTTTGTAGTTCCCATTGGCATCTTTAACACGGAAAGCTGCCGCCATCCGTTGGAGCTTCGAGTCGCGAACTTTCCGGACTTTGGGGCCTGCGACTACTGGAGGAACTTGGTCAACCGCAGGTTGGATTTCGGCAGATGCAGCAATTTCTTGCTTATCGATCTCCAGAGCGGCTTCTTCGATTTTGGCTTCTTCAATCTTGTCCAATTGAACAAGAGCTGAAAGATCGAGTGCTTCGAGAGCCGACCAAACTTTCTGCATTGATTCTGTTTTGGAGGTCTTGAACAAATTCCGGGTTTCGCCGGTGATGGCGTTATATATTGATGTCAATTCGGCGCTCGAAAAATCATAGGCGGCCAAAGTATCAAGCGAAGAAACACAAAAATCTTTTGGATATTTCTCAGCGGCGATTGTCTGATCTTGGACATACCCGATGACCTTAGTCATATCTGCATCAATAATAAACAATGACATTGCAACATCTCCTGAATAGGTAATCATATTGAACTTAACTCTCACCAAAACTTGGCAGCGACTAAATCCATCCAGTATTTTGAATCATGCCAGTTTATTTAAGTAGGCATGATTCTATATTGTTCTTGACTTCACAAGACCATGAGAACATTATACCAAGATCCTGATAATAGTAAACAGTTTTAACCAAATAGACCAAATTTAGTTATTTTTGGTCCCGTTGGCAATGTATTCAGTATCCATTTCACCAATGATTGTACTGGGTGACTCGATGACTACATCAAATTCCCAGAGATTAGCAAGATGACCGATAGTCTCTTTAACCGAGTCATCATCAAGTGGCCTATTCAAATACGGAGTATGAACGATGGTTAGAGTTCGGTCACCAAGAATATCTACATTATCAACTTGAAGATCCGGAACCCAGTTTGCTCGGTTATAACTTTCAGAAAGTGAATTCCGGACTTTGATATAACCATCATCATTATGGATTGCAGAAATCTCGACAAAATTCTCTTCTTGAATATCCGTAATAGAAAAGAATTTAAAATCACGAATTACTTTTGGAGACAAAAACTGTGCTATGAATGAATCATCTTTATAATTCTCCATTGCATCTTTAACAACAGGAAGCCATGGTGTCCCAGCAAACTTTGGAAACCAATGACGGTCTTCTTCTGTAGGGTTTTCACAGATTCGTTTGATATCCATGAAGATAGCAAACCCGAGTGCATACGGATTAATTCCGCTGAACCAGCGCTTATCAAATTCTGGTTGATACACCACATTGGTATGTGATGCTAAAAATTCTATATATGACCCAGATGAAACAAGACCTTTTTCATATAGCCGTGTCATAATGAAGTAATGCGTGAATGTTGCAAATCCTTCATTTAAGACTTTGGTTGATCCTTGTGGATAAAAGTACTGAGAGACTTTACGAACAATGCGGATGATTTCACGTTTCCAAGATGGTAAATCTGGTGCATATTTTTCAATGAAGTACAAGATATTATCTTCCCGATCTGCTGGGAATTTTTCATCTTTGGCGTTTTCTAACGTGTTATTTTTCGGGACTGTTTTATCCCAGATAGGATTGAAATCAATACGGGCTTGTTCAAGCCGTTCCATCGCCCGCTTTTCTTCATCACTTGCACTGATAGATGGAGGGCGCTTATATCGATCAATCCCATAATTCATTAATGCATGGCAACTATCTAAAAAGGCTTCAACTTCAGCAACCCCATATTTTTCTTCACACTTTGCAATATAGTTCTTGGCAAACAACAAATAATCAATAATTGCTGAAGCATCAGTAAATTGTTTGAACATGAAATTGTTCTTGAACACTGCTGAATGTCCAGCCGATGCGTGAGCCATGACCAAACATTGCATAGTCATGTTGTTTTCTTCCATGAGATATGCGATACATGGATCTGAATTAATCACGATTTCATACGCTAGACCCATTTGGCCATGTTGGTATGATTTATAATTCTTCAGGAATTCTTTTCCAAACGACCAATGCTTATACATGATTGGAAGACCAGTTGATGCATAGGCATCAATCATTTGCTCGGCTGAAATGACTTCCATTTGAGGCCGATAATAATCAAGCTGAAGTTCTTCCTTAGCGATCTTTTCGATTTCAATCCAAGTCTTTTCAAGAAGATCAAAAGACCAATCTTGACCTGGCCCAAACAGCGGTTTATTTTTCTTAGCCATTATTCTTTCCAATTAACGTGCAAATTTTATTGCACTATCTACTTCATCACCAAAGGCCACTTTATCACAATCCGGATAAAACCACGCGATACACCCAGTAGGTAGTTCGATTTTGAATTCATCTATTTTATCAGCTATGAATTCATAACGAGCTAGAATTATTTCTAACTCTTCCTGAGTATATTTTGTGCTAAGCCTGTCATTTAGTTTTCTTTTCAAACAATTTTTTGAACACTGGATAGATCTCAGCATCTTCATAGACATTAGCCATTTGAAAATTCTCAAAATCTTTCTTTACATTTTCATAGGTCGTCCAAATATCACTTTGATATCCTGGTGTTGTTCCAACTTGGATGTACCCAAAATATTGGACATAAGGCATAATATCATCGCAGAGCAATTCATAGCACGTGCCATTGTCGGTGTCCCAATTATCACCGTCCGAACATTGGCAAATATACACGTTTGTTGAATTATCAGAATAATCATCCTTGATAATCTTAGATGCCAAATCCAATGCAGACGAAACCATTGTCCCGCCACTATCTCGAGTATTAAAGAATGTATCTTCATCAACTTCAAAAGCTTCAGTGGTATGGTAAATAAACCTAAGTGAAACCTTTTCATACTTACGAACTAAAAACATATACAACAAAGCAAAGAATTTTCTAGACAATGTCTTTTCATGAGGGCCCATAGATCCAGAATTGTCCATAATGCAGATCATCACAGCATTTATTGCTGGGTGTTCAACTGCAACAGTTGAATGATACCTAAGATCCAATGGATCAAGAAATGGAACATTTTCCATCTTCACTTTATACCCAGTAATCTTCTTCTGAAGTTCTACTTTACGATTCTGTAATTCTTGATCTTCTTCGGCAGATCTAACAACAGCTTGAATCAATATAGCTTCAATTTGATTCAATTCATCTTGCGCGGCCTTCAATCGTTTCTTATAAGGGGCACGCTGTGAGATCCTACGTGAATGTGAATTTCGGAGTGATTTACTCCGATCCAATTTTGCTGGCGTCCCATTTGTAGTGTGTCCAGCATTATGATGTTTAATTTCAATAACTTCTTTTAGACCTTCCTTAACAAGATCTGGAAGCTCCAAATCTTCAAAGAAATATTCCAGAAATTCATCACGTGTAATTTCTACTACAAAGTCATCTTCACCAGACCCATCAGGCGAACCCTTCTTGCCAAAGCCACCTCCAGTCTTTGGCGGCTTTCTGAATTTATCACCGGCATTAAAATCTTGGTTACCAGGTCTAACGGCTTCATATGTCCCGCCTTCACCATGCCTAAAATTTGGTTCGCTGATACTTTTTTGTGGGATATGGATTACTCCACCATCAGAATCAATATCTTCAATTTTACGAGAATTGATAATATCCGGCAAAGATTTTTTAACAGATTCACGAATTCGTTTTAGAAACTTTTGACGGTTATCTAATGACTTTCCCTTACCGTTTGGGCGCCGATCTACAATAGAGAAGCTCATATTATTCTTTTCCTGAAGTAGGAGTTATTTTAATTCTACAAGCAAATAACTGATTGGTGACGTTAGCTGATGGCCCATTATTTTCCAAGAGCACAGCTTGTTCACATGTCTGAGCATGAGCTATTGCATCATTTGCTTTGACATTGTAACTCCAAATGAAGAAACCAAGCCCAAGAATAACACTTGCAACCGCTATCCAAAATGCGCACCAAACATTATCTCTCATAATACTTTCTCATTATCAAATTATATGCGATCTCTAGAAATTAATCTAGAGGCCTCTTCTCTCTACTTATATTAAATTTTAGGAAAATCTTTATAACATATATCTAAGAAGGTTACTCCGTAATATGGAGTAACCTTCCTCAAATTCTATTGCGAGAATTACTGATTTTTACGGATACGTAGCCACCATTCAACAAGTAGACGGGTTTGGCGTTGCGTATAACCCTTATCGGCCATCCGCTTGACAAATGATTCATGAGCTTCTTGATCCTTCTTTGATCCTTTAGAAGTGAAGCTGATCACTGGTAGAATTTCTTCTGTCCCAGCGAACATTTTCTTTTCAATAACTTGGCGCATCTTTTCAAAGTCGTTCCAGGCAGGCATATTGCCTTTATGGCCGGCTTTATGGCGAAGCACAAAGTTAACAACTTCATTCCGGAAATCTTTCGGGTTCACAATACCTGCAGGCTTTTCAACTTTTTCTAGCTCAGCATTCAATGTCGAGCGATCAAATTGTTCGCCAGTATCAGCATCACGGAAATCTTCATCGCGGATCCAGAAATCTGCATATTGGACATATCGATCAAAAATGGTTTGGCCATAATCGCTGTATGAATCCATAAAGGCAATCCGGATTTCCTTTTCAACGAACTCAGCATACTTGTCGCCAAGTTGGTGCTTAATCAAATTGATCAGGTGTTCTTCACGATCTGATGGAAATTGTTCCTTGACGATTTCATTTTCCAAGACATACATCAAGTGAACCGGGTTAGCACCGATTTCTTCAGTATCAAAGTTAAATACCTTTGATAGGATCTTGAATGCAAATCGGGTCGAGATTCCGTCCATGCCTTCATTGACACCAGCAACATCCTTATATTCTTGGAGCGGCTTAGCACGTGGATCAACATCTTTGATATTTTCGCCATCATAGACGCGCATCTTGGAATATAGATTCGAATTGGCTGGTTCAACCAACCGGGACATGACTGCAAACTTGGCAAGCATTTCAAGAGTTTCTGGTGCAAATGGAGACTTGGCCAATTTACTTTTCGCCAACATCTTTTTATAGATGCCGACTTCTTCACTAGCACGTAGGCAATATGGAATCTTGACAATGTTAACACGATCCAAGAACGCTTCATTGTTCTTGTTGTTACGGAAGGTCTTCCATTCACTTTCATTGGAGTGAGCAAGAACAATGCCATCGAAAGGAATACTGGAAATAGAATCTGTTCCGTTGTAATTCTTTTCTTGAGTTGCTGTCAAGAGTGGATGAAGCATCTTGATTGGGGCTTTGAACATTTCGACAAAGTCCAAGATCCCTTGATTAGCATTACATAGACCACCGGAGAAGCTATATGAATACGGGTTATCTGCAGCGTATTCTTCTAACATCCGGATATCAGTTTTACCAACCAGTGTCGTAATGTCTTGGTTGTTTTCATCACCAGGTTCTACTTTAGCAATCGCAATATTATTCAGAATGGAAGGATATTGCTTGATTACAGTCAATGACGAATGATCACCTTTCAGGTCTTCAAGCTTTTGCGCCAGCCAAGGAGACATTTTGACTCGAAATGCACTTGCCGGAATATCATATTCTTCTTCAAGGGCAGCACTGTGAAGATCGACATCAAAGATGGAAAGAGGATTATCATGAATTGGAGAACCTTTGATGAAATAGATTGGTTCCTTTTCCATCAGTTCTTTCAACTTTTCGGCGATCGACGATTTACCACCACCGACGGGTCCGAGTAGATAAAGAATTTGTTTACTTTCTTCAAGGCCTTGAGCACTATGCCGGAAGTAAGAAACAATTGATTCGATTGCATCTTCCATGCCAAAGAAATCTTTGAAGGCTGGATAGATTTTGATGATGCGATTTGAAAAAATGCGGCTGAGGCGAGCATCAGTTTTTGTATCAACGAATTCCGGTTCGCCGATTGCCTTGAGCATACGCTCGGCTGGCGAAGCATAAACCGAAGGATCACTTTTGCAAAGATTCAAATATTCTTGAATCGACATTTCTTCCTGGGTGTTACGCTTAGCGTAATCATTGGAAAATCTCGCCAGTACGCCCGAGTGTGCTTTGGACATTAACAACTCCTATTATTTTCAAAGTTTTGATTGAGAGAAACTACTGGTGAATCTACTACTATTATTTTGTGGTTCAGCATAAATACGATTTTTACACACAAGTTTTTTATTGTAAATCAAATTAGACTTGTTATTATGCTTTGCAGCTTATTGCATATAATCAAACTTCGATTTTTCTGTATTAAACATTTCCAAAAATCTTTCATACACTATCGAAGAATTCAATGGCATCTCAAATTCTTGTAATTTCAATATTGAAACTTCTGGCGAATTAGACCAATTTTGTCCTCGCGAGACCATAAAATTATAAGCCTCTATTCTCTGTGCTAATACATCCGCAGCCTTAACAATTTGTTCTTCTATGTCATTAAGAGGAAGAAGTCCCAATGCTTCTAATATTGCATCTTGAATTTTCTTTTCTATTGTCTTAATGATAGGCCTGAACTCAGGAATCTTCTTTAGAGGCCCTGAAACATCCCCAGTGTACGCCTCACTGGCATCGTGAGTTAACCCTATTAGTTTCCATCTCGCGACTTCAGGCGGCGTTAGAACGTATCCTTGAAACTGGTCTTGGTAATATTTGGCGGCTAGGTTAGCCGATTCATTGGCAACAACAATTGAATGTTGTGCTACGCTATATGGGATGGTGTTGATTGTATGGCCATTGAATCTAGCTAGGCGGGATAATGACCAAGCGATATCAATAAGGCAAATGTCGCTTGGGTTTGGATCAACCAGGTTGATAAACCGACCTGTGATGGTTTCTAGTGTTGTTTGGTTATTTGGGCTTGCCATTTTCTAGAGGAATTGGTGTTGTTGTGGTTTTACGTTTAACTAGGTGGCCATGAACTGTTGCACCTGGTTCGATCTTGAGAATATCATATGTGATAGTACAGCCTTCACTGAGTTCAGCATTACCAGAAATACAAACCGATTTAGCTGAAATGTTTCCATTCACTGTCCCACTGATTATCACGTTATCAGCTTCGATGTTGCCGGTCACACCACCCGGAAATTCAATGTCGACTGTAGTCGGTGAATTTTTATCGATATCTTTACCGGTAATATCACCAATAACGGATCCAGAAATTTTCAATGAACCAGAAAAATCGATTGGGCCAAATACACTGGTCTTAGTTGCAATCAACGAATCGAAATGGTTGATTGTAGAAACCAATTTAACTTTCTTGTCAAAAATGCCCATGATGAAATCCTGAATGATTTGAGTGGATAAATAAACAGATTGAATCATACCAAACAAACCGATTTTTGTAAACAAACATTGTGGTATAATTTACTCCATGCGTGAAGTAGCAGAATCGCACTCACTCAAAAATAAAAATAATAAAGAAGAGGAAATAAAATGGAACGCCCATTTTCAAAAGTATTAGCACTAGATCCGGGCGGAACTCCAAAAGACTGGATCTCATACAGACAAGCAATTCTTTATGCTGTCACTGATTCAATTTCTTGGGTACCCCCAACAGCACAAAAAGTCACGGTTTATGGTGGAACAAATTCCAAAACCGGAGAACTCTCATCAGTTGAAATCGCCTCAATGGTTGCGATCCATGGTCCTATGGCGGCCAAAATTGCTAATGGAGGGTATCGAACACCACGAGTCTCCAATAAAGCATTGTTTGCTAGAGACTTTCATAGATGTGCATATTGTGGAGAATATTTTGATATCGAATATTTAACCAAAGATCATATTCTTCCTAAGAAATTGAAAGGTAAAAACACTTGGCTAAATTTAATCACCTCGTGTAAACCATGTAACGGAAGGAAAGCTGATAGAACACCAGAAAAAGCAGGGATGAAACTAAAGTATCAACCCTATGTTCCATCAAGGATCGAATATCTTTGTTTTGCTAATAGAAAAATTTCAGATGACCAACTAGATTATATAGAAGCATTCACTACAAAAAGTGCTAAACGGAAAGCTTAATAAAAAAAAGGAGACTCATTGCGAGTCTCCTTTTTTATAGTGCATTAATTCTGGCATTAAAGATTAAATCTTTAATTTTTGTTTTATCTTCTGTTGATAACGCAATCTCGGCAACATCGACATTCAAAATCTTATCAATATCACTATAAATTAATTCATGCGGCATCAGCCCAACTCCTTTAACATGTTCGCCGATATATCGACAAGCAGTTAGAACAACTTTGAATCTTTCAGGTCTCCTGAATAAATCAACTCTATTAAACAATTGGACCCGTTCTCTCTTACTTAATATTTGATATTTAGCAAGAGCCCCGCATTCGTTATTTACCAATGTAGAGACTTGTTCACAATCAACTGAGATAGTCCAACGTTTGTAATCTTCTTTATTTTTAAATCCATTTGCTATGATAGCAAATCGAACTTCAAGCGGAGCATTATTCTGAGCTGCTTCATTTAATGAGTGTAGCCCACTGTCACGAAGCCACTGACCTGTTGTACGAGTTCCGCCCCCAAACCATTCATTTAAATGATGATTAGCGCCAACATACGACAGTATTACAAACATCGCTGAAGGTCTTGCTTCCATCAGACCTTTCTTAAATTCCATCCAAACTCGTTCCGGGGTTAATGACTTGAATTCGCCAGAATCTACTATTTGACGCATAAGTTCTATAGTATCTTCGTGGATAGTGAACTCGGTATATCTTGCAGCAAATCTGGCGATTCTGAGAACCCGAACCGGATCTTCAGCAAAGGCTTCTGATGTGTGTCGAAGAATTTTATTCTTTAAATCTTCTTGGCCACCATACGGGTCAATGACGTTATTGTTTTCATCCATCGCCATCGAGTTGATTGTTAAGTCGCGCCGAAAAAGATCTTGCGCTAATGTAACAGTCGGATCAAAGTCAACTTTAAACCCGTTGTACCCAGGAGAAACCTTACGTTCATTTCTGGCTAATGCATATTCTTCACCAGTGATTGGATGGAGGAAGACCGGAAAGTCTGCACCAACTTGCTGGAAATTAAGTTCCAACATGGCTTCAGTTGTGGCGCCAGTTACCACATAATCTCGATCTCTGGATTCTATTCCGAGCAGCCGATCCCTAACTGCGCCACCAACTAAATATGTTTTCATTATATCCCCTTTAATTTATTAATTCTTTAAATCCTGTAATTGGACCCCAAATACCGACCATTCGGTGATTAAAGCTAATGGCAGTTTCAAACCCTTTATCTTTTGAATATTGGATGGCTAGATCAATGGTATCGAATTCTTGATCGGCCCAATACCGCATGTTAGTATAATACACTCGGTATTTGTTAGACATGATTTTATCCTAGTTCGTTGCCATTGACCCTATTATACTATAACTTTTTAGAAATATGAAATACTATATTTCAAGAATAATAAAGAACTTGGCCACGCACCATCTCAATTTGATCGCCATCTGGCAAGATCAAAAGCAAAGAATTTTTTCGGATGATTGGTTTGATCTGTGTTGGAATAAACTTTGATGTACAAACATGGCTATTCCATTCAACACATGGATAGAATAAAGTTTGGATTCCGCGAGGGAGAGTATGACTGTCGATGATAGTATCGATAGAAATTTCTTTAACTTGACTGGCTAAAAGCTGGAAAGCTTTTTCTGATTCTGGATCAACCAAGTTAAAGAATTTACCTTTGTCTCGGATGAAACAAAAAGCTTGATACGCAGCAAGAATGCTGGTCTTAGTAATGCGGAAGGTGTGGGTCATGATATTAGTCAATGCTAATTCAATTGGGCCTTCATAGAGTGTAAACCCTTGGCCAGGTTCTCCGATCTCCATATTCTTTACTTCGCAATGGAGATGTCCACCGATTTCCTTTACGCATGACAATTCTAGCATATGGCACCTTTCAAGTTGTTACAACGTTGAAAATCCCATCTGCACTTATCCTATCTCAAAAATGGCAATAAAGAAACAATTATTTTGTGGTCTTTATTAATGAAACCAATTCAGCCATTACTTGTTTAAATTCTGGACCAACAAACTGTGGTGCTGCATTAATCTCCATAACATACCACTTACCAGTTTTGCTGTGCTGGATCAAATCAACACCAGTAATCCCAAACCCCATAGCCTTACAAGCTTTGTTAGCTAATGATTCAGCCTCTTTAGATAGGTCAATAAATTCTTGAGATCCACCGAGCGAAACATTATTTCTAAATTCGCTCTTACTTGCAGTAATACGTTTAATTGAATAGATCAATTTATCTTTTAAGTAAAAAGTTCTGAAGTCACCATCATTAGGAATAAATTCCTGAAAGATAAAAGATTCATCTTTATTCTTGTTTAAGAAAGCAGATAAACTATCTTTGGTATCATGTTTGACGATCCCTTTACCTTGAGACCCATTTACAATCTTTGAAACAATCGGAAGATTCAAAGCTTTAATAAGTTCGGAACAAGAAACTTTTCCTGCATGACCAATGATTGTTTTTATTTGTGAGACCCCTTCCATTTTCATGATAACACTCTGAACTAATTTATTTTCTAGTTCATGAGGAGTTCCATATGAAAGAAATCCAATCTTGTATTTGTTAATGTATTTTATGACGCATGAATACATATCAGTATTATCATGAATTGCACCTGCCATGATAAATTTGAATTTGGATATAGGAATATTTTTAGCAAAGACTTCACCATCTTCAATAACTAACTCATTCCATGAAACAAAATATGGCCTATCAAGTTCTTTTTCTAGGAAAGCTTGTTTGCCTTCAGCTGCAAATCCTATGAATAGATATTTGAGACTGATTTCTTCTAAGAACATTGACATTGTATTTTCTTTTAGATTTGGAGGAAGAAACGGGATTCGAACCCGTGGACCTAGGGTTTGCCTAGATCTATAGCTTTCCAAGCTATCGCAATCGGCCGCTCTGCCACTCTTCCATTTGTTATTTATTAATCTAAAAACCTTTTATAAAATGATTCGAATAATTTATCAAGGTCGAGTTCAACTCTTTGATATTCATCAGGTTTACCTTTCAAGGATTTCCGTCTAACCCGAATTGCTTCATATTCAACTAGCATCTTTTTATAGAATGTTTCATCGAAGAAATCTCTATTCTTCATTCCATTCTTCCAATAGTAATATGAAAATTTTTATTAGTAGGCAAACCTAGTTCCTGCCTAATTTCTTTTAATCTTTTACTTTCTACTGGCAATACCCAAAACTTCCAATGCTGTTCAATCTCATTGTTATATTCAAAATGTATTCTTTCGTGTTGATGCTTATTCCATAAAGCCATTTGTTCTTTAGATAATGGCGTTTTACCATCGAACACCGTTATATGCGGAAGCCATGCAGTATTTTGTAGCTTTAAATGAAGTTGTTTATCGACCCACCAACGATAATATTTCGCAATATTGGGATCAACATCTGCAACGATCAATGAACCAGGACGAATCTTGCGGAGACCAGGACGATATGGATCGTACAGCACCTTAGCTGTAGATTTAAACATAATATTTTTATTTTTTGTATACTTTACAAATATGGATACAGAGAATTCTCTATATCCATATTATACTTTAGATATTACGCGAGTTGCGTATAAGTGTTAGTAATTCCAGCAGCATTCCGACGTGCTGTTTCGTTAGCTAAAGCTGTTGCATATGTAATACCGAGTGCATCAATTGTAGGCTGAACTGAATCATCATAAGTCAATGTTCGTGTACGAGTCAATCCATCAGCTGAAACTGTTGTCACTGCCGACATGCCTGGGATATTAGTAAATGCTGTTCCGTATGCACCCAGACCAACACCATCAACGAAATTAAGACCAACTGAAGGCAAAACTGTAACCATTTGGTATGAAACTGTAGTCATGATAAAAATCCTTTATTGTTTTGTTTATTTATAATTCTGTAAATGCTTCATGTGTTTCATATTCTACACAATCTTGTAAACCTAATTTATTGAACGCCCACCATCTTTCTCTACATGCGAAACATAGACCACAGTGACTATCTATTTTTTCTGTGCATGTATGAGTTAGTTTAAGCAAATCAAATAATTGTTCTTGGTAATATAGATCAACTATATTTGTCTTTAAAGAAGTACCAAATGGCATATGCATATTTTTCCATTCAGTCTTGATATATCGATAAGGCTTTTGACCTTCCGGGATTTTATCGGCCCATTCTGGATTCATTGTTGTTCCAGTATAGAAGTAATCGACTTCATCCAAAGCTTTGGTAAATATTGGAGACAATACACCATTTGGATTCTTTGGATTATTAATTAATCTAACTTCACATATAACATTCAATTCATCCAAGATCCTATTGACATATTCATAACTGTTTCCTAAATCAACCGTATACACTACAACTTTTTTATGATCGATTTCTTTAAGTAGATAATATGCAAGTAATGTACTATCCATTCCTCCGCTCATTGCAATTCCGATCTTGTTATATTTGATCGGAATATGGATATGAAGAATTTTGTCTAACAGATGTAAATCAAGAGTTGTCATTTGAATAGTAATCCTCTTTTCAATAAATCAAATGGTTGAATTCCAAAGAATTCATTTTTACTAAATTCTTCTCCAACTACATTGATCCATGGCATAACACCAAGCACTATATGAATTCTAGGTAATTGCGAAGTAGGTTTTTCTTTAGCATAAACACGATGCGGAATTCTGGTGTTCCAAACATAGCACTTACCAACTTCTAAATGCTGTTCGTGGACTAATGCATTCCCGTTTTCATCTGATCCATTAATTTCTAAGACGTACGAAGGATCGCTTTGCAGTGGAATATTAATTCGTAAATTCTGAAACGTAAATTCATCTCGATGAAAATTGAATCCATGAATCCCATCGTTAATTGGAAATATATAAGACACCCTAGAACGAGTTAATTGGCAATTCAATTTAGATAACAGAGATGAATAATGTTCTAGTACTAATGGATGAACTTTAGAAAATCGATATGTGTCATGATACGAATTTTTAAGAACACTAATATTGCCAAGACCTTCGGCTCTTGAGAAATTTTGAGTTAGTTTTGGGTCGCCTAGAGTAGCATATGGATCAATGCCAAGATTAGGATTATATGTAAGACTAAATCCTTTATAGATTTCACTAGCTTTATTATTTGATCTCCAGCCTTGAAGATGTCCTAATTCTTTTTCAATTTCTAATGTACTAACCAATAATTCTTCGGCTGTCGGAAGACCAAAATCAGAAAGATTAAATTCAAAAAATTGTTTTTCTATTTTAGTATTGTAATACTTAGAAATCTGAAAAGCATTCTCGACTTCTTCAAGCATTGTTAGATCAGGCAATGACATAATAATTAGTTTTGTTTTCGATTAGATCAAATATTGGTGATGATAATTCTATAAACCCAGCTCGTTTGTAAGTACTCAACGCTTCTTGTTTTGGATAACTCCAAATAACTTTACCCGGATACAAATCTCGAGTCATCTGTAATGTTAACTTTAATAAGCATTCACCAAGCTTGTGTCCTCTTTTTTCAGGGATAACATAAAGGCCTCGTGATCTAACTGTATTTTCTACCAAATGAAAACTATTAACAGCCACCATTTTCTTGGTACTATAATCATAAGTCCCAAGAAAAACAGGATCGGAATATTTGTCAGTAAAAGACATTGTCCAAGGTGGTTCTGGTAAGACCATCGCAGACATTGGCTCTATAGGAGAAACCCTATCCTTCCATAATTCTTTCCAATATGGTAAAATTTCTTCGTAAGTCAGAGCGAATGTATAAATCATTGTGCAGGCCCTATCATATGACATTCATCATACATGATTTTCAAATATTTATCAGATGAATAAGTGAACTCTCCGGCCTTCATATTTTCCAACATTTCATTTGCTGGAATATACATATGAACTTCACTGTGTTTATATTTGTCCCAAATCTTTTGTCGCATCCCATTATCTAAATCTTCACTACCTTCAAAACCATGATACTTAGGACGAGGTTTAACTTCAATATCAAAATATTCTTTGTATTGTTGAGGTTTTCTAGATCTACCATCAACTAAGCCATATGTGTGAAAGTTTTTAAATTCATTAGAATTTAAAATTGATGCGATAATACCAGGTGATGATTTTAACGGCGAGACCAAAACATTACTTTTGCCAAAGGCTTGAGCTATGGCATAATCTTTTTCCCGTTCTTGAACAAATGTGGTATCACGAAAATGTTTTGGCTCTGGGTGAATAGATGGAAGAATAACTAATTTTTTAGATGTGGCTGCCCACCATCTAGCAATATATAAATGAATCGGGAGTTGAGGACTTGTACATTTGAAATTTTTAACAATCATATCAAATTCTTTACCTTCCCAGAACTCCTTTAAATTAAAATACTTATATTTTAGTTCACAGTGTCCACTAAGTTCTTCAACCCAAGCAATATCATGTTCATTGACTGTTTTATTTTCATACCTCAAATTGTATGCTACTGCTGTTACATTCTTTCCAGCTTCAATAAGTAAACGAGCCATGACCTCACTATCTATGCCACCACTAGCCATAACAATCAAATCTTGCGGAAGTTTATCAAAAATCTTCTGAAGTTCTTCTTTGGGCGTTCCAAATGAATCAACCTTAGGATAGGAGACTGAAAAATCATGAGGGCCAAGGCTTGAATATTTAATCATTACTGTTTAATTGGCTTTTGTAAAGCATCTTTAATAATAACAGAGCCGTCAGACATGATTTGACATGATTGTGATTGCGGTGTAAATGGATCGGATTGGTGAGAAACCCGGCCATCTGAATACATTAAAATTATAGACATATGTCCGGTCTGATCACACCCAATGCCATATCCGTAATCAGTCCCAGTCACCCCATGTTGAGCGGTGCATCCTACTATAGATAAAATTACACTACATAGTAGTCCTATAAACAATGTAGACTTAATCATGCTTCCCTCACAAATTTGATAAAATATTTATTATTGGCCCTCTTAAATGTAAATCGTCCAGTGATCACACCAAACCTAAAGTATTGCATCATAGCTGGAAAATCTCTCATTGTGACATGATATGTTTTTCCAGTATCTTGATCTTTTAGTACCATCTTATCCGAATAAGGACCACGGTCAATACCAATATACACCATACTTGAATAAAATTCATAGTTGGTCTTCCATTCGATCCCATGAGTACTATCGTAATCTTGTATCAATTGCGCCCAGTAAGGGCGCCTATATTGTTTGAGAAGATTGCCATCTTTATCAAATGGGATCTGGATATTCTTTTGATTCTTTGACATTTATTTTTCCGTTAAAGTGTTAATCCATTTAACTAATTTTTTAGCTACGATTTCTTGTATTTGATCTTCAGTGATTGAGTTGTCCATACCGTAAATCATATCTACCATACAAACTATGACATCAACTGCTTCACCAATCACACCATCTTTACCTTTAGGTTTGTAGTGATCACCTTCGTCAATCATCACCTCTTGGGCGAGCTCGCCCATTTCTTCCATGGCTTTAGATAATACTGCATATTTAGAACGGGGCCCACTGACCGCCCTAGATGTCGCCAGGATTTGCTTTACGACAGAACCCGGAGATGGTTCTTGGAATATTGCCCATTCATCACCAGGCATCATTCTAAACGGTTGGCTTCCGGCTGTTAAAAAATATTTACCGTCAAATGTTAGGAGTCCAATATACCCAGATGAAAATTTATATTGATAAATCCCTGGTTCAATCGGTGACTGATATTCTGGATCTCTCCATACAATTTCGGTCATCTCCCGCAACCACCGCCACCAAAGGCTCCAGATCCACCGCAACCACCGCCGCCATAAGACACGTCTGGTTTCTTTTTAACAGTCTCTTTATAAGATGGGTCTTTGATGACTATACTTTCAGTAGGTAATAACTTGCTATTATTACTAACTGCTTCAGCCAATCCGGTTTGTTTTAACGGCGTCGTTTTTGGAACTATCTTCGGGATAGTAACCGGCATAGCTTTTGCAACATGCTGTTTAAGCGGCTGGTTTTTATATTCTTCTAAATACGTATCATGTAAAACTTCATTAAATTCTATATTGCCTTCCCAATCAGTTGAAAGTTTGCCAGTGATATGATAGATTAATTCATACACATCAGAAATTGCCACTGATGGTTCAGCATAACTAGCCTTAAATACAACAGGCATTCCATCAATCAAGATTGTATGATTTCGGCATACTGCGCAAGCTCCAGCTGAGATGATTGTATAATCGGCATATAACTTTTCAAGATATGTATTACCCATCTGATTATTATTTTGATCATACCTAAAGCTCACACTTGATGCGCCAACAATTTTCGCATATTCGATAAACTGAGAAACATAATCTTTGTTCAGAAGATCTTTATCGGTATAGACATGATTCAAATTCATATCTATACCGTTCCGATTTAATTCAGCCGCACAAACTTTTAAAGCTTCATCTTTGATAATTTCTTTAGTCTGGAATACTGCCGTATTAGCTTCATACCCTATCGCGTGCCGACTGACATTCAGGTGATTAATCCCTCTACTAATCAAACCAAGTTTTTCTTCTAACTTGGTACCATTTGTAGTTAGAACAATCTTATCAAATCGGTTTGATAGTTTAAGCAATCCAAGAATAGCAGAAAGATCTGGTGATAATGTTGGTTCTCCACCGCTAATACTGACTTGTCTGAAATGCGATGGAAGACGATTGAATAAAACGTCTTCCAGATTTTTTAGATAATTTGAACTAGCTTTCCGCTTGAACGGATCTGTGCAGAATGAACAAAAAGAATTACAGCCGCCCGATGTTATAATCGTGAAATTAGGATCTAAATATGTCATGTTTAACTTTATGGCCAGTTTGATGATGCATTATGTTGCATATTATGCATACAGTTTACAATATTTTGCATATTAGTAATATGTTTCTCGAGTGTAGCAAATTCGTCCCTGAGCAATTCATCTTCGGTAAACAAAGGGCCATTGATACCATGATGTCTAATTCGAGTCTTGTAAATACCTGATTGAATCCTAGATTGAAACAACAAAATATATGATTGGGAAATAGTCATTTGGCCCTGAAGAATGGCCAACTCAATAGACAGTTTTTCACTCATGATGGATCACTCAAAGTTGGAAGATTTGACGGTTACGTTAATCCGTCGTCACGAGGACCGTACATCGCGGCTAGACGATTTATTCAAAATGGCATGATTAAATGTTCAACAATAGATTCGCCAGTCTCTTTATAATCAAGCTTTAAAACCAAATCAAATGTTTCGGAATTCCATGGCTTTGGATACTCACTAGACTTTGCGCCAAGTTCATGCATGAGATGTGGAATTCTTCCATGATGCCAACACACTACAACAATTTTGTTTTCATACACCGGGCTATGGCAAATAAGAGTAGCAAGTTTATCATACTCTGCATTTTCATATCTCATATCGATTAGCTTATCAAATGCACTAGCTAGAGGCATCACTGTTTGGTACGGCCTCTGACTATTTTTATTTGGTTGAGCCGCAAAAATATAATCGGGAACACCTATATTAGTTCTAAACCAATCTACCAAAGCCTCAGCACGAGAAAAACCAGCAATAGATAAAAATGAATCTCTTTGATCTATTGGCTTTTCAGCATGCCTAAGAATGTAAATTGTTGGTGTATTCATATTATTCTATTTTTAAATATCGGGCGGAAACAGTAGGATTCGAACCCACGGAGCTGTTACACTCTCCAGATTTCAAGTCTGGCGCATTAGACCACTCTGCCATGCTTCCATATTTCTATTTATCCTATATACTTGCCATCAACAAAAATTCCATTTCCTCTATTGTAGAGTCGACTATTTCTTGCCAAGTTTCTTTTAAATTCGCCATCGAGATATAATGCTTTACTTTTGATTTCAATATCAGGAATTCGTTTACTTCCATACACCAATCCAGATAATGAATAGTTTTCATTACCAATAAGTATAATAGAAGGACTCGCATTATCATTGATAGACTGTAGCTTAATTTTTTTAGCTACATTCCTACGATTCATGATATACCAGACAACAATAAAAACACAAAGAAATCGTGAAAAACTTGGTGTTAAAAGCCAGTGTAACATTTTTATTCCTTATACTATGATCATGCCTTTACTTTCAATCCATCTTGCAAGTTTAATACAATCTTGCATTACGAAGTCTTCTGGTGTAACTAAAGCAAATCCCAAATACAGATTACCTTTACATACATGTGCAAGATTCTGGGGCAATATTGAATCAACAATAATTTTATATGGAATCATGCACCAGTTCATCATCGAAATACAGGCATTATATCCATCATGCTCTGATAGATCTTCTTCTGTTTTAAATACCCGAATCAAAAATGGATTGTTTGGATAATCCGGATCTGCAAATCCGGTTGCAGCAACAAGTTCAATAGTCTTATTTTGTTCTTTTTGTAATACCATATCATTCTCTATTCGAGTTTCAATTATACAATAGTTTTATTATTTTTGCTCTTGAATTAAATCAATGGAGTTATTTCATAAAATGGATATTCACTCCAATTATTTTTAATAACCTCACTATCAGACCCAAACCAAATTACAGCTTTAAGACCACGTTCAAAATCAATCTGACTTGAATCATATTCTGACTTTAACTCTACGACTTTACCAATTCCACCGGGAGTTCTAACGTCCATAAACATCTTAATCCATGTTGCTACATATCGGTTGTGATGAATCTGTTTATCAAAAAGTAAAGGGATCATTAGAACACCGTATTAAAGAATTTTTCCTATAGTACCCGGAACATAATTTTATTGTCGTGTATTAATTTTAACAGCAAACTCGAATCGGGCAACCCGGCCTGGATAACCTTCAGCTGGTAGATATTCGACGAGCCACCCGGCTTTACGATAGAAATGTTCGATATCAAGATAGCAGCCATCAATAATATCTTGGCTTGTGATACGCGTTGGTGAACGTTGTTGTATTTCTAAAATTATTTCTTCTTGTGTAAAAACAGAAGAAGCACCAGTCCGATCTTCAAACTTAATCAAATTATCCGAAATCAGTTTATTGAATGCTTGAATCACAAAGCCCGGCAAATGTAAACCATTTTCTTTTGATGCTAATGCTTCCTGAGGTGTTATTGCTTTTTCCATATATTCCTATTATTGTGTTTTAAACATGAAGTAATGCGGCTGACGCTCCGGATGAGGTTGCTTGATGAACTTTACATCCCATCCAGCTTGTTGATAGTGTGGTTCGATATCAAGCATATTCTCGTTGAAGATTTTATTGCGATCTACTAAATCCCCGCCATGCTTAAGAATCACTGGAACGATTTCATCAAACGTAATCATAAATGAACAATGCTGGCTACCTTTCTTACCAATGACTTCATTAAAAGCTTCAAAAACGAAATCTGGAATATTGGCGCCATAAAGAGATTTTGCTTCTGCTGGAGTAATGGGCTTAACTGTCATATTATCCTTTATTTTCAGAATTCTTTCCTATATGAAAGCCATCGCAATGAACACATTTATAATTGCTAAAATATAAATCACGTTTCTTCATCATTGCTTTTGCGGCTTTCTCTGCGGACACCTTAGTATTATACTTCACTTTAGGTTTGCCGTTTGCATTATAATGCGACCGTTTACTAAACAATCCAACAAAATGGCCTTTGAAAAGATTGCGAATAAACCGAGTAAATGGGCCTTGATCAAGTAATACAAACCATAAATTTCTCAGTTTTATATTATTCCATTTCATATTTTGGTGTTGCATATTTCGGCGGCGCATTTTCAAGCTGATTCAAGAGTCGAAGGAGTTGGCTCTTTGGGGTATTTACCGCATGAACAATCTCACTTCGTTTTTCTTGACTTTTGGTCATGATCATTCTCTAGAACATATTGAACATGAAAACCATTATATACCAAACTTAAAGTAAGTGAACAATTATTGACGACGTTTCTTCCAATCATAATCAGGACCGGTTTCATCAACACCCGGATGTCCTACCGAATTTGGATTTTCTGAACATATAGTGACAAATGAAATATTACACCCTATTTGTTTTAGTTTACGAAGCTCTTCACTATATGTCAAAGCAAACTTCATTTCATCTGATCCGAATTTCTTTGATTTGGGACCTTGTTCATCAGTCCAATAAACTACATACAAAGTGAATTTTCCTTTTCTTCGAATGATTTTGGACGTATTGGCATAGGCTGCCAATGAGTTACGTTTCGATATGTTCCCGCTGGTCCTCCACCAACATAACAAAGATACCAATCAGGATATCCCTCGCTATCTATGGATCGCATCTTAGCTGGTTTGACCCGATAATTATCACATGGCGGATTAACCATACTGTTGATGAATTTGGTTTGCAGACTCTCTGTATCATCTTCAAACACTATGACCCATTGATTAATTTCCGGCAATCGATCATCAACGGAAATCCATTCAGGTGAATTTGACATATTTTATCGGTGAATTTGGGATGGAGTCTCGAGACGGAATCGAACCGCCATAGATGGGTTTGCAAGCCATTGCCTAATGCCATTCGGCCATCGAGACATTTTCTAAGGTAGATGATAACCCACCTTAGAATTTATTTATCTTATATTCCCGTATTACCGAGAAATTTTATTAGCGGTCATGCGTTGAATTGGGCCACCTGGTGGTTTGCCACTTGCTGCTTTAATTGGTGGCGTGATGGTCTTTGCAATACCATCATTGACTTTCTTGACTCGTTGAATAGGCAATTGCGAAACCAGTGCATTTGTTGTTTCTGGTTTCTTTGGATCGACCTTACCTATCACAAAAAAAGCAACACATCCGTTCATATATGTGATCTTTTCGATTGCGGTGCCAATCATGCCGGTCACGATATCTTCAACAGTATTACCGATAATCACATCAGTCGTTGCAGTCACTTCAGTAACACGGTCCGATTGACCTTTTCCAACAACATCTAAAACATGTTGATCGATTGCTATACAGTCTGGATAACGACCAGATTCATCAGGCACACAAGCGGGTTGAACTCCATATTGCGTATTGCCATTAAGCTGTTCGACTTTTGATGTTGCAATGCCTCGGAACCCGGTTGTCACATCAATGACTTCCATGCCAAGCCCAAGTTCCAATTTTTTACTAGCCATGATGATATCCTTTTATATTGCGTTAACTACGGTTGAAATCTAATAAAATTATTTAACATGCCAAGGCCCATCACAACCAGTTTGTTCTTGTATACTATCAGAATGTCGCATACAAAAACTATAGATTGGATAAAGCCAATATGCAATAAAATCAAACCTACAGAAAAATTTCGAAACAAAATCGCCTATCCAGTATAAGGACCAAGATAAAACATAACCCGCCATTTTCGACATATTATCCTTTTTTCTTTGTATAAACAAGTAAAACAAATTTCTTTAGGTCTGAATTATCGCTCCAGATTTCTTCTTCTGGAACATTCTCACCGTCATACAAAACCGGTTTGCCATCTTTATCTAGTATCAGATGACCATGATCAAGAATATAGACTGCTTCGTTTGCCAAATGAGAACGAGCAATTTTCTTCCAAAGCTTGTATCCACCTTCATATTGCAAAGTATCCGAGATGATTGTATAACCATCCTGAACCAAAGATGAATACAGAAAGGTTCCAAGGCCTTCGAATTTATTTTGTCTTGCTACTTCAACGAGATCAACTTGTAAAATCTTATCCATCAATGGCTTAACATCAGCCCCAATCTTCAAGGTCAACTTAAATAATAGTTGACCGAAAATCATGATTCCATCAGTCCCATCATGGCGCTTTTGTCTTGTCCCAATAATTGCTGTTTCCAGATCGTTGGTCAACTGAACTTCAACATCGCCTCGCTTAGCAACAAGTTTATATCCTCGTTCTTTCAAGGCATCATTGGAAGAAAAGAAAGGTTCCATTGGACCTTCTTCCTCAGTATCAGCAAGTTCAGCACGACTTCGGTGTGGCATTTCATTAAGATATAATTCTTCTAGTTTCATGGCAAATTCTCCTAAGATTCTTCTGAGGCTATTTATCTCTCTCTCATAGTACTCCAGGAGTGAAGGCTAGTACATTATTATTACTTTATACTTCTATGATATGCAGCCGATAAAAAATCTGGATCTTTTGCAGTCTTTGTACATAGGAATTGCGGGTCTGGGATAATTCCAACTCGCCCAAGATCTAATCTATCAGCATCCCAACATGTTCTAATTGTTAGGCTTGATTGTGTTAACCCATCACTATGATAAGACATTGCGTAACATAGTTCATCAAACCCAGCATCATCAATTCTAAAATATCCACCATGGCGTCTAAGCCATATTGCATTTTCTTTAGCTAATAAGCCATGTTCAAAATCTTCACCTTCATGAGTTCGTTTATGATCATGAAGAAAAGAAAATAGCCAAACTACATCTTCGCGGGCACCTTCAGATCTAGCAATTAAGAGGCCATTCTTTAACACTCTTGACCAATGCCCCGCACCATGAATACCTTTCCAATCGAGTTCAAAATTATCTCTAAGGTAATTGAATATTGCTCGTTTGTTGATTTGTGTTTCCATTGACCTATTTTACTTCCTTTGCGTCAGAACCAGCCTGGAATTTGTACAACAAAGTCGTGGTGCGATGGCCATAAAACCCGTTATCGATAATTTCAGTGATTGCATCGTCGAACAATACTTCAAACGCATCAAATGCATCAACGTAAAATTCTGGGATTTGTGCCAATACTTCAGCAATCGTAGGCTTGAAAAATCCATGATACGCACACGTATGAAATGTCGGGATGCACCCAATCAATTTCAAACTGTTCATATCTACTTTTTCAGTGAATTTAGGACCCCAGTGAAATGAATCAGTGAACAGATTCGGAAGCTCAATCTTCCACAAAAGTCCATCCGTACCCCGAACTAACGGAGTGTATTTCCGGATCCTCTCATTAGCAGCTTCTTCAGATATTTCAAGAAGCTCATTTATTTCTTCTTTAGATTTAAGACGGAACCAGGTCATTATCTTTCCTTTTACGTTCATCCGCAAGTTTATCAAAAAACCCTTTATTCGTAGCGTCAGACCAGGTATCAAGACGTTGCTCTACAGTCAGAGAACCTCCAGTATTAATCCGCCAGCCTCATAATCAATTAGGTAATTAAAGAATATTATATTCCAATTACCTAATCATGTACAATCAATTATGCAGCTTTTTTGATGGTGTGACCTTTAGAATCATCAAACCATGTAGATTAATGTAGCTTTCTTACCACGCTTTGCCTTTTCGATTTCTTGGATAGCTTCAGAAATAGAATCAACTTCTTTTACAAATACGCCATCTTTCTTTCGAAGCAAACGAATTTTACCAGGAATAGTAATAGGACTGAGTACTTGTGCAATTGCTGGGCTATGTGCTTGAACAACTGGGGCTACTGCAGCCGCTTGAGCAGCAACTACAGCTTTTGGTTGATATGAAGGACCTTCAGTAAAGGCCTTACCAACATGTGGCCAATACATCACACAGGAACCCGTCACGAGCTTCCGATTGACCGAGGTTGATTGGATATAAATCTCCCAATTGCCATGGGCGCCTGGAACGACTCGCGCATTCCCAACAGTAGGAAGACCAATCATCTGGCGAGCAGCAGGGCCATAATAAACGGTTCCATCTTTTGAATCACGAATGATAATCAGTTTGTTTTCTTGGACCTTACTTTCCGTTTTATTCAACAGATAGAAAGCCGAACCTTTAAGCATAGGCTTGTTCAAACGCTTTTCAACGAATGGACGAATTTCTGCGCCATTTTCATTGTGAAGAACCGGCCACATTGTGATTTCAGCCGAAATATCTTTTAGCTGAGCTTTTGCTTCGGCCACAGTAACATTAGCCGCGCTTGCATAGAAGGTCGAAGTGCTTTTTACGCCGCGCGACCGTTCTGTGTAATAATCATTGAACGCTGCTGTTGTGGCTTGTGTAGAGACTGTTACACCATGAGCGGTTTGGTCCCATTCTTGAATATTACCAGACGGGATTCCGAAACGTGTTAGGTTTCGTGTTTCGCCACGAGGAACTCGAAATACGAAAGTCCAACGATCGGTATTTTGAAGTTCACGAATTTTGTTGCTGAGAGAAACACCAGTCCATTTCTTAGACGAATTTTCGCCGCCATCTGTTGTTACAATGATTAAGAAAGAAACATCTGGATCATTCGCATCCGGAACCGATTGAAGCAAATCGATTAGTTCACCAACAGAGTCGAATAGAGGAGTTGAACCGCCAGTTGTTGCATATTCATTTACAGCAATTGGCTTGATGATATGGATATTCGAATTAACGATTTGGCGCTTGACACCAGTCGATCCACTAGGAAGACGAAGACCGCATTGAATAACACTGACGATAGTGTCGAGATTATTCATTCTTGCTGCTTGTTGAATTGCTGAGATATTTGTGTTGAAGTCTTTAGCCGCGTAACGACCGATACCACTCATTGAACCAGAATGGTCATTGGAAAAGCCGATATAATTTTTCATAAAATTGATGCTCCAAAATATTATTTTTTTAAAGGTACTACAAATTATTTTCAAAGTCGTCGCTTCGTAATCGCGACATACTTATTTATAGTACAAAAAAGTCACCGCGATTGCAGTGCCTATCATAATGCAAATGACAAATTTTTAAACTGGATTATTTCCGACCTAACGCTTGATTAATCATTTGTTGGCTACGTGATATTTCTGGCTGCCGAAAATAATCCAACATTGCGGTCATGATTTCCTGAGGACGAACCATATAATGGAACGCACGAATCTCATCGCCTTTCTCGTCGACCAATGAAAGGAATTCTTTATTCCGTCCATTGTGATGCACATAGACCTTGAGCATCTAGCCGCCTGTGACATCACTGACATCGCGTGAAATACCTGTGAATCTGTATCTACATCAGTGTCCCACTCGCCGAATGGCGTGACTTCATTGTTGGGGATCTTGATAGGGCTAGTGCCTAGAAATAACTGTGCTTGATCGAACTTGAGCTTTGGCATATTGAGTCTCAAAAATTACGATGGATGCGTTTGACCGCAATATCAATCTATCACGCCCATCCATCATGGTACACCTTAATAAGCTAAAAGTTTGAAAGCATTATCCCGATTCATTTTAAGAACCTTGCCATAGGTTAATCCAAGTGCACTGCACGATTGAACATAGTTATTAGGACTTTGGCCATCCATTCCTAAAAGATCAAACGTATTAATGATTGTGTTTAATGCTGCCAAACCAGTCGGCGATTCGTAAAATACTTTACTGGCATAATACATCCGAGCACGATTAGGCATAATGCCTGTTTCGTTAAGTTGCTTAATCAGGAAATCTAGATCCTGATCACCAGTATCGCTAATTTTTACTTTATCCCAGGTAACCTTGCCATCAGGATTTCTGTGAGCCATCATGTTATCGAATGCAGAACTATGCATTAAAGCTTTAGCCCATTTGACAGGTTCATCCTCGAGAGTGAGGCCAGTCCGACGAGCACGGATGATTGATATCTCCCGGAATGCTTGCTGGCGTAGTATAGCGGCGAGAGGGCTTCCCGAGTTGCTGCCATCATCAGAACCATCACCGAACGATGTCTCGATATCGTAGAACGTATTACACGGATCTAGGACGCCGTTATGCAACGCAGTGGACATACGAGTTTGACCATCGTGCCGATCTCTGGTAAGATGGTAATCATAGATCTTGCTTTTCATGTAATGATTGACGAGGCCAGTATCCACGAGACTCGGAACATTAACCAATGGATAAAGATCGCCGCCCATATAGGCATGCATTTTGAAAGGCTTGATGGTTTTAGAAAAGCGATTAAAGATGACATTGCGATTGTCGAGGTGCGCGGTGTACCTGGACTTTGCTGTCATTTTAGTATTGGCTGGATCAATAAGATCCGAATCAACGAATTCGACGCGTGTTTGAATGTCGTTAACATTGATGCCATGCCACATAGAAAATAGTGGTTGGTCAATAACAACTTTATCGAATTTGAATTGGCGAATCAGCATGTTGATATGCTCAATGACTTTAAAGCCACGATAGATGTAAAGCTTTACGCCGAGTTTGTTTTTGAGCATGGCATCGAATGAGTTGATGCTGCTATAGAAGGCGTTGAGGTTGTCTTGAGAACAAGCGCGATAGATTTCGAGTTCGCGTTGTCCAGCAAAATAGAATGGAGAGTAATAGACGAATGCACATTCGTCATTGAGGCTGGAGGTTAATCTTGAATCTTCACGGAACGAATGCGTCATCCATACAAGAGTGCGCGACATGATATGCCTCCAAGAATTGGTGTAATTGATTATACACCAATTCTATAAAGACATTACTTAAAGATTACAACGATCATACGTTGGAACCAATTTGCGTTGCCCCAAGTAGATGGAATTTGTTTCTTAAACTCGGCATTTGATTTAACATCAATAAATGTTTTGTCATTGGTATTAATGACGCGAACAGTTAATTTTTTGTCAAGTGCTTCTTTCACGACAAATGACCAAAAATTCTTACCTTTTTCAGTTTGTTGACTGTCGCTAGCCAAACATTTATATTTTGGCCAAAGAATATCCCAAAATACTTTGTTAGCTACTTTTGTTGAAGCATGGTTATCTTTATTACGCCATACTAAAACCTGTCTAATAGCTTTCGACGGGGATAGTGATTGGTCAAACTCGACTACATGGTACTTCACAAAATATACAACCCGAGATTTAACTGGTTCTGAAATATCATATACAAAATAATATCCAGTCCCGCCATCCTCTAATTGGTACAAACTTGCATCATCATCTAGTTTTTCTATTTCTTTTGCAGAGTTAATGTTCTGCAAACAATAATTAGATGCTTTTTGTACCTCATTTCTATCCAGTGAAGGAATGCTTTGAGGTTCTTCTTCAAGTACTTCAGCAAGTTTCATGATATGCTCCTTTTTACTATAGTATCACAGGATGTGATAGAGCATTAATTCTTTGGCTTCTGTCCCTTGACAACGATACAGCAATCAAGTTCCTTTGGATCCCATTCCTTGACCTTACCGTTTTGACCAATCAATCCAATGAGTGAGCCATCATCAGAGACCTTGATAAACTCTCCGGCAAAATTGCCGTCTTCATCAGTCAAAACGACACCACGTTCGATTGGTTCTTTTTCCCAACCATTACCGTATGGGTCTTGAGCGTACACGTCGTAGCTTTGCTTGTTTGGTGCGAATTCTTGAAGTTTCATGTTAAATCCTTAGATTGTTTCTCTATTTATGCCGAACACTTATTTCTTTTTCAACATTAACAAAACATACCGAGTTGCTTCTTTTGCATTTTTCGCTGGCGCCTTCCAAATCTTTTCATCGGCTAGATTTTTGCCATTGTATTTCAATGGCTTATCTCCATCCATCACTACATTGCCGTTATCGATCACATACACATCAAAGTGAGATGCTTCAGATAATTTAGCAAGCTTTTCCCACAATTTCTTTCCGCCAATGTATTGCGTGTGATAGGAAATTAAAACATATCCAAATTCAATCAAACTCAAATATAGATTACTCCTTTAATTCTTATTTTTATTATACCACAATTTTAGCACCAAATTCCTTGGCCCAAGAATAACTTTTCAAGTATGCTAGGATTCTTTTCGTATTTAGACCAGGCATTTTCTAGTTGAGCCAATCTATCAGTAACTATTTTTAATGCTGAAATATTCAAGACCATGCCCAAATGACTTGAAAAAATTTCAATGTTTTCAGATTGACTTGATTCTTTTTCTTGACTCGATACCCAAGGAACAACACCATCAGTTTTGCTATACACCGAAGTCGTAGGAACCGGAGGAGTATTGTGTGGATAATATTGTTCGTGACGCCCAGATTCTTTTGACACTAAATTAAATAAAGCGGTTGCTTTAGTACATTCGGTAATGTCAGAGAAAGGAGTTCCTAAAGTAATAACTAAACGAGTTTCGTCTGGACATAACTTAGATAATTCCCTAGCAAATACTCCGCCAAGAGAATGACCAACCAATGAAACTTTGCGACCGGTTTGTTGATATGTTGTGTTGATTAGTTGGATGCATTTTTCTACGACACCTGGCTCTGGTCCTTTATTAATACCAAGACCCCAAGGAATAACCTGATACCCGAGACTCTTTAAAAGAGAACGAAGATAGATAGTAGAAAAATCGCCGTATCCATATCCAGGAAATACTATAACTGGATGACCATCGCCTATTTGATAATCTGTATAAGGACGTAGAATTAAAGATGTGATGAATTCAAACATCAATCTTGATTCTAGTAGAATAGGAATAATCCCTGGTGTGGAAACTTCTTTTGTATCATTCATATAATCCCGAAGGTAATAAACCGTGTTAGATATTTATTACTTTAACCCCGTTCATACTTGATCAAATAATCAATCCGATTTTAGCTTCATTCAATGCAGAAACTATAGCTGAAAATGTTATTATTCTCTAATATGGTGTTAGAGAATAATAACATAGGGTGTTTATATAGAGTAAGATTAGCTTCGGAAGTAATCGAGAATTTTTTGTTTGATTTCTTGAGTTGTTGCAGTGTAATGAAATGTAGCGAGTTCATCACCCTTGTCATCGAGAATCGTCATGAATTGCTTTGAACGGCCTTGATGATGGACGTAAAACTTAATTCGCTTACCCATACATCGCATATACACCACAGATCGACCAACCTCGATAGTGGACATTCGTTTCAAATCTTGATCTTCAAACAAAGCTTTTGCATGTTCAAAGAATAAAGAAGAAGACCAACCACCAGCTTGAAGATACTCATCGATTGATTTTGTGAGTTGCATGAGAATTTTCACCTCTAGTACAATAAGTTAAGTTAATTGTACCACATTCTGTGAAAAGTGTAAAACTATAATTGGTACCCAATCTCGGATTCGAACCGAGAACATTAAGCTTTTGAAGCTTACGCGTCTACCAGATTGCGCCAATTGGGCAGTGTAATACGAAAAATTATTTCAATTCTTTAGAAGTCCCAACCAATAGAATTGGCTTATGTAATTATTCATGAAATTAATTTGGCAGCGGAGGAAGATATGGGATTCGAACCCATGGGCCACCATAAGGCGACCTCCTGTTTAGCAAACAGGTATAATTAACCGCTCTACCAATCTTCCTTTGTTACTTCTTTTTCATAGCTAGTAATACATATCTGGTTGAATCTTTAGCTGACTTTGCTGGAGTCTTCCAAATCTTTTCATCTGTAATATTCTTGCCATCATATTTCAATGGACTTCCGGAATCATCAAGGATTACATTTCCGTTGTCAATCACGTATACATCAAATTTATCACCAGAGAACCTCGCTAACTTTTCCCACAACTTCCTACCACCAATATATTGAGTGTGATCAGAAATCAAAACAAAACCATATTCGACTAAACTTAAATACAAATTGTAGCCGAAGCCATTGGCTTTTTCTTTACTGTATACTTCAACTACATCTACTTGAAGTACATTCTTAGAAGTTAAAATTTCTTCATCATAAGACAAATCCAGCTTACTTTTAAATTCTAATTTTCCAATTAGGTTAAGGCCGATTTTTTTATCTTCCTTACGAACAGATAATATGCCAATTACAGCAAAGCTTTTATCTTTTTTCAGGATAGACCATACTTCTTCATCATTGACTTTGACCTTCCCGATACTATCAAAATCTCGTTTGATAGTATCTTCAGAATAAAATCGCATAGTACCAGACATTACAACAGGCATTTCTTTGTCGATAAATTCTGGCATTTCAAATAGCTCTTCTATTTTCATAATCTTATAGTTTCTTGGTTTCAGACAATAGAAGTTTATCAATATAAATCACAACTTCTTGTTCATCACCATAACCTTCTTCTAATTCTTGATCGGCTAATTTATGTAATTCTTCAGGAGTGAATTCATTTACACCTTTAACAAATTCCAACCAATCTTCTTTATCCATCCCAGTCACATGGACTAATAATGAATTTTTTTCAAGCCAATCAAGATTGTATTCGACCTTCACAATCTTAGCGTGTCGTTTCAATAATTTTTTGACATTAAGCTCTAATAAAATATTGCCGAAATCTTCTGTCTGATTTGCTTCTTTATCTGGAGTCGCACACAATGTACCGCGTTTAAAAGTCAATTCTCCTGTACTAGTTAATGTATGATATTGAGCATCACCCATGCGATGGTACAATTTAGTATACGGCGAAGCAAGTTCATATAATTTCATTTTATACATCTGATTTCATTTTATTGATATGAACTGGCGGAGGACCGGGGTCTCGAACCCCGACGTCTTATTAGGGACACACTACGTTCGAAGTAGTTTCCGCTAGGCCAAAACTCGGATAAGTCCTCCAATCTTTAATCTTCAATGAAAATCGTAAGGTCATCACTGCTCCAATCGAAATTCAAAAGCTCGACTTTATACTTCTTAGCCAATGTCCTTGCATCGGCTTCAAATGCATCCATATCATGTTCAGCAGCTTGGTTAGTGAGATATAGCTTAATTTCATCGTCACTGGTTTCAGCTGTATCGGCTGGGATATGATGCTTCTTTGCTAACTCTTCAAGAGCCACAACAAAACTCTTTTTACCTTCAAAAATCTCTGCTATTTTCATTACTATCCTTGAAATAAATGGTTACTTTATTTATCTCCATTCTATCATAAAAACAAGGTATGGTCCCCATCCTCAGCTTCGAACTGAGAACATTATCCTTTTAAGGGATACGCGTCTTCCAATTGCGCCAGATGGGGATGGAGGAAAAGATGGGATTCGAACCCATGGACCCACTTTCGCGAGCCGTTAGTTTTCAAGACTAATGCAATAACCCGCTCTGCCACTCTTCCATTTGTTATAATAAATACCGTCTATGACGGCACCTCACTTCTATTCACTGCAGCTATCACTTATGAAGGCCTTGGTGAAATGTATAAAGAGTTTTTGAAGTAATATCAATACTTCATAAAACATTTGGTGCACGTTATAGGATTCGAACCTATTCAGGCACAAGGCCCACGCGTTTACAGCGCGCTTATCTCTCCAGAGGATTGAACGTACATTATAAAACTGGTGGACCACCTAGGTAACGATCCTTCCATTTATTACTGGTGAATGTCGATAGGAATTGAACCTTCTTTGGCCTATTAAGGCATCAGCTTATCGGCTGACCGCGCTACCATTACGCACTACACATTCATTACTTCTTATCTACAACTTAGCAATTTTGGAGACGCTACGGAGAATTGAACTCGCGATTTATTCCTTGAAAGGGAATTTTCCTACCTTTAGAAGATAGCGTCATAATAAAACTTTGGCAGGCTTGCGGGGAATCAAACCCCAGTCAGCGGTTTTGGAGACCGTTATGTTATCACTACACTACAAACCTATTAAAACATTTTGGTGGGTTGGAAAGGAATTGAACCTATACAGACTTATTGACATCGCGTCGCGTTTACAGCGCGGGGAGCTCACCAGTGCTCAGCCAACCCATTTACTAAGTGCATTCAGATAAAAACTCTGGCATGTATTCCTATTCCATCACATGTGCATTCGTAATTAATTTAAAGTTGAAGTCTACAAAATTTGTATGAGGATTCGAACCCATGTCTCCGACTTTCAAGATCGGCGCCTTACCACTTGGCCAACAAATTCAGAAATTTCAAATCTTGGCGCGTCAACACCAAGATCACTTATTCAGGTAGACTCAACTGTCGAAACAGTTGACGCTATTTCAACTTTAAATTAACTACTCGTGGTGGCCATCCTCGGACTCGAACCGAGAACATTTACGCTCTAAACGTAACGCGTCTTCCAATTGCGCCAGACGGCCAAAATATTACATTTACCGGATTCAGAAAACAAAAAAGGCGAATCGTTTAGGATTCGCCTTGATGTTAGGATCTGAAGAGTATGTATTTACATACTGTGTCCAGCTCTTACATTCAAGGCGTGTGCCCACTCATACGATAAACTCTCGTATGAATAAGACAACAGGCTGAGTGATGAACTGAACATTTTAAATCCTTAATTAGTGTTTTGTGCTACAAAAGTATTTATAGCAGGTTTTGAATCAATATGAAGATTATATGCTGTTTTTTGATATTTTAATACTACCAAATTGTAACAACATATTACGAGGCTTATTCTAGGTATAACCAGTTTGCTACTTCGATGCTGAGTTCCATCTCTTTGACTGCAGCCGGAATATTCTTAGCTACATTGATAAGTTTTTGTAGGCTGTCTTGTTTAGTTCCAACAAATTCTGACGAAGTGAACCAATATTCTTCGGAAGCAAAGTCATCATTGGCAATCAATGCGATTGCTTCTTCACGATTTTTAGCTTTTGGTTTCTTCATAAAGCCAAAGAACCCTTTTTGTGGTGTCATATAATAAGCGATAAGCCTATCTTGACACGTTTTTTTAGAAACTTCAATTTGTTCTAGGGCCAAAATAGATTTACTAATAACAAGTTCTTTTGGAATTAATACAAAGCCTAGTTTAGTGGAGGACATATATTTTTCTACGTTATTTTTAGGTGGGTAATCATCGAAATGATCTATATTTAATGTGAAGATGTCGGGGCACGATGGATCATATGCGGTGACCCAAACACCAAATAACTTAATATCTTCTACAACATATTCTAACAACTTTGGGCTTGGCAAAGGTAAGAGTGAGCCCATCCATTCTTCAAGGTCCTTAATTCGACTAATGAAAAATTCTCTAGTCGCAAGATCATCTTCGCAATCTATAATGATAGGATTATTAATCCCATGAGGCGCCCCTCTTGTTTTGCTAGGCCTAACTACAAATTTTGTCATTGTTTTATATTGTGCTGTACGCCGCCAGGACGTTTAGTGGTGTTTAGTGGTCTTGGATATATCCAGCTAATATCTTGATCACACTCGCGGCGTCCTGGTTATTATAGCGAGGACTATACGATTCTTTCTATGTTATTGCCTGGTTGCTCTTTTCAGGTACACATAAAATGGAGCTAAGAGATGGGTTGACTTTAATTTTTCAATCCACTCTGGAGTCCAGATAAAATCTGGATTTGTGTTTATGCATTTTCGCCACCCAAGCCTAACTAATTCGGCTTCCATTTCATATGACATGTGGGTGCCAAAAATTAGTTTAAGCAAATCGCCTTGATCGAGACGTTCATATATTTCGACTTGGGCGTCAGATAAATCTGTTGCAATGGACTGAAACTCATGAGCTTGGGTATTCATGGTTTATTCTCCCGGTACATTTAAAACAGGGAGGACTGCATAGGCCTCCCAATTAGCCCACCATTGATATCGACACTGGACTTGATTTCTACCATGGCCTGAAACATAATCACCAAATTTAGTTGAATCAATTCGCCAATGATCAACATCAATTTTTGACATAGTCCCAATCATCTCACCATCAAGATAGATTTCAAACATTTCGAGAATTGAGCAATTCCGACTAACTGGAATAGAAACAAACTTGATGTTAGTTGGAAAATCTATGTCAGGTGTCGCCATCATGGTGTCCTGAATGAAGACGTAGTTAATCTGATTATACTACCAACTCATTAAACCAATACTTGAATTAGCGTCGTTTACTAAACCCACCGTAACTGGCTGTTGGCCGTGGCGCCGAAAAACTTGTAGGACGTGGTGCTACATAACTTGGCTTTGGAGGGATATACATCGAGGTCGATGGCCGCACTGGTACTGCAATAATAGGAGCCGGATGATTGTGAACATTGATGATTGTCCGATTATCATGGTAACTTCCAGAACCACCATAATATCCATTATTCATTGGATGTGCGAGCATTCCAATTGCAACACCGGTTGCAAGAGCTGCGCCAGAATTATCAACCACTACTGGTTGTTGAACAATAACTGGAGATGATTGATACACTTGTTGAGGTTGTTGATATTGCGGTTGTTGAACTTGTTGAGCGATTTGGCTTTGCGGGACCATAACGCAATTAGCGTTTCCATTTTGGTCTTGGCCACATTGCTGAACCATCGGTTGTTGATACGCTTGTTGCTGATGATTATTACACGCGGCCAAAGCAAAAGTTGCAACAATAGCTAATGCAAATTTGTAATTCATTATGTTTCCTTTTATTTGTGTAGAAGCATTTTATAATAAATCCTATCGAGATATCCTGGATATTACCAAATCGATTATTGGAATAGCTTAGATCCTTCTGGAGTATTATGTTCATCACATAATACACGAATCCAGCCAGTCGGTGCGCTAGATATACCCGGAACTCCACAAACCTCGCAGGCCACACCAGATTTGATTTCTGCTATACTAACAAATTCACTTATTTGATCTGAACAATTTTGGTCTGATCCTTCATATTGATAATATACACGAAGACACCCAAATTTTTCTTTGATCTGATGCCATGTAAAATTGCTATCATTGGTCTTACTTTTATTTAAAGCCCCTTGGATAGACTCACATAATTCTTCAAATAATCCAAGCCAACCAGGCCCAATACCTAAATAGGCTCTAGAAGTAAATTGGTTAGGATATTTTTGTTTTATTTCAAGTTCTTTATTTCTAAATTCTTCATTAATCATTTTATTTTTTACTTCTAAAATATGATGTCAAGTACCCATTAATATTTAAGGCGCCAGCGGGATTACTTGAATGAACACTCCAAGTAAAATTATTTGGCAGTTCATGAAGGCCATCCAATTCACCATCAACTAGCCACTTAGCGAAATCATATCCGGATTTCGCTTCTTGACCGAGATCTGTGATCAAACCTTCGGGACCCGGTTGAAGCATATCCCACCCCAAATCATGATCGAATGCAACATGCAATGGCGGGCCGTAATTTTTACAGAACATAACGGCTTCATCAAAACTTCTAGCGACTAGATATTTCCGGCCATCATTAACATATTCCGGATTTCGTATGTCGTCAATAAATAAATTCCAGTTCAAATTAGCCGCCCAATACCAAAAATGTTTTGTTGTAATGCAGTTGACCTGGCTTAATGAATCTGGAGCCACGAAGATCAGTAAATTCGACATTGCTATCATCGCCATCAAGAATCAAATCTACAGTAGAAACAGAAGTATGCCAGTCACCGCGGTGTTCTTTGAGAACTTCCAAGATCACATCTTCCGGAAGTGTTTGAAGATATGCGATCAATTCATCACGAGTTGCTCTTTTATTTTTCATGATTTTCCGACCCATGTCCCAGGAAGATGTAGATAAGCCATGACGCGCTCAAAAAGAGATTCTTTAAGATCGCTGCATTCATTTTGTGTATGGAATAAAACTTCATCCATGTCCGTAGTTCTGATTGTGATCGAGAACCACTCTCCAGTCCTATTGTCATAATTTGGATGAACATACTTAACGGCTTTAAGCTGGGACCTTGGAAAAACTTTAAGCGGGTTGTGGTACTTCTGGATATGCTCCATTAGCTTGTTAAGCTCTTCCTGTGACATTGGTCGACTCATTTTATTTTCCTTTTACCGACGACGAAACCCGCCACTAATAATCACAGATGGGGCTACGTAATACGGCGTTGCATAATATGGAGCTGCATAATATGGTGTTGCATAGACATTACCATATGGAACAGGTGCGACAACGCAACCACTCATGGTTGCTAGTAAAGCTAATGTGATTAAAATACGTTTCAAAATTTAATTCCTTTGTAAGTTAATGGATCAGGCTATAATTAGCCTGATCCATTTGTCATCACCAGACTCCACCTTGGCGAATTATGGTCGGTTGATAATATGATACACGGCGAGGTGCATATGTTCTGGTATAATCTTGGGTGTATCCGCGAGGTGCACCATATGATCCCGGTTGAACATAACCTTGCGGCAATGGAGGCTGAACCGGAGTCGGAACATAAACTGGTGGCGGTGGCGCATATTGTGGTGGCTGCACATACACTTGTGGCTGAACAATATGCGGTTGCACATACACATTTGTACTGGGTGGCGGATCATCAGAAGAGTCTTCTGATGAATCCGAATCATGTTTGGCGGCCAATTCAGCATCGATTCTGGCATTCAACTTGTTCATCGCCGCATCCATTTTGTCAAACAACTCTTGTGCACTCGGGCCAGGAGGCGGTTCATATCGTTGTGGCTGATATCCACCAATGACATTGTTAATGATCACTGGTGTCGGTGGCGCAGGCATATTGTTATTGATGACGACTACGGGTTGTTGTGCAGGCTGTTGAACTTGCACATATTGTGGCTGTTGAATCGGTTGAGCCGAAACGTATTGCTGTTGTGCCTGTGTGGTCTCTTGATCCGGATGTATTCTGGTGTAAGCTTGTTGTGGTTGAACTGCACACCCTGACAAAATTGCGATGAATCCAAACACGGCAAATATCTTTTTCATGTTTTTCTCCTCGATCGGTATGTGATCACTTTTAGTTATAATGCATAAAAGTGGACAGTTTTACTATAACACAGAAAGCTCCAACAGTAAATAACTATTATACGGATTTATTGTTAAGGCGGTGCATCAACTCAAAACCGACAAAGGTATGCCGAGTGTCAGCATGAAAATATTGCTGCAATTGGTCATCCCACGGAACTCGATAAAAATCAAAATATCCCGGATATGCTTTTTCAATCTCTTCTTCAAATTGAACTTGAAGCTCAGTGCGGTCTTTTAAAGCTATAACACGACTAATAAATGCATCCTCTTGGCCATGAATGACTTTATTAATCAATGGATCTTTTTCATCTTGGCCCAATTCGGTCCATTGATTATAACTATCGGCCTCGGCATTCCAGGCTGCACTTGCAATAACTTCTGCTTCTTCTCTAGAAATAGACATGATATCTCTCCACAGTTATAGTACAGTTAAAAGCGCCATTTCCAGTGTTTCATTTCCTCAATCGTTGATGATAAGCACATGAGTACCTTTGCATTCCGGAACCCGGCGGATCGAATCACGAGTCGGGACGAGGCGCCAACCTAGAATTTCATTTTCGCCATCACGATCTTCATTTTCGCCATCACGATCTTCACTATCGACGACGTAGTACACTGCTTTGCCAGTCGCCTTCGAAATCATCTTGAAGCCTTCATCACAAGCATCGTCATACACTTGGGAGAAGACTTGGCGTTTGCCACCTTTATCTAACATCGACATTTCCTGAGAAAACATTTTGTTTTCAGCCGAGTAATCAAAGTCTTTACTGGAGAAGGTTGTGTTTGCGATATCCATTTTCATTACTCTGCATGTTTGTTGACGTTAGAGTAATTATATCAAGTTCCTAGGAAATGTACATCTTTCTTAAAGAAATTTATCCATTTCGTCTAGCAATATACCCAACTGGTTCATCATCACCGGATTGCAATTTATTCACTTCAGCTATAGCTAGTTCTTTATCTTGAAAACAAAATCTCTTTTCCCAGCCGTGTCTATTTAAGTCTATGTACACGGCCGTGGTGTACAAGAGCTTTGAAGTTCCTACGATTGTTCCATCATCAAGCATCCGGAGATTCTCATACCCATCATCACTGAGGACTTCAATCAAACTGCCGGAATGTTCGTCTATTTTATAAGTCATATCTTTAATATTCATCGATCTACGGTAGAATGAAAATAAATTATATCACTTTTGGTGAAGTGTATCCCAAAACTTTTCCATGATTTTCATTGAGGCTTCATCTGGGTGAACCCACTCTGGTACCGCTGGATGATTTACTTCCCACAATCGATATGTGTTTCTAATCGTTCTTCCAACAGTCGAATGCAATTTAATCAAATCTTCTTTTTTAATACTAGTCCAAGCCTCTATACCTTTATCATCCATATTATTTTTTAAATCGGCCACAATTTCGTCGACCGTCATAAAGGCTTTCTCTTCAATAACTTCTTCGTATGGTTCTAAATCTTCATCACTAAGCTTCTTATCAGCCACATCATAAATATCACTGACAAATTGTGAAATTTCAATATAGTCACCACTCCAGCCATATCTCTTAGCTACTTCAAGAAGTGTTGTTAAGAATTCCGGAGTTGCTAAAGTTTTAATTATTGCTGTATTATTCATCCTTCCCTCAATGTGTTTTTGTCAGTTTTAAAAAACCAATGGCCATCTTCAGTCTTAACATGATTTGCTCTAACACATTTCGCCGCATTCTTTTTCATATCATTGTAATGAAAAGATTGAGCATTAGAGATAACATACCCTTCATCTTTTTCTGGATCTAATCCAAACCCAAGATGCTTGACTGGAACTATACTCAAAGCAAGATGCATCAAGTTCAAATCTTTGAATGATCCTCTTTTTAAAACAGGGACCATACTCAAATCAAGACATTCACAAAATTCTTGCATATCATCTAGTGACAATCTAGTATTTGTTTCATCCCAGATGGCAAACACATAAAAGAAAGACTCTAGATCATGATAAGGAATTGAGTGAAGAGCTAACATATTCTCGCCGCAGATTCTCCAACCATCGGGAATATCTCTATAAAGTAATGCAGCTAGTTGTTTGATATGATGGCGTGACCAATGATCTTTTGAATCTAATGATCTTGCGTGGGAATATCCTCTGCCAATAGTGGTATTCTCACCATCCATTTTTAAGGATGCATAACAGTCTTCCATCGGAATGAAATATTCTATCAATTCTTGATTAGTCAGAATTTTGTCATCTGATGTAGAAGATTGAGTCCATGGCAAATGGAAAGTCGTTGGGAATTTATATTCTGGTGTATTCATGCTTGTATGTTGATCATCTCAATAAAATCATTGCGGTCATATTTTCTAATTTCGCAATTAAGTGCATTACCTTTTTTATAATCTAAATTACCCATAAACATCCCGTGTGTAAAACATACCAAATTAAATGGGTACGTGTACAACACTGATCTCATTCGTTCCAGAGCCGATAAAACTGGTTCAATTGGACCTGTCAAATCATGAACAATTTCATTGATCCGTCTATCTTCAATAACCTGATGGGCCATTTCAGCCATAACAATCTGAGCTGTTAATTTTGCTCGTTGATATACCGATGAAAGTATTGTTGTATGAGTATTATGAAAATCCTCTGACATCATTTCCCTAAGAGGTTCAATGATGTCTATACATTGATCAACGCCTTTTTTAGAAAGAATATTTGCTGCATCCGGCAAACCGTAATACGCTGGATCTGTATTTCCTAAACTTTCACCGTGTCTAATTAATATAATGCTATTTTTCATTTTTCTTATTTTATTTTTGTGTTGATGCTAGCGCAGCTAACCCTTTTTCTGTGATATTCCACATCCCATCGATTGCTATAATCAATCCGCGTTTTTCCAAGAAAAATTCACATCCAGTGTAAGTCATAACTCCACTAGGCATAGTTCCGGTCTCGGAGAATATTGCAACTGCTCCCAATGCGGCAATTTCATCTTTCCTGTGGGTACCTTGTTCTTTAACAATACCAAACTCATCTAAAGGCGTTTGGCGTCTGTATGCAAGGCTCATAAAGAAATGTCCAGATCTGTTACTATTGATCTGGCACATCTCATAACCCTGTTGTTCCATTTCATACTGGAATTCTCTAGCTGCCAAATCACTATAGAAAGATCCAACTTCATATTCAAATGGAGATAGCAAAATTTCAGTAGTCATTTATGTTTACTCTTTGGTTTACGAAATGAGAATTTGTCGAAGCCATGTTGTGGAATTCTGTACTTATCTTCGATTTCTATAGGCATCTGTGTACTTGTCGGCAAGACACCAGAAATAAACATATCAAGTTCTTGATATGCCATTTGATGATCAAACATTTTATAAAACTGAAAATCTTTTAAATTCGAACCATTCAAAATAATCTGGTATTCAAAATATCCTTCATGACTAGAAGTTGAAACAATCCAACGATTCTCAATACAGAAATCCATCAACTCTGAAGTTCCTTGTTTTTCAAGAAAATCATGAATTTTTAAACTCTTAAGACATTCAACAATCTTTAAAGTCTTTGGCTTCCAATATCGATCGCTAAGAACTTCTTCATGCCCATATGACACCAAAAAATCTACAAGCTCATCAAAATTATAGAATGTTTTAAATTCATGTCTAACGCCATAAAACTGAGAAGAATCCTGGACTGTTATTTTAGCTCTAATCCCATGATACAAATTGCCACAAAAAAGAATATTGACACCATCAATTTTGATTTCAATATCATTTTTCTTAAATGTTTTTGTACACTTATTACCTGTTGTAAGTATATTAGCAACGAAACCTGGTAATTGGGCTGCATACAATTGTTCACCAAGGCGCATGAAAGTCACAGACATGTCTTGTCCGTGTTGCATCATGCAATCATAATAATCTCGAACTTTCGCGATGATATGCACAATTCACCTCTTAAATTTATACTCATGTCCATTATACCCAACTTTTAGGAATGCAGGCCTGGCAATATTTGATATGCTATATAATGTTCTAACCATCTCGTAATCTTGGGCACGACTCCATGAATAGCGTGAAGAATCTGATCCGTATTTTGGATTTTTCTCTAATCTGATCCGCTCACCACACTTGAGTCTAGTAACGGCAGTTTCATCTTGAATAATCTTTACAATCGAAAGTGGTGGAACAGGACCTTTTCCATCAAGCCATTCTGGATATGGAAAAGAGTCAGGCCAATCTTTAGCATTATACCCGTACTTATTAAATTGCGCACGATTTCCATACCAATGATTTGTATTGGTATTAGCATCAGGAAAAGCTTTTAACTTTGATAATGACCCATCAGTGTGAATCAATACAATCGGCCCAAAGTAATATTCTAAATCACCACCATGACTATAATCAGTATTTTTCTTTTTAGTTAATAGATCATCTCGAAGTTCATCAAAAGTAAAACTATCAATAATAAATTCCATTTTGACTTCTGTAGGTTCTTTACAAGTGAAGAACAAAAGATCATTAGGATTATCTGAATTGCCAGCCACAGTAATACTACAATTTTTTCTAGCTTTACTATTTAAGAATTCTTCTGCTTCTTCAGAAGTATAAATCTTTTTGCCATCTGATGCATTGATAATCTTAGGCCCAGCAACAAAATACAATTGGCCAGAATCGGTGAAAATGATATATGAAGAATCAAACTTGATTTCCGCATATGTTTCAGGTTCTAAACTGGTATATGCATAATAAAATTTACCGAAGAAAGTTCCTTTTATACCATTCTTAAGATCAACATGATCACCAAGTTTCAAATCTTTAAGAGATAAAGACTTCGCATAATGCCGTTCTGTTGTCTTTTGAGATGCTGTATAAATTTCCGAATTGACCGGAAGTAAAACAATTTTAGATCCATTTCCTTTATCCCAACCAAAGACACATTCGCCTTGAATTTCGCCTTTTAGAATATCAGTATACTGAAATAATTTTGCTACATTACCAGACGAGATTTCGATTTCAAACCCACGAGGATCAACAACACGCCACCAAGTCGTTGTATCATTCCACCCACCGCCATGTGTAACGTTCTTAGACATCCGGTATCCAGAACGAGACTCATTGTCAAAAATATCGGACGGCTTCTTGGTCTTATGATTTGACCATCCATCTATTGTAGATTGGCGTTTGCGAAAAGCCGCATTGTCTTCCTTGTATGTTGCAAAACCAAGATACTTGGCTTCCGTATTAGGAAGAATTGAGTAGCCGACATAAAGCTCGGCTGGTACAACAATATTTTCTTTGCCCATTTTATAATGATCAATATGTCTCTAACAATTTTTTAATCCGAATAGCTTCTTTAGCTTCTTTAATTCGGATGCCTTCGTCTTTTACTTCTAGACGTTTTTTCTCTTCTGCTATTTTTTCTTGGAGTAATACTTCAAAATCGTCAGCCCATTTACCTAAATGGAGCCAACCGTATTCTTCAGACCACCCTGGTTGACCACTGATAACGCCATATACTTCGATAGCATCAGTGTTCAGCGGAGGATTGTTTGGGCCATTAAAGATCGCATCCTCACCTTTAGGCAAGATGAAAATCCTGAACGTCTTGCCTCGAGCATGAAACCCGGAAACAATACATAGTCTTCCATATTGTCCAGTCTTAAAAAGACCAGCATATTCACATGCACCTTTCATATTATCCTTTTATTAAATTCAAAAGTTGTCGACCACGTTTATCAATATGCTTAAATTTGATCTTAAAGGATGTCGATTCTATCCCGCCAAACATAGCAGCGTTGGAATGAATCTCACACAATCCAGTGATCATCAACGAGATAGCTTCAGGACGTCGCGAGAACTCTTCCAGGGCCTCTGCCTTGAGAAGATGAATATCCATATCCATTCTAATCAGGCGCCCTATAGCGGCGTTCCTGGGGTTCTGGACGGTATGTAAAGTCCATTGATCGTATGAGGCTTCTGCATGATTTGGAAAGCGTTGTTTTCCATCAGCATCTATCGTAACACAAATCGGTTTCCCTGAATCGTGAAAGGTGTGGTAGTCACGCATAATATCCAATTCAAATAAATTAGCTTTGATGAATTCTTTGTTAGCGATTAACCAATCTGGTAATCTCCATTCATACGATAATGGTTGATCATCAAAAAGATAGTTATGAAGATCAAGATAATAATTATGAACTGATTGACCATGTTCCAAGATCGATTGACCTTTAGATTGGAAACATGTCTTCATTGGTTCTTCAAGCAGGGCGTAATTAACTCATGACATGATACTCTCCAATTCGATTTTAAGTTTAGCAATAGCCTCTTCTTTATATGTCACGTTCTTCTTTGCATCTTCAAGTTCAAATTCATACTTCGTAATTTGTTTCTCCACACCCCATATTTTTACAGCTTTGATAGGGTCTTCAGATCTGATAAGCTTCATTGGGATTCTGTATGAACTAGAATTAGAACAGCCTCTGGCTGACCAACTAGTTTCAATGTGTAATATGTCATGATCTATTTCTAGAGATTCTATCTGGTCATTCATGAGACCACCATAGCCTGCAGCTTCCACAAGTTCAGAAAGTTTGCGTTGGCACTCGTTGATATCGGGGTTTTTGTATTTGCTGATATCAAATGATGCTTGTTCTATAAGTTCGATGATGGTAGTCATTTATTCACCTCAGTAGGATAAAAGTTTATTGGTGTATTTCTTGGTAAGCTTAATTAAAACATCGCCATGGCAACGGGATGGTGAGCACCAACACCCAAGAGTTTTGCCTAGCAATTCCGGCAAACTACTTAAAAGTTCTGGCATCATTTCAATATATTCTTCATACATCGAAATGACTTCTTCTCTGGTACCATCTATTCCAATAACGAATGGATTAGCCTACTTAGAGGCAGGAAGATTGTGATGGTCATTCTTCCTACCTATGTAGACATCATATGGATGTTTAAGGCAATGAACTACTTTCATAGGTTGGTTTATAAAGGTTATACTTAGTCATGATTCTTCGTGTCTTCATATCTTTGATAGGCATTGTCGCAATTGCAGAATGTCCCATATCAAAATCCGGTTCTTTGAACATTGTATACTTGATGTCATACCGTTCAAGCCGTTGTGCAATCTCATGGAGTTCAGCTTTGTTTTTAGCTGGCAACATAATGATGCTAGAGATCGGATCATCAGAACCATGAAGAGTTTTTCCGGCTTCTAGCGCGGCATGAGAAAGCTGAACCATTTGCTGAGCGAGAGAAAGATCGGTTCGGATGAACACATAAGTGTATGGGTGATCCATGATTATGCACCTCCAAGCTTGGTCAGATCATGATGGAGACTATCAAGGATCAATAGGAATCGGGTCCATTGCTCTGGTGTCAATTCAAGCCCATATGTCCAAGTATTGGATTTCTGTTTAGTCCAATAGATCAGACCTCGGAGTGCAGCATCATACGCGTTAAACGGAGGAGTTTTGTGCTTGCAAGGAGAGAATGCTTTGGTAGCTTTAGCCTTAATATCAGGCACAGCCGAAGCAAAGATTGCGTGAGTGAGATAATCAGCAGAGTCAAATGTATGTTTGTCTGCGTGCGATTTTTTCCAGGCAGCGATGAAAGATTCGTGCTGGGTCTTGCTAAGAATAAAGTCGAACATGATATTTCCTTTGAATGTATTTTGTGGGTACTGTGAATAATTGCTATTCTGGATGTAGCCACACATTCAAGGAGATTGGGATTTAACTCATAACATGATAGTATTTCCTTTTAAAATAATTACTGGTGAAATGGCACCAGTACCAAAAGTATTTATAAGCGTTTTAGATCATTAATACAAATCCCAAACGCTGTACCTATGAACCAATTGTATAACACTTCATCATCGCCATACAACTTTTTTTTCTTGAAATTTATCACAAGTTCTTCTTTCAAGTTTGGATCCGATTTAAGATTCATAACTATTGGTTTATCCCAAGACAACATTTGGATTGTCTTGGACCATAGCGAATCAATCAAATCTTGATAAGTACCAACACACATTATTGAACTACCAAATTGATACCGTATTTTTGTTTTGCATCAAGTTGAATAGCTCGGAGTTCAGCTTGTGAAGCGCGATTTGTTGTAGCCACAGTTAGTATAGGCTGAACCACAACTGGTTCAATTGGTGTCACAAGAATATTAAGCTTGGCTGGTTGATTAGTGATGATATCAATAACCGGTCGACCTGCAGCAATCCATTCTTTTTCAGTCATTGGACATCCAACCATATAATATGAACCTTTAGTTGGTCCCGGAATTTGAATGCCACCAGCCATACTGATTGCATATCGATAATGATCATTAGTACAAACCATCACAACAGCAGCGCGATATTGACCCATGTTCCAAAGTTGACTGGAGTCTTTGACCAACTTACAATCCTCATCAGACCAAGTTGTTCCCATTGAGAAACTAAACATTGAACTGCCACCGCCTACACTTGAGGATCCCATACATGGCGCGGAAGCAGTTAAAGCTGGTGCGATTGCAGTTGATGCCGGATATTTAACAGTGCTATTTGTCACTGGGTCATATTCAAGAGCACCACCTAGAGCCTGTGATGTCGAACCAACTGTTTGTGTTTGGGCTGTATTTGTTGCCGCGGATTGAGCAATTACACTTCCGGAAAACAACAAAGTAATGCATACCAATGATGCAGAAATAAACTTTTTCATTATTATCTTTTAGAGAAATTCTAGGAGTCAAGTAAAACAGAAACTGTTTTACTTGACTTAATTACTTCAATATCGATTACTGAGCAATCGACGCAACAGCGGGATCGTTGAACGCGCCATCAACATTAACAGAGTTATTAGCAGAAGCATTACCGCTAACATTGTTGGTGTTTGTTTGGAACGGTGTTACACCTGCACCCATGCCAACGGATAGGGTATTGGTCACATCAACATTCGACACCGAAGTCTTGGTGTCATTGATTTGGCCAACAACATTAACACCGGTCGTTGTACCATCATTTGTCGTATCAGCACCAATGGAACCATTGACATTGAATGCATCAGCAGTATTGGCTGTTACAGCACCACCGCCATTTGTTGTAGCGTTTACACCAATACTTGTACCTTGGCTACCGGTTCCCTTGCCACCATCAAGACTTGTTCCGATTGAACCATTTAGGGTCAATGTTTGTTCAGTTTGATAACCATTGCCGATGTTGGCTCCAGCATTATTATATGAACCCGCTACATCAAGTCCAGCTGCAGCCGAACCATTTGTGCTTGCCGAACCAACGCCATTACCAGTAGAAACGTTGAACGCATTACCGGAATTAGCTGTTGCGGTTTGACCAGAAAGATTGATCGAAGCACCAACACCGCCAGCACCTGGAGCAACTTGGTTGAATGAAGCTTGGCCATTCGACATTGTACTTGCAATGCCGGTTGCCGAACTGTATGAACTACCAGCTTGACCAAGATTGGTTTGTGCCGATGTTGAGATTGTATTGTTGATCGAACCAACGTTTGTCAAATTGACTGTTGGGGCACCAGCAAAAGCTGATGTCGAAAAAATGAGTGCAGCCGATACAGCGAAAAGAGTCTTATTCATATGGTCTTATTAATAGTTTGAAAAGTGTAAACGGAATGTTTACATGAGTTAGAACTTAATCAGTTGGACGTAAAACGTCTCTTGACTTAAGAGATGATATTCTACTTCATTGATAGGAAATGTACATTGATATTTTGCAAAATCATCAATATTGAGTTAAATATTCTCTAGATAAAAATCAGTGAGTACTGATTACACAAACCTGCTGGACATGCGTAGTAATGATAATTTTATGGTTTGGGAATCTATCTTTAAATTGATGTTCAATTTTACCGATACTAAAGTCGCTTAGATCTGGATCCACTTTAACCCAGATAACATCGTTTGGAAGAAGTGGCCCAATTACATTTTGATTGTCATATAGTTATAAGATGGTAGCAATTAAAGTAATTTGTCTTGGTTGATCACCATCTTCTGTTGTTTTGGTGTAGCGAATATCAAATTTAACTTTACTGGTATCAGTAGGATCTAAATCTTCAATAGCATAACTAGTAACTTGGTTGTTGCTTTGATCTACCAGAATAGCAAGAAGAGCATCAAGAGTTTCTTGACCTAAAGTGAATTGGTATTTAGTTGTCATTTTATGAAGTTGTTGTTCTATTACTTGGTGGGTGGTTAGGAAATCGAATCCATTTGCAGTTTATGTAGTATCAGGAAGAACCGACGCCTGTTTGATAGCTTCCCTGCATCACCTATACTATGGCCACCTTCGGCAACCACCCAGTGTTTTAAATTACCAACCAGCAATAGCTGTTACATCTTTATAATGTCGTTTTCTAAGGCGTGTTGGTTTTGCTGGACCGACCATGATTGGATACACAAAACAATTGAAAAATGTTTTATGGACCTTCCAGCCTACGACCCAAACACCAGGTTTAAGTTGATATGGGAGTTTTTCGTTGTTCCATGCATCCTCTACATACTTCTTAACTACCTCTTTGGTCTGTGTATCGGGATCACCAAATGCAAACCTAACACTATTTAGAGCAGACAGTAGGCCGCCCGATAATTCAGCAATCATGCAACTAACCCGAGTGCGGCTCGACCAAGTTCATGATTGCCATAAGTCTTTGACAATGCATCCGATGTTGTCATACTCCGAAATGCACGTTCATGAAATTGTTCATCTACTAAAATTTTAGTAAACACTTCGCGAATATCCCGAGGAGCTGTTTGATCTTCACTAATAACTTGAATGCGTTCTAGACGCATTGCTTCAGCATGAGTAGTGACAGCAGTACCGGTTTCGAAACTATCAATTCCTGGTAGTGTAGAAGCCCAATAGCGGTTCTCTGCATTCTCGGTTGAAGGTGTTATACCACGAGATGTTAAAAGCCCTAGGACCCATGAAGCATGAGTTTCTTCTTGTTGCGCAATAACAGAAAGAGTTTTAAGGTCATGACCGTTAACGTTAAACTGAAGTGCTAATTTGCGAATTCTAGAGGCAGCGGTAAGTTCACCCCGGTATTGTTTGACTAGCCATTCCTTCAGCAATGAAGGAGAAGCTTTAACTTCATTCCACCAAGTTTGAGATGTTTTCATATTCTATATTTGTTATTGTTTAAAATGGCACATCGTATTTAAAAATAGATAGGGGTTCACCGAATTCATTAAGCAGCTACACTTCTAGGTTGGCTCGATAATATTCATAGAAACGTAGCCGGCCTAAAGAGACTAAATCTTTAATTAACCTATGAATATCGCCAACGTCTGCCCCACTTACCAGTTGTACATCTTAGGCATCTTGCTGATCTATTTTATTTCTGGTAAAGTTTTATCGAGAGCTTATCCTGAGAAGGATTTACGGTTAACCAGCTCTCATCATGATATTAAGTAGGTTATCACACTTTTTATTTTAATGCTAAGATTGTTAATGCTTGAATTAGTTTTTCACGAGCGAGTTCGATTGATCTATCGGTATCTGTAGTCCATCTAGCATCGTTATAGCTTAGTGCTGCACTAAGCTCCCGATTTGCTTGTTCTAAACAGCCACAGAGTTTCTTAATAACAGAATCATGATCTGGTTTTGATTCAGCATTCTTACCTAACAACAAACCAAGTTTAGCTTCGCCGATCCCAGACTCAGCTAATCGCTCAAGCACTTGCTTATAAATCTGTTCTGCCGTCATAAATTAGAACTCACAAAATGTAATAAAAATTATTCTTTCGAAGAACCAATTGTAAACTCAATTTTGCCCATTGAATACATATCATTTTCGGAATTAGAACTTTGCCGCAAGAGCTTCCATGATGTCAAGTTCTTCGTTTCTCAAATCACGGACTTGTCCTTCGCGAACTGCTTGACAGAAGGCCATCATATTGACAACAGCCCGAACAGTCGATGCATCAAACTTCTCAACCTTGTGAGCGGTTGACCCATTATTGAACCAACCATCTGCGCCATCTGGTCCCTTGATTTCTTCATCATCATCATTCGGACCATAGATAATTTCAAGATTGTCATCTGTCAAACCCTTGAGAGCTTGAACGATTTGGATAACCTGGTCCTTCTTGATCGATTCTGTAATCGTGGGTTTGGCTAGCTTAACACCAGCCAGTTGGGCAATACGCTTGATGTCCATTATATTTCCTATGCATTGGGTGGCGCGGGGATGGGAATTCGAATCCCATACTCCTGGGTGGAAGCCAGACATGTAACCGTCAACACTTTCCCCGCAATAATTTGATACTGTAAAATATTACATTTCTATTTATATCACTTTACAGTATCATGTATAGCTTTTTGCCAAACTTATCTCGTAGGCCTATCTTTATATTCAGCCTTCAAATCTTTAGTAAGTTTTTTTGCTTCTTTATCAGTTAATTCGCGAGTTAGAAAAATATCATATCCAACACCAAATTCAATTCCTTTTTTCCAATCATAACCTTTCTGAACTTCTACTTTCTTAATGATTGGTTGGCCGGCTTTCTTTACCACTGATCCAAGAACCAAATGTTCCGGGAATTCGAATGTTACTTCAAATATTACCGTATCACGATTGACTTCAATAAGGTTAAAAGCAGAATGCCTAACGTTAGTAATCTCTCTAATCGCAGTCTTGATTAACTCAATTACGTCTATTTAGTCAGAAGCGGCCGCTTCAAATAATTCTTTGATTTTCATTACATTGGTCCCATTGCACATGTAGCCAATGATTGAAGAGTTTTTGCCAAAGTTTCAGTAATGCTAGGATTTTTTGCTAATATCGTAGCAGGTTTAGCAACTCGTTTTAATACTCCGCCATCACCTTCATGTTCAAATATAGAACCCATGTAAAGCAAAGCAAGTTTCATATTTGCTGGAGTATTTAAAAATTCTTTCAACTCCGATTTGGCTTTACCTCGAATCAAGTCTGCGGAACTTTTTGCTTGTTCAAGATTTTCCTTTCTTACTTCTTCATCTTTTTTATCTCTGGTATCAGAGGCCAAATAATATTGGAACATCATATCAACAATTTTATTACTAGATGTCATTGTCGCTACACCTTCATTCAACTGTAGCAATTCTTGAATTAGACTCATAAATAACCTTTAAGTGGATGGTATCTTATTTATCTTATTTATCTAACAATGATCCACTTACGATCATTATGACGTGCTTTCATTTTATCCCAGAAGGTCGAACTCAAGCTTGCCTTTCCATCACTAACTTTAGTATGATCTTTAACTTTGATGGTTAAGTGTTCTGGAAGACTAGCAACAATGCATTCTACAAAAGATGTGCCAAGGCCTTTATCTTTAAGACTTTCATCTAGATAAAAATTATCCAGATAGACATATGTTTCGTGTAGCCATAGATCGAATTCAATCTGGTCATTGGTATGATGACGTGTAAAGATATGGTCTATCTTGCCAGAGATATCGACAGGCTTTTCAAAAGATTTATGACAGAAATCCTTAATGTTCTTCACTACTTGCTTGCGCAGAGCATTAAGTTGATCTGGAGATAATTCTTGTTTAATTTCTTTGAGAAGCATTTCGTTACAGTCCTTGTGTTTTTAGTATTTATAAGCACGAGAACTGTAACGGTATAAAAAGGGAGGCAGCAAAGGGGTTGCGCCAGTCCCATAAACTTGTGGTAGTCTGTATCGGATTCGAACCGATGACCTACTGTTTTGAAGACAGATGCTCTAACCAGACTAAGCTAACAGACCATAGAAGCATTATACACAAACAAAACAACATTGTACATCTTTTAATAATTAATCGTTTCACCAAGATGTTCGAGCATACACGCCAAAGTAAAAAACAGAGTGCTCAACTTTGCTGTTGCCTTTCCGTGGCCAATTGCATGAATAGCCAGAGAATCCGACATGTTTATAAAAAACTGGCCTTCATTTTCAATTTTATTGCAATTATCATACATATTACCAATAGGTATAAGGTATGATAATTGTTGGGATTTTGCTTCATCAATAGCGGTTAATAAAGTTTTGAGTTCATACGAAGATCCGTATTTTTTGTGTGCCAAATTATAAAGATCTGAAGCAGTAGTTATTCCAGTATTGGATAACATGTCAAAACTCCATTAATAAGCCATTGCGTAAGCATGGAATCCGGTATCTTTATATCCAGATGTTCCCCAGCACACTCGACGATTGCAACAATCGCAACGATGGCTCCATCCATCCCAGCCTCGGCAATTCGCCTCAGGATTTACCTCATCGCAATTATGTCCTTCAAACTCAATAAATTCGCCAGGACCAACACTAAGTGACGAGTGGGTTATTGCTGCTTCTGGTGTTGAAAAATGAGGTGTCATTTTACTATCTCGGAATTAGGTCCTGCCAAAAGTACTATGTATATATGGCAGGACTATATACATAGGATCCAAAACGACGATCATGGATCACTAGCCGATTTTATTACGTCGATTACAACTTCAAGGTCCCGGCTTTTGGTGCTGGTTTTAAGTAGCTATATCGGGAGAAAGCCAGCAAAAGTCCGATACACGTATCCAAGTCAATAGATATTTCGATGGATCATCCGGTGATGTAAATCATACCTAAAGAGATTTCTCTCCTCACCGCAAAACCATTGTATTCCAACATAACGAGTTTGTAAACAACAATTTTCACATACGAAAAAGCCTCTCAAAAAGAGAGGCTTTTTATTGTAATGGATGCGACCGAAGGTAACGATCCTTCTCCCATCATGGATTATGAGCCCAGAGTCTGCCATCAGAAGTCGCAACTGTATTTATAGCAGGAAAAAAGTTTCGTATAGGAATTGGTCTTCACCAATGACATTTTTTATAGGCTGTCTGACCTTAAATTGCAACATACTCCGACCTATACCTCAGATGACATTTCAGGAAGTCATCTCCTTGCCTCTTTATTCATGATGTTTAGACCTACCGTTTATCCAGTTTATGGTGACGATAACCCGTACGCATCACAACGCTTCATTGAAGGATCCTCAGTTATGAGAATCCTTCTCCACTTCTAAAGAATCCCACGGCTCTATTTTCATCCATTGAACAATTGGGAACTACCATTCAACTTCAGTGTAGCACTTATAAAGGATCAATATCAAAAATTTAATGAACCTTCACTAATGGTCTACAAGCATTACGTTAGAGGTTTGTACCACAACCAACGTGAGATGAATTATATATCAATTCTAGGAAAAGTGTAAAATTATTTAATCAATGCCCAATTACGAATATATGAACGAGCACCAGTACAATCACATAAGTACTTGGAGTTTGTAAATTCCACAACAAACATACCTTCCTTAGGAAGATCCGCATCACCTAGAGGGCCTTCTGGTCTCTTATCAGACCCAAATATTTCTTTGCCTTTATATACTTTAAGTTCATAACCAGATTTCTTTAGTTCACTCTCAACTTTTTTAAAAGTTGCTGCACTAATAGGCTTATATTTTGTATCTGGTTCTGGAGTATCTATTTCTTCCCAATAGCTCGGTTTCTCAATCAAACTAACTCCGGCATCTTTTAATATATTAAGTTGTGCCGATCCAAATGCTTGCGTTCCGGTAATAGGTTTAGCACTGGTGGTAAGGTGCTCTTTAAAAATATCTTTTACTTTCATAATAATCCTTTATATGTGCTTTATATTTATACCAATTCTAATAATGCTTTGTATTCATCAAAATATACCGATTTCTTATGTGTTCCAGCCATGATTGATTCCCAAGAATTATCTCTGAGATAAGCCATTTCATTCCAAATCCCGCCAGATAAAGAATTGCCATTCATTTCTTTATTTAGCTCTGTTGCTTTTTTGGTAACATCATCAAAGGTAAATAAATCTTTGTATTTCCAAGAGGCATCCAGATTTAATTCATATCCATATTTGTCTGCATTATTCGCAAACTCGGATCCATATTCTTTATTTGGATTTAGAAATAATGGATAGAACATTGCAAAACTTAATGTATCATTTGACTTGATCCATTCCACTGTAGCATGATGTTCATCAAGAGTAGAATGAGGAAGCCCAACAATAAAAATCGACATAAGTCTGGTTAAAGGCCATTCTTTCTGTAACTTAAATAATAATTCTTTAACTTTATCTGGATGCATTCCTTTTCCAATCGCTTTTCCGGATTGATGGTTGAATGTTTCAAGTCCAAATTGAGCACCTCGCAGCCCCATATCCCTGAGAATAGGAATTTGCTCAGGAAAAGCATGGAGTAAATCATGCCTGAGATAGCAAACAAAAGAAATTTTTAGATTTCTTTTAGAAAGCATATTGGCGATCCCTTCTATTTTAGAAGTAGTATCATTAAAGGTATCACATGTAATGTAATAATTGGTCGATCCAAATTTATCTCTATTATATTCTATCTGGTCTCCAATCAGTTTAGGATCCCTGTTATAATCAAATTTGTCTCGGCCTCTTAAACTGAAAGAACAGAATTTACAGTTAAAGATACATCCACGAGAAATTTCTAATGGGAGTGTTTCTCTAGGTAAAATGAAATCATCATTGGTGTACCTATGTTCCAGTGTTTGGATATCACTTCTGTATTTAGGAACCAAGATATCAAATGCTTTAAAAATATCTTCTTCATTTTTACCGTTTACATATCTTGCATTTCCGAGTGGGAGCTCTATTGCATTCCCTCCAACTACCACTTTACCTGGATTGACTTGTTTTATAAAATGATGAAGCTTAGCAATCTTAGGAGTATTGTAATCAACATCAGAAACATTCAATCTATTAGAGATAGCTTTGAACATCCAAGCTGCAGAAATTCCTAAGTAATCAATGTTCTTATATCTTGATGCTAATTGATCAAGTTCGTCATAACTGAAATGTCCAAACCGATCTAGTGTGTACGCCCGAAATCCATTCTTTCTTAATAAGAAAGCAATATACGAAGCCGCATAAGTTTTATAATGAATATCTGGTGTATACGTATCCTGGAGGATTAAAGCAGTCTTCATATATGGTTGTATTAGGTAGGTTATACTAAACGTCCTGGCGGCGAACAAGGGCGGCCAGCGTACTTCTAAATGCAAAATGGGCTCACTAATATAGTGAGCCCATTTTAATCAAGAAAGATTTATTCTTTTGGGATATATCTTGTATTCATGGTTTCAAATTCACCAGTTACAACATCATAAGATATAACTTTGGTTGTTATGACTGGTAAATAATTACAAACATAACGGCTTGGGTGATCTATAGGACAGATCACCGCTCGTTCCCCAACTTTGATGAATACATTTTTCAACGGATCATATTGGACGAGCAGTTTCATAATTATACTTCGGTTTTGCAAAGTGGAGTAAAGCCAAAATTATCTACAACATACACCTGATAACCATCACGGTCGGTTTCAAAAATATCACCAACCGACATTGATGTATGTGACAACCCAAGTCTTTGAATCAGATCGTGGGCTTCACCGCGAGGAGACCAAACTTCTCCTTGAAGGGAAGAATACATTTCTTCCATCGTAAAGCTCGAAGAAATCTCACCTAGCAAAATATGAGTCTTACTGAGATCATTTGGATTTATAAAATATCCATTTGATGCAGCATCTTTCAAACCAAAACCAAAGTGGCGGAAATATTCAGGCTTGACATACCAAACCTTGACATTACCTTTAGCTAAACCTGGAAGAACCTCGTAGTTCGCATCATTCAGAGAAGTGTACATTTTGAAAACTCCATTAAGTTAGACCATGGAATCATTATATCAAAACTTTCAAGATATGTAAAATTTTTATTTTATATTGTTCCTAACTCTATCAATAAGTTTTACACCAGTAAATACCTCATATTTTTTGAGCTGGTTTATTGCTTTTTGCTATAATACTCTCAGAATCATGAGAGTATTTATAGCAAAAATGGTGCGGGTGGGCCATACTGGGTTCGAACCAGTAACCTTAGAATTATGAGTTCTCTGCTCTAACCAATTGAGCTAATGGCCCTATTCATTACTTGACTGATTTTAAATGATTCTTTTTGATTGGAATCGGTGCAACAACTTCTACTACTATTTGTTTTTCTGGTGATAAGAACTCGGGTCTTTTACCACCTAAAGGATTGTCCATATCATTAATTGGAAGAATTCCCATCCATGCAGGATTAATCATTTCAAAAAACGGTGGTGTAATTCTCACAGAATAACTTAGAATTTTCATCAATACGTCCTATTTATATTCCAGAGGTTCTTTAACTAAAGAACCTCTGGAGGTCTACCACGAATCGTATTAAAGCTTATTAGACACCTTTATAGGTTGCGGCCTGAGCAGGTGTCAACTTCTGAATCGAAGGCGTTGTAACCTTCTTAATTGCATGGTGCTTTGCATGCTTCTTAGCATGATGCTTACTATGGAAAAAGTGATGATGCTTCTTCACAACCTTCTTGACGACTGGTGCCGAAGAAGCTGCAACTGGTGCTGATGCAACGACCGGAGCTTGAGCGAATGCTGTAGCAGACATGAACATAGCTGCGAAAATTGCTAATAGGGTTTTCTTCATGGTATTCCTTATGATTATGTTTTATGAGTTCCGTGATTCATTCACAGAGAAATATTATACTATATGTTTACAACAAGTGTACTGATTTTACTTATTTATTGCTACAGGAACATTGACATTTACCTTACCATCGCTGGATACAACAAACAAAGGCATAATCCCGTGTCCGTCCCATTTTTGAGCCATGATCATAGTAATTTCAACTTCTTTCATTTGGATTTCAAGTTGCTGTTTGATCTTAACTGCATCAGATGCTTCAGAAATCTTCTTCGCGGCTTGAAGTTGTGCATCAGCAATACTAACTTGTTGATCAGCTTCAAACTTTGCATTGATCGCATCTTGGATCTTCTTGTCATGAGGAGTCATGCCTTCGGTATACCCAAGTGTATCAATAGTGATCCCCATGGGAGCATAAGCGGCACGAGTTTCTGCTAAAGCAATAGCAAAGACATCATTCTTTTCTGCTCGACACTGATCATATGTACGTTTACCAAATTCCCGAGCGAGAATTCCGCCGATCGTAGTCTTGATATTAGTATCCATTATTTCATCAAGCTGCTTACCGGAATACCAATACAAGAATTTAGCAGTGTCTGCTTCAGCAACATGAGCAGTAATCATTCCGCCGATATCAAAATCGATAGACTCAATAGATTCAACTGAGAAAGCTTGATTTTGTGCAGAGGTTCCGGTTGTGGTAGAAGAAGTCCATTCACGAGAGACCGGTGACCGAGAAATTTTATACAATGTCAGAGTCGCAACATCTTGTTGATGGTTATATCCACTACAATCAGGACAGAGATCAATAATCTTGTGCGGAATCAAAACTCTCTTTGCACTGATTTTATCAGCTTCAAGAAAATCAACAGAGCCAAGTTTATCTTGATTCTTTTTTGTGTTGCCATCCAGAGCAACAAGAAATGCAGTTTCACTAGGGCCGATATATTGGACTTCATCAACTGCATGAGCCCCGCAACCGGCAAGTGTAATAGCCAACAACGAGGCCGCAATAATTTTATACATCTTTTACATCCTTTTCGGGTTTCCACATCAAATACAATGCGGTTAATACAATTAAAGAAATACAAAGGTCCACCCAGAAAATACCTATTGCTGGCATTTGAACATTTGCAGCTGCAATATTCCCACCGCTTAACTGAGCTATGGATATTGAGTTTGCTGCGATAGCTACATACGTGTGTAAATACGAATGGAGTTTTAATCCGCATGCTACAATCAAAACACTAATGATAAATTTCTTCATGTTTTACTCCATTTAATATTGCAGTGGAATGAGATTATCTTCATTCGATTCAGACAAGATAGATTTTTGTTCGTCAAACTCTTTTTCCTGCATAGCACCAATAAAAAGCATGATTAATTCATGTTGACTCTTAAGCATGTTTTCAATGTTGTAATATGCGTCCATCTGTTTAGGAAAGTTCTTTCTGGCTTTCTTGAGCATAGGAAGAAAATAAACTACGACTTCGTCGGCATACTTGATCTGTTTCGAGATAGTAAACTTGCCACGATTCATAGACTGGAAATTGTTGATCCTATCCACGCCCTTAACAAGTGACGCTAGCATATTACCAGCTAGTGAACTAAAATACTGATCGTAATTATCATGGCGATGTTTATTCAACATATGGATGGCAAGCATCCTGGGTTCGCCAAAGGCCATCAACACACCAATAGATAGTAGATGCGGGTAATCTTCATCTGTATCATGTAAAAGTGCACAGATTATAGAACCTTCTAAATCCTGAACATCTTTCAACGTCATGATGTATAAAGCTATTTCAAGTTGATGCTGGAATTCTGGAGTCTTTCCATCTTTACGAAACCCATCATGAATGTCTTTTGCGAGTTCAAGAGCTCGCAAAGCATCATAAAATTCCATTCCTTTAAGACGAAATTTTAATGCAATATACAGCTTATCAAAATTAGATGTCATTTTGCAAGCGTACATTTGTTTAGTTTACGAACCAAATCTTCTTCCCACAAAGTCAATGTTGGTCTTGTTGGTTGTAGAAAACTTTCTACAGAATTACGAGGCAGTCGATCATATTCTGCAGTCTCATAGATATAAGCCGGTAAAACAATCGCAACAGATGTGGCTGCCCCATTCAGTGACTTATGGTCTTCATGGAAGATTGCATACGGAAACTTACCATGACCTTGTTCAATGAAATGATGAAGATCAACCAAGTCTTGATGATTGCCGCCATTGAGTAAAATCACAGTTTTATGATTTTTTCGCCAATCATCTAATGCATCCCAAGCTTGATACAATGGCGATGTTGTTTCAATCTGACCTTGTTCCGCTAATTCCCTATATCGCGAATAGTGAATTTCCAATTCATCGCCGGAATGCTTGGCTTGTAAACCTTGCTGGAGTGATGAAAGATAATAATTTCCAAAAGCGTAAAAACGCATGATTTTCCTTATTTGACTTTAACTGTATTGCAGCTAACAACACCAATTCCATAGTGCTGGGTATCTGCATCGATTTCGATTGTTTTACCAGATTCTGTTAGAATAGTAACAATATTAATAGCGGTAGCATCTATCTTTTTTATTGTTTCGCCAATCAAGGAATCAAATCCACGGTCTGGTTTATTTTTCATTTGACTCTCATTGCGGAAGTGATATTCGGGTAATGCGAGAGAAACGGAATGCGGAACCCATAATACGAAATATCAAATGTTCCGCCTTGCATCAGTTGGCCCTGAATATCTGATGAATTAAATTTCAGATACGCAAAGGTATCGGTGTTTTCAAATACTCCAGAATTAGTGAAGACTAAATATTTTGATTGGCCTTCGGAGCCGTATTGTTTAACTACTGTTCCTGTCACTGTAACAGTTTCTGTTGAGTGAGTCCAGTATGGTAAACTGATCTCAGCAACGGACAACAAAGCCGTTACTACAAAAATCAAAGTAGCTAAAGATTTAATTGATAAAGATTTCAACATCATTGATTGTTCCGTTAAGATGGGTTCTAAGTAACATAAGAAGCTGCCCAAGATGATTTTCACCTACGCCATTACATACACCCCAGAAAGTATCACTCCAAGTATTTCCTTCTTCGAGGTATCTATTTCCTGTTGCTAATAGTAAAGCTTTGAGATATGCATTTTGGGAAAACTTAGCATGCAATATTTCATACATTATTCCGATTTTGACATCTTCCCAATCATCTCGGAGAGCAATATTCCTACCAAGACGTTTAACTTGTCCTGGAGTTATAGCTGCTTTTATTTGATCTCTAAGATTTTGATCTAATGTCTTTTGTGCTACATATGCGTGTTCGGAGCTATTGTATACCACTCCGTCATATTCAACACTAGAAATCCAAAAATTTGACAGGAAGTCATAGTCATTTTTGAAAAATAATATCGGTTCCTTTAATGAACACCCAAACGCCATTGCTAAATCGATTCTCATGCTAACTCTAATAGTTCTCTTGTTATGTTTGCTCTTGCGGCTTGTTCATAAATCTGATACATCTCCGGAGTTTGAAATATTCTCGGCTGAGCTAGAAAATGATTTAACGCTTTAGTTCTACCGAGCTGCCATTGTCGATCACTATATACCGAATATTCTTTTCTAGTATTTGAAACATAAGAGTCATAAACATCTTGTGACCGACCTAAGATCATTAAATCCAAATCAACAATACGTAAGGCATCCGGGTTATTGATAATGGCACCACCCAAATGTTTGGTTGATAGAACAAGAACTTTAGCTTTATCAACCGTCTCTCTTTTCAGAGTTTTGAAATACTTGGGATAATCTTGTTCAATTAAAGCCGCACTATTTTCTTCGTTCAAATCGCTAAAAGTGTCATGTATTGCATCATGATACAAAATCGCAATATATTCTTCAATAGAAATATCCCCAAAATGGGTTTCATATCCAGAGAGCATAGCATCAATATGATCCATTGTATGATAGAACCTATTTTGATCTATGTAATATGGTTTAACCAAAGTCCATAAAGCAATTTTGAACGAAGAAAAATTCATATTATTTACTTTGGAGTGATTCAAATAATGCGGTTTGGCGTGATTCAAATAATGCGGTTTGAAATACTTGGGCGCGCAGCACTTCATTTTTAGGTTCAACTTGACAATCATGAATAGGCAATGCACCTTCCAAACCAAGCGGATTTATGAATTCAAAAATTCCGGCAATAATGTCGTCGGATTTATTTGCAAATTCGATCTGTTCATCTTCTGCAACCATTTCTTCATGTAATGCAAGACAATATGCCTTACCAATATCGTCTTCACCAGCAAGCCAATTATCATAAATGTGTCTAGTGATATGTGGATTCATATTCATGAGCTTCATTACATAAACCGAATCGTACAACGGAACTTCGGTTTCGCCAATCATAACTTTATCATCTTTAATGATAGCTGTAGTATCAATACATTGCTGAAGTAAATGCTGCCAAATTGTTAAATCATTGTGCATAATAAATCCTTTTATTTTAAACTGTTAATAAATGCATCGAGTATTGCTACCCGGCCATTTATGCTTTGGAGAACACCATGACATCGTGTGGAGTCAAGAGTTTTATATGGATAAGCAAAGTCATAATCTTTTTTAACGCCAATAATAAACGCATTGATAAATTTTATAGTATCAAGAGTCATTCCGGTATTAACACCAGGGAATAGTTGAGGGTCAGACATTATCTTTGGTCTCGTAAAGTTCTTCAATCTTTTCAATAATGAGGTCAACAAGCTTTACCTTATTAGTAACAATGAATTTTTGGTTAATAAACTTTGGTTCTATCTGAACACCAAAGTTTCCAAGTTCGATAGTTGAATCAACCGGAAGTGTCACAATAATACCACCATGACAGAGTTCAAGATTGATATTTAACTGCAATGAATGTTTTAATTTCATAAGCCATATGCCTTAAGCTGTCCGATCGTTTCTACTGTACTGCGATGCAAAATAGCAAGGCCGCCAGCATCACGAAAACCAGACACCATATCAGTCCGGTCATCAATCAAGAGTTTGCCTGGGCCAGCGTGCAAACGCTTTTCCTTCGAAGGCAACACAATTACTTCAACTGTATCACTGAGATGCTTAGCAACAGAACGCCGCTTTTGATTTGCACCATCATTGATTGTAGGCAAGCCAGTCAACACACTAGTCTTGATTTGGCCAGACTTAACAAGCTCATGGCCATGAACAAAGTTCCAGAGTTCCAATGCGTCAGGGAGCAAATCAAGATCTTCAAAAAAAGATCCTGATTTTGAAATGGCTTTCCACATTTCCTTCTTACCTATCTCTTTTGGAAACCCACCGGTCAATTTCTTGACTCCGCCCTCGAAGTCAAATAAGACTCCATCCAAGTCGAATTTTATTTCAATTATTTTTGTTTTCATTTTTTAGTATAGTAATGCTGGTACCGTTTCAATTTCAAACGGTTCACAAGCTTTGTATTTTTTAGTGCTCAACACTTTATTAGAATCAACAGGACTCCGCCCTTTGGATCGATCCAATGACAGAGTAATATGATACAGCTTTCCGTCGGGACGGACACTCTCGCCGTTTACGTGTACGACAAGCGCTTCTAATGATTCATCTTCGATGTGTCCAACAACAGTCACAATAGAAGGTAATGGTTTTGGGGATGTCCTAGGAAGACCAAATTCAATAGTGACGTGATGTGCAATCACATCCGGAAATTTAGCCGGAAATTTGCTAAGCACAATAGCTCTAGCTTTATCAGTAAGTACATGAGCAGAAAAGGTCATTTTGTTTTTATTTTTATTTTTGTTTTTGTTTTCCATATGAACATAGATCATATGGAGGAATACAA